TTCTGATTCAAATGAAACATACTTCCTATACATTCTTGCTATTTTGATAATATTTATAACATCATTTTTATTATCATAAAGAGTAACAAGTTCCTCAAGCATATCATAAAATTTTATAGTATCGTCACAATGTTCGTCTATATTCTCAGTATTCATAGACATCAATCCACTATATAATATCATAACATACAACATAAAGTGCAGATTATCCAAACCCCATGCCATATCGTTGGCAGTATTATCAGGCAGAGTATAAAACCAGTCTAGTGATATACCCTCTTTTTTAAGACCTGAAGTTATATTTATATTATTGGTCTTTTGCATTTCTTCTACATACATTTGAATTAGATTCACTATAAACTCTTTTCAATAAATAACATATGGTTTTTCAACACCATGTCCACAACAAGCACTTTTTGCTCCATCTATTTTACCAACACAGGCATCATATCCATCCTTAGTAGGATATTTACCACATCTTTTACACTCTCTGTCATACAGTTCTAGACCATTATCTTTATACACCCAACTATCATCAATAAAAATAATTTCATGCCCCCTGTTAAATGAATGTACCATATTTTACAAACCTATCAATACGTGTATAGATTATTCCAAAACATCCAAATAGTTCTGCCAAAAAGGACAATAATCATCCGATTTTCTATTGATACCATTCCTTACACAACGTCCCTTACGGTAATATAAACATGTATCACAAGTTTTATACTCCTCTACTTTTTGAAAAAATTCCACCACAACTTTTGGGTGTAATTCCTGAAGATGTCCACATGTTTTACATTTTTTAAATATTTGTTTCAGGTGTCCATATTCCGACCTTGTAGATATATTCTCATTTATTTCATATATACCTAAAACCAATTGTCCACATTTCCCACACTTTAACATATTATTTATTTCTTTATTTTTCATATTACATCCTTTTAGCCATTTCTTTTGCCATGTTTTTAAGCATCTTTGGAGAATGATATAAATCTATTTGGTGTTCACATGCTCCAGTTTTTGTAAATCTGACGGAATATCTCTTTAGTTTTCGTTTTACAAAGGGGGAAAGAGAATTGAAAGATACTTCCCCATCCATAAAATCCATATAATCAATCATATCAACTTTAAGAAGTTGATTAAAAATATCCTGTTCTTTTTCAGTCATGTTTTCCATTTTCTTTTTCCTTTCATAAACCTATATTTTAACCTAATTTTCATACATTTTACCACATATTTTCAAGTTTGTCAAGCAAAAAATTCATAAAATTTAAAACTTTTTTCATTTTTTGGATATAATATAGTAGAAAGGAATACTATTTTATGCCATGTAATTACATAAACTACTCAAAATGCCTAATTCACGGAAGCTATTGCAAGAACAACCCTGAAACATGCCCTTTGCTTACAAGGGACTCCTGTTTGGATTGTGTTAATAAACATATAGGAATAGTGACAACCCTGTATGAAAAGTACACAAAAGAAGAAAATGTTGTTGTCAAAAAACTGCAATATCTTAAAATAATTGGCAATCTATATGAGGCAGAAGAAGAATCAGAAAACTGGCCTGATATCAAGAACACAGTAAGAAATCTACGTCTGTCCTTCATGCAAAGCAAGGTATTAGATGTACTTATACTTGCCAATATTTTAAAGGAAGATGAATAATGGCAAATAAACCCTGTAAAACATGTAAAAAGAGTGTCACAAATAACATATCAAAAAATGTGACAAATGTGACATCTGATGAATCTGAGGAAATACATCAACCAAAGGCATTCGAAACATCTGATATACCAGAACAAAATGAGGAAACTGTGCCAAATGTCCCTCTTATTCCAGTCTATTCTATGACATCACAAGATAAAATAGATATAGAAATAGGGGCAATAATGGTGTTATATTCTGAATTTAAAACAGGATATGACTATAAATATCTTATTGTCAAGCACTTGGTAAATATCTTTAAATACAATGAAAAATATAAAAGAGAACTATATAAGCTTTTTATATGCCCCTTTGTTACAGATAGTTGTTTAGATATTCAGAAGTTGGTAAAACATTTTTATGGTCAACTTTAGCCCCAATACATGTTATTAGATTTTTTAATATGTCTACTGAATCTTCCATAGATATGTTAAAATAATCTGATATCACTTCTGCTTTTTTGTCAATATTGTGTTTTTTACTTAATTTTCTATAAAATTCAGGATTGTTCTGAATCTCTTCAAAAACATCTTTAGACTCTGCATTTAAATTCTTTATAACACATTCCGATTCAAGAATGTCAATAGAATGCCCCTTTGAAACATCTCTGCTCTGTTTTTCATCCAATGAATATCCATACAAACACTCATAGTTGGTAAACTCAAAGTTTCTTTCCACTTCTTTAGTAATAATGGCCTTAAATCTATTTTCAAGTGCTGAATAAAGGTATGTAGAGAACTTTATGTCCCTACTTGGATCAAATCTTTTTAAAACTCTTTGAAATACAATCCACCCATCTGATATCAGGTCGTCAACTGTTATAAATTCTCGCATTCCATTATTTTTTTTAATAAAATCATGGGCAACCTTTTCCACAAGTTTTGAATAATCTGAATATTTTATATCCCTATTAACATATTCAAAGTTGATAACAGCATTAATACAGTTAATATCATGTGTTTCTGACTGGGATTCTAATTGATGTACGTTGTTTTGTTTATTTTGTTGCATTTTATGTCCTATAAAATCATGTATTGATAAAAATCTTGGTTTCACATACCCTCAAGAAATACTATAGACTTCCCCACGGATTGAACGTCTTTCCTATGGATGGGTGACTATCTACAGCAGAGTTTAAAATATGTTCTACTCGGTTATTAAGTTCATATAAAAATACTGAACTTATTTGAGTTATGTTCAGTTCTGGACGATATTTATGTAGCATATCCATTGTATATCTCTTTATTTTAGAAACATTTATGAAATCACAGTTTTTAACTTTGTTAGGTGCTTCTCTTGCAGGCCATGGATTAAATGTTTTGGCAGAAGTATCAGAGTGATTGTTAACAGCAATATTAATAAGTCCCTTTATTTTTATTTCAACCTGCACAAGAAAATCAGTTGAAATACGACTACATCCCCAAAAAGGACGAAGTGTACTGGTTCTATCCAATACATATTTCTTAATATTATTCTTATTTATAATGTGTGTGGTATTAGTTCTTTTTTCAACACTTTCATCATATTTACTATCATTTGTTTCTTTGTTTTTAATCATGAATATTAATATACCATATTATAAATAAAAGTCAAGTAAAAAATATATAAAAATTAAGGTGATTATACTACCTAACATAATACTAACATAATAATAAAAAGGGGTATATGATGTTAGTATATACCCTAACACGCTATAAGTTTTACTTATATAAAATTTTTAAATATTAGAAAAATATTGCTACTTTTTTCATTTTTCTGAAGTATAATAGAATAAAAACTCTAAAAAAAGAATTGTTTAAGTTAATAAAAAAGTTAAAAAGGTTTAAATTAAGTATGTGTAATGTTGTGAATGATTGTAGAACATTTGTAAAGAAATTGGCTAACTTTACAAAATATTGAATAAGAATTACATAAGATTATTAAAAATAGCTAAAAATCCTTAAAGACCTCTCCTTTTGGAGAGTGGGGCATTTTTTTAAAAAATATATATATTATAAAAATAAGAAGTATAATGCCGACATCAAATTTTTTAACACAAAAAAAATCAAGATAAAGAAGTATAAGAAATTTTTCTTGATTTTGGTCATATACGAAGTAGACCAAAACAAACAAACAAAACAAACTAAAAAATAAAAGAGAAGAAGATTGTTCCGCTACGCTACACAATCCGCCGCATTCGGCTAACGCCGGAATAGCGGCATGATACAAACAAGATATTTTAAGTTTAGTGGGTTGAAAATCATTAAAAGTCATTATAATAAAAACAAGTGTTATACACATACAACTGACTTTATTGTAAACACACAAAAACATACTTAGAATCAACGAAGATTAAAAAAAGGTGTCTTACTATGGGTTTTAAAAATTGATAGGCTTAGAAATGATTTAAATGTGTTTTATTGCATTTTCTATTTTGTACATGAAACACCTTAAAATTTTTATTGTTTTCTTCTTGACAATCAAAAAAATTGTGTTATTATTAAAAACATGCTAGAAAAAGATGATATTACATATAAAACTGGGAATGAACCCATAAAAGATGATGTTACGGACTCCCCGCCGAATATTAATGGTGATATAAGTAATTCTAATACTGAATCTAACTCTATTGATGACAACAACTTCTATATTCAAATAAAGCTCACTGATAAGGCAAAATACGCCTTATTAAATTCAGAGGATTTTGTTGGAAGTTGTCATATTTCGATTAAAAGAAAGAAAAAACACAAAAAGAAATTAAAGGAAGTAGAGGTTCATCCAGATTATGAGAGCCTTGTTCGTTATTGGAATGAACATCCTGTCATATCTTTGTTTGAGGCCAGTGACAGAAACAACCCTATTGTGTATGACGAGCTTATCAAAAATATTACAACATTTAAACAGGTTTTTGAAAAATATAATCTAAATGAACTTAAGTCCTTTATTGATGAGTATTTAATTGCATGTAAGCGAGGTATTAATATTTCTAATGGGTTTGACTATGCTTACAAGTCTCTTATCACATTTTTGACATCTTTGCTTAAAATAACTGAAAAGCGTTGGTGGGCTATGAAAAACAATGTGAAAGATGATAATCCTGAACTAACTATTAAAATTGCTAATGCCTATGCAAAAGAGTTCTTGGGTAGAAAAGAATATGGATTAAACTCATCCAACAGTATGTACAATGATTTTAGGCTTGCCGCAGTTTACTGTAAAAAGGCACATGATAGCTTTTCGATGTATTATACTGTGTCAATGGATGATATTGTTAGGTGTTTGTTAGAGGCTGTTAAAAATACATATAGAAGCAGTTATTCACCCAGAAGTCTAATAAGTGATTTGATTACAAAGGATAAGTGTCCACAGGTTATCAAGAAAATGGTGGGGGCATGAAAAAGTTCTTGACAGTTTGAACAATATGTGGTAGAATATATTACTGGATTAAAAAATTATGGAAAATATTATAAATACTGAAAAATATAAGTTGATATGTGGAAATTGTCTTGATGTGATGAAAACTATCCCAGATAAACAAGTTGATTTGGTTCTTACATCCCCACCATACAATATGCGTACACGAATATGCAATGGTAAGTATACTACTAGAGAAAAATCTGAACATTTTAGTAAGAAATACAGTGAATTTCACGATGCCCTGCCAATAGATAAATTTTATGAATTTCATAAGGCATGTCTTTTGGAAATGCTTAGAATATCTAAAGTAGTTGCCTATAATTTTCAGATAGTTACAGGCAGTAAAGAAGCATTTTTTAAACTAATTGGTGATTTTAATAAGGACATCAAAGATATTATAGTTTGGGACAAGGGCTTTGGACAACCTGCTATGCACGAAAAGGTGTTGAATAGTGCTTATGAACTTATACTTATTTTAGAAAATGATAAAAAAGCCGGAAGAGTTATACAAAATGCTATTTTTGATAGGGGCACAATGCAGAATATTTTAAGAATAAACAGAGGTACTTCCAAGATAAAAGGACATGCCGCAGTGTTTCCAGAAAAGTTAGTAGAATCTATTATACTTAATTTTTCAAAAGAAAATGATACAGTTCTTGACCCCTTCATGGGAAGTGAAACTACTGGAGTTGTTTGTAAGAAATTAAATAGAGGTTTTATAGGTGTGGAATTGTGTGAAAAATACTATAATGATGCTAAAGAAAGAATAGAGAGGGTAGATTAAATATGTGTGATTATAGGTTAATATTGGGTGATTGTGTTAGCAAAATGAAAGAAATGGATGCTAGTAGTATTGACCTAACTATTACGTCACCCCCTTATGACCAATTGAGATCCTATGCAAAAGACATAGATAAAACGTGGGGTGAACTTATTTGGAAGCCTTGCATTGAACAAATTTATAGAATAACCAAAACAGGGGGAACTGTGGTTTGGGTTGTAGGGGACTCTACAAAAAATGGTTGTGAAAGTGGTACAAGTTTTATGCAAGCCCTTTATGCAAAAGAAGTTGGATGGAATCTGCATGACACAATGATATATAGAAAAATTAACTATGTCCCTCTGACACACAATAGATATGAACAGTGTTTTGAGTATATGTTTGTGTGGTCAAAAGGCAAACCCAAGACATTTAATCCCTTAAAAATGCCATGTAAATATGCCGGAAAAATGGAAAAATATGGCAAAGAACGACGAAAACTTCTTGATATGTCCCAGTCTATGAGAGTTGAGGACAGGACATATTACAGGGAAACTGGACAAGAAAAGATTCTTCCAAATATTTGGGAATATTCAGTAGGGCAGGTTAAGAATGGGCATCCTGCGGTGTTTCCAGAAAAACTTGTTGAAGACCATATTTTATCATGGTCAAATGAAAATGATACCATCTTCGACCCTTTCATGGGTTCGGGTACAACAGGAAAAATGGCATTATTAAACAATCGCAATTTTATAGGTGTTGAAATAAATGAATCGTATTTAAAGATAACTGAAGATAGACTAAATAGTGTTTTAATCTCTTCAGCAAGAAATCCCCAGTAGCTAGCTACGGGGATGAATTGCTGTCTTAGTATTACATTGACAAAATACTAAGAAATAGTTATTATACATATAATTAGAGTTTTGTTTTTTACAAAAACAAAACTCAAAATACCGAAAATACCGTAGGAACTACGGGAATAAACGCTTCTGGAGAAAAATCCACTGTTAGTAATAACAAGAAAATTCTACGAAGGAAGAAACTCAGCCAGCTTGCTGGCGAGTAGTTCATAGAAAAAATAAATGATTCTTTTGAGGAGGGTGACATTATTGCCTGTCCTAAATGTGGTAAAGAATTTGAATTGGGCGATGAATCTTATGATGATAACGAGTATTTTGATGAAGACGTAGATGTTGCTTAAAATAAAGAAAGTTAGCGTGTTGCATGGAAAAACAACGTGTAAAGCGTTCAAAACGTGTAAAAAAGATAACATTTTTTGTAGACCGTAGAATACATGATTATGAAGAAATATCAGTAGATTTGCTGGAATTACGTGGAAAATGTATTCAGGGTGTATCAGTTGCACCAGATGGTAAGACGGTTGTGTCATATACTGAAAAAATAAAGGAAATGAATAATGACTGAACACAATATTGACTATATTGAAGAAAAGAAGACGACTTACATTGCATGGTTTAAATGTCCTGTCTGTGATAAAGTACAAAATGGGTGGGAAACATATGACAGTGGCTGGAAAAATCAAGTCATAGAGTGTCCCAATTGTGAAGCTGTTTTGAGGTTTTACACCGATGTATCCTATACAAAGAAGGATACAAGGGATATAAATGATGAATTAGAAGACACACATCTACTTAATAACTAAAAGAGTATAATAAACATGGATTTAAGCGACTTAAATATTAATACGCATAATGGCATGTTGTTTTCTGTGGATAATGACATGTTCATTAACAAAAAGAACCTTGATTGTGGAACCTGTGGTTTGTCGGGTTTTGCACACAACCCTAATATGAAACCATCTGGCAGGGGATTAAGGAAAATTGCCCTAGTTCTTGACCACGTGGGTAAAACTGAAGATGCTCTTAATGATATTATGTGTGGGGGACAAACTAGATTTTTAAAGAAGGTTTTTGCCAAATATCATATAGATATTGAACGAGATTGTAAAAAGTTTACAGTGATGCGATGCCCATCACACAACAAGAAGCATAATAGCTTCTTTGCTGCCAATCAAAAATATACCAAAAAACAGATGGAATGTTGTAAGCCTTTGTTTATACAAGATTTAAAAGAATTTAATCCTGATTTAATATTTGCCTTTGGCAATCTACCTATTCAATCAGTTCTATATGATGCTCCAGTTAGTGTCAATTCTTTTAATAGTCATGGATACATTGTACCAAGTTACACATGGGGATGTCCTGTTGTTTGTGTAAAAGAACCCTATTTATTTATAGAGGGTACATATCCTGATGGACGTAAAAAGAAAGTCATGGACTTTTTTGTATTAGATAATGCAATAGAAAAAGGTCTGGACAGACTTCAATATATATTCAAAGACCGTAGAATTGACGAAAACAATGGCAACTATATTATTTCCAATATAGAACATGTAAGAAATTTCTTTGATGTCCTTATGCAGAATGAAGCCCCTGTTGGCTTTGACTATGAAGCTACTGGTCTTGATTACTTTTCAGAATCTTATAAACTACTAACAGCATCCTTTTCTTTTGATGAAACAGAGGGGTGGGTTATACCACTTTATCATCCTCAAACACCGTTTAAGGAAAAGGAACTTAAAGAAATAGATATATTGTTATCTATTTGGCTAAAATCTGACAGGCCAAAGATTATACAAAACTCCGCCTATGAGGACATGGCTAGCAGATGTAAACTGAACACAGAGATTAATAATGTCATATTTGACCCTATGACAATACAACACATTGTTGATAATCGTGCTGGAGGTATTTGTGGTCAGAAATTTCAATGTTATGTGCGATATGGCACAAATTATGATGAAAATATTGACCAGTCTAATTTGATTGCCGCCCCTTTAGAAAAGGTATGTAAATATAACTCTCTTGATACCAGATATTTAATGAAATGGGTTAATGACCTTGTACAACAAATCCCACAAGAATCGGCTTATGTGGCAACATTGTACACGCAATGTATAAAAGACATGACTGATGCTAAATACAGAGGCATTCGTCTTGATTTGGATTATATGGCAAAACTTGAAAAGATGTGCAATGATGATACTGAAAGCTGTCTGGAAATAGAGAGAAGTTGCAATCTTTATAAGCAATATAGATTTAAATATGGTGAGGAACTTGATTCTGGTTCAGAAAAGAAACTAAAGAAGCTGCTTTATAAGATGCTAGGCTATAAGCCTCTAAAGAGAACAACGAGTGGTGAAGAAGACAATGTATCCCTTAGCAACAGGGATAATTTTCAGTATTTTGCTTCAGATGATGATGCTATTGACCATGTTCTTGAACAGGCCAAGGATAACAAGGAAGTTGTGGATTTTCTTAATAATTGCAAATCAAAGGCAAAGGCCATAAAACTTAACGGTTTTATACAGAACTGGAAGAAATTGAATGTGAATGGATATCTTCACCCCTCGTTCCTTATACATACGACTGTAACAGGCAGAAGTAGTTGTGTTGACCCAAATATTCAACAGGTTCCTAAGCATGACGATTATCTGAAGCAATTACGAAAAGCACTTATTGCACGGAATGATGGGCTGCTTGAAGTTGACTATGCTAGTGCTGAAATGCGTTTTATTGCTATGTGTAGTGATGATAATGAGTTACAGCAATTTATTCTATCGGATGGCGACGTTCACAGGTATTGGGCTGCCAATATCTACGCCAAAGATGGTGGTGACATATCCAAGACAGAACGCCAAAATGCTAAAAACATGATGGTATTCCCATTAGTTTATGGTTCATTCTATAAACCAATAGCGAATGCTCTAAAACTATCTGAGGAGTGGATAAAGAAAGTTGAAGATGAGTTCTGGACAAAGCATTTTGAAATTCGTGAATGGCAAAATAATTTACTTGACTTATATCAAGAAAATGGTTATATTACCAATGCAATAGGATATCGCATGTATGCCCCTATGACACGAAATAAGATATTCAATGGCAATATACAGGGAATATCATTTCAGTGTCTTATGGCAAGTTTCCATGATATCAATGCTGAATTGAAAGAACTGGGACTTAAATCCATAATTGTGGGGCAGATTCATGATAGTATCCTTATTGATTTTGTTAAAGAAGAGTTAAATAATGTTTTAAAGATTGTTAAAAAACACATGTGCAAGGTAAGATGGGATTTTATGAAAAAAGTTCCTTTGGATGTAGAGTTCAGTATTGGCAAGAATATGGGGGAACTGTCAGAAATACTTGATTATGGTATGCACGTTTGTGATACGTGTGGAAAAACAGATTATTGTAGACAGACAAAGAATAAAGAAACAAAAGAAATGATTTGGACTTGTGATGGATGTTTTGAAAAATAATTATATAAAATCCCCTTTGAATTATACCGGTGGCAAGTATAGGCTTTTGCCTCAAATATTACCATTATTTCCAAAAAATATAGGCTGTTTTGTGGACTTATTTTGTGGGGGATTAGATGTTATTTTGAATGTAGAAGCTCAAAAAATAGTGGCCAATGATATATGCAAACCCTTGATAGATTTATATAACGAGATGAAAATAAAGGGTACCGATGATGTTTATAACCACATTTATTCAAAAATAAAATTGTATTCTTTATCTAAGACCAATAAGGATGGATATCTACAATTAAGGAATGAATATAATAAATATAAAAATCCCCTTGATTTATATGTTTTGGTATGTTATTGTTTTAATAATATGATAAGATTTAATTCTAAATTGGAATATAATATGCCTTTTGGACTAAACAGGAGTGATTTTAATAGCAAACTTGAAAAAAGATTGGTTCTTTTTCTGAGTAAAATAAAAAATATTGATTTTGTTAGTAAATCTTTTGAGGAAATTAAAGTAGAAAAACTGTCTAACAATGATTTTGTATACGTCGACCCCCCATATTTGATTTCCATTGCTAGTTATAATGAGAATGGGGGATGGAATGAGGGGGAGGTTTTAACTGCTTATGAAAACCCAACAAAATCAAAAGAAATCGGTTAAAATCACTTGCTTTTTAACCAAAAATACATTATAATATAGGAGTGAAAGATGAAAGTAATCAAAGTCACAAAAGAGTATTTTGAGACAGAGGATGAGAAGGTTTATTTCTTCGAGCCTTTGGAAAAAGAAATATCTGTTGATGATGTGCAGAAGATTGTTGATGCATACGAGAAATTAGTTAAGGAGCTGAAAGATGGAACAAATACCGTTTCCAGATAAAAAATATCAAATAATTTATGCAGACCCGCCGTGGAGTTACAGAGATAAAGCTTTGGCTGGTAATCGTGGTGCTGGGTGTAAGTACCAAGTTCAAGAAAAAGACTGGATAGATAACCTACCTGTTTCAGATATAGCAGATAAAGACTGCATTCTTTTCTTGTGGGTTACTATGCCTAAACTAAATGAGTGTTGGGAACTCATAGAAAAATGGGGCTTTGAGTACAAAACAGTTGCTTTTACTTGGGTTAAAAGAAACAAAAAAAGCAATACATGGTTTTTGGGTATGGGTAGATGGACAAGAGCAAATGCAGAACTATGCTTGATTGCAACTAAAGGAAAGCCAAAAAGAATAAATGCTGGTGTTCATTCTGTAATCGACACGCCCATTGAAGGACATAGTAAAAAGCCAGACGAAGCAAAAAAAAGAATTATTGAGTTGGTTGGAGATTTACCCAGAATAGAGCTATTTGCCAGACAAAAGACGGACGGCTGGGATGTTTGGGGCAATGAAGTATGAAAATCTATAAAATCACAGAAGCAAGCGAGTATTTGGGAGTGTCAATCAACACGCTCAAGACGCTTGCCAACAACGGAAAGATAAAGTCTTTCAAAACTACCGGTGAACACATGCGTTTTCGTCAAGATGATTTAGATGCTTATATGGGGAAAGTTTAGAGGGTTCAGATAAATGGTTAAGCGTTGTCGGCAATAACTATGATAATCCAGAATTATTAAAATAAATATGTTATTTGATGTAAAAAAATATTTAGAAAAATGTGGTATTGAGGTCAAAGATAGTACAAAGTGGTGGAATGTCAACTGCCCTTTTTGCGTTTCCAGACAAAGACATCTGCCCGATTACGAACATCTTCTTGGTATCTCTAAACAAAGTGGTATTTTTAAATGCCTTAGATGTGATAAAAGGGGAAATCTTTTTCAAATCCTTAATGCTCTTACAGGCATATCTCGTGAGGATTATATAGTCCTTTCTGGACAAGACTTATATGCAGAGGAAGACCTTCTTTCTCAAGTCAGAAACATGCTTAATGCCAATAAACCTGTTGAAGTAGAAGAAAAAATAAAAAATAATGACAATTCTATTGAGATTCCGGGTATAATAATAAACGAGCATACTGCTGTTATGTATCCAGAATTACTTAATTATCTGAATAAAAGAAATATTTCAATAGATGCATGCAAAAAATATGGAGCATCTTATTGTGGAATAGGTTCAAAATATGCTAATAGAGTTGTACTCCCTATATATAAGAACAATATTCCAGTTTGCTTTCAGGCAAGAAGTATATTTGACGATGTTAAAAAGAAATATGATACCCCTTATGGGGTTGATTTGAAGTCATATCTCTATACCACTGATATAGATACAACAAAGCCAGTTTATGTAGTTGAGGGTATTTTTGACGCATGGAGAATGAACTCAAATGCTGTTGCCACCTTTGGCAAAATGGTTAGCAAAAAGCAGATACAGGTCTTGCTTGATATGAATGTTGAAACAGTTATTTTCACCTATGACCTTGATGCAATGAAGGAAAATATAGAATATAGAGCAGAATTAAGTTGCTTTTTTGAAACAGGTATGGTATTATTAAATGGCAAAGACCCGGATGTGCTGGGGGAAGAATACGTTAAATCATTGCCAATAAAGTGGTTATAAAAGAAAGTATTTAGTAAAACATGGAAGAAAACAGTAAAGAACTTAATCCACATCTGGAAAACAGTATTCTAAAGCTATTATTTTCGGATACGGAGTTTTGCAGACTTGTGGTAGGGCAAATAGAACCAAAGCATTTTAATTCAAGCTATTCAAGAACTCTATCAAAAATAGCTCTGAATTATTTTAATAACTTCAGTCAGGCTGCCGAAGACCATTTTCAGGATGAAATAATATCTTATTTTGAGACAAACAATCTTTCGGTAGATGATAGAAATTTATATATTAAACTACTTGAAAAGATTATAAACACACAGGCCACAAAAGAATATGTGTTATATAAACTTGATGGATTTATACAACAAAGGGCATATGAGGAAGCAGCCTTATTGTTTACAAAGGCAATTGTGGACAAGAACTACGACGAAGCTAAGGAAATAATTAACAAGGTTAATTCCTGTGGTATTCAAAAAACGACGGCGGGTTATGATTATTTTAATGATTTCTCAGATATAGACATTCGTGGACAGAAAATAGAATATCTTATGCACACGGGATATGACGCACTAGATACTTTAATTGGGGGATATAGGCGAAAGAACTTAATTGTGTTTTTGGCAGGATACAAGGGCATGAAAACCTGGTCACTCATGCACCTTGCCAAAACTGCAATAGAACATGGATTAAATGTTGTTTATTTTTCACACGAAGTGTCCCAAGAGGTTTTATGCCAACGTTTTGATATGATGTTGACAGGACTTGGTACAGAGCGTGTCGGGGAACCTGTTACATATGTTACTTATAATCCCAATACCGAGTCCTTTGAACCAGGTTATGCCAAGGTAGAATCTCTTTATGGCAATAATGAAAAGGTAAAAAACATTAGAACCAAATATAGAGAGGCATATAAAGGGCATCTTGAACTAATGGAATATCCTCCTGACACCTGTACTGTGGCAGAGATGGAAAGGTGTCTTAATCAACTTGAGATTAAAAAGGGGATTACTGCTGATGTTATTATAACCGATTATGCAGATATTATGGATAAATCCAAGTATGGCAAAGAAACCAGAGACCAGCTTAATAATCTTTATCTGAAGTTAAGAAAAATGGCAGTAGAACGGAACTGTCTAGTTGCCACAGCATCACAGGTTACAGCGGATGCACTTGATGCCAATGAAATAAATATGAAGGATATTTCTGAGGATAAGCGTAAAATAGGCAACGTAGATTTAGCACTTGCTGTTATAGGGTGTAACAATAAACAGAAACTAAACATAGGTAAGATACAGGTTCTTGCTAATAGAAATGGTATACAAAACGTGTCATGTAGCTTTAGCCATTGCCTTACAATAGGTAAAACAGGTTGTAGTTCATGGTTGGGCAAGGAAAAAGATGAACAGGCATTTAGTGTATTTGGGCAGGATTTAGACTAAAATGAACATAATTAAACAAATAAATGAAAATGATGTAATAAAGGGGAGTGGACATACTATGTGTCTTCCCTTTAAGATAGTCATCCCCCACACTTTGTTTCCTATTTTAGATGATTTATATCAAAAGTCCTCTGTTTGTGTTACTAGAATGCTAGAAGATAAAACTAAATCCTCTTCTAAATATTATAAAGAAGTTCCATGTGTTCTTGCCAAGAGTCTTATTTCAAAGTATCAGAAAAATATTAAACTTAAAAAGATTAAAAACCTAGTTCTACCTATTTGTGGGGACAAAGGAAAACAAGTGAAGATTGTAGACGGGGGTATTAAAATACCATCAATTTTTAAAAAAGTATTGATCCATGCCACATTTCCTAAGCCCATTTCTGGGTTTATTAGACACGTAGAGTTTTTTAAGAGGGATAGAAAATGGTTTATGTCATGTTCTTACAATACACCAGTTTTACAAAAACAAGAAGTCAGAGGATTTCTTGGTGTTGGTAGGAATAGTGTGGGCAATGTGGCTGTTTGTGCTAATCCCATGTCTGGTAAAGTTAGAAAGTTTGGACCAGACACATCAGGGATTTCTAAAAATTTTCGTAATAGAAGAAAGAATTTACAAAAGAAAGGGGCAAAAAATGCTTTAAAGAAGATAAGAAGAAAACAGTCAAATAGGATTAAATATATAAATCATAGAGTGAGTCGTTCTATCGTTGACCATGCCAAATTACATTGTCTTGCTATTGTACTAGAGGATTTAGGAAAAATTTCAAAAAAAGGTAAAGCCAAGAGATATGTTCAAAAATCTCAATGGTCTTTTTATCAATTAGAAACCTTCATAGAGTATAAAGCAACTTTGCTTGGTGTTCCCCTCTATTTTATAAATCCAGCTTATACAAGCCAGATTTGTTCAAGATGTGGTAGAATCAACAAACCAAATGGAAAGACATATAAATGTTTGTGTACTCACTTTGACCATAGAGACTCTAATGCAGCCTTTAATATATCTGCCAGGGGTAAACTTATCTATGGACAAGCGGCTGAACATAGTGCTTCAACCGTGCGGCATATTGGTGTTCCGCTAAATCAGGGTGCAGAAAAGGCTGTTCAACTGAAATCATCGGAGATCTTGCCATGAGCATCAACTACTTGGATTTATCAAAAGAAGACCTTGAAATAATATTTAAGGATATCAGATTTAGAACAAAACCTAATCGCCACCAGTATATTACATTACTTTGGGGACTTGAAAAAAATAGAATTGCCATAAATCATGGCATAGGCACTGGAAAAACACTTAATTCCCTTTATATGCACCAGTTATGGAAGACAAAGAAAGTTCTTGTTGTCTGCCCTAACGGTGTGGTGAATTCATGGGTAAAACAAATAACACTGCATACCAAATCACCATTATATGTCCTTAAAGGCACGGCAATTCAAAGAAAGAAAATTCTTGAAACAGGCGAAGAAGGTTTTTATATTATTAATTATGAGGGACTTAAACCCCTTTTTATGGAAAAATTTGAGGACAGAAATGGGAAGGTAAAGACAGTTATTGATACTGAATCTATAAAACAAGCTAATTTTGATGGGCTTATTATAGATGAATCGCATAATTGCAAGAATAAAGCAGCAATTCAATCACAACTATGTGCCGCTGTATCAGGATTTTGTCAAAAAGTTATTATTATGACCGGAACTCCCGTTTGTAATAACGAAATGGACTTGTGGTCACAATACTATGTTTTAGACAATGGAGCAACACTTGGAGACAATTATTGGTATTTTCTTAATAACTATTTTTATAAGAAACCCTGGGATAAGTTTAATTGGTATATAAAACCATCTTCCCAGAGGAAAATACTTGAAAAAATTAAGGATGTGACAATACGATTCAGCCGTGAGGAATGCCTTGATTTGCCAGAAATAGTATATCAGCTTATAAATGTTGATATTACTCCAGAGCAGACCAGATTTCTATCAGATGTTCTTTCAGAACTTAAAACTGAAATACAATCTGATATATTTAAAACATCTATAAAAGGAAGTAGTGAGGAAAGTACTGTAACCATGCTTACTAAAACAAGCAAGTTGGTTCAAATTCCTTCTGGATTTTGTTATGATAAGAATGGTGAAGTTGTCAAAATAAAGTCTAATAAGCTGAATGAACTTGAAGAACTTCTTCTTCAGATAGAACGAAAAGTCATTATATGGCATGAGTTTAATGAGGAAGCTGACATGATAAACGCCCTTTGCAAGAAACTTAAAATAAAGTGTGTTGAAATGTCAGGGAGGGTGAACGACAAGCAGAAGAAGCACAATATAGAGTTGTTTATTAAGAATGACGAATATAAGGTACTTATAGCCCACCCCAAGACGGCAGGAACAGGACTTGACGGTTTACAGGACGTTTGTGACGTAATGGTATTTTTCACAAATGGGTGGTCATCTGTTGCCAGAGAACAGTGTATAGGTAGAATAAGTAGACAGGGACAAAAGAACCGAGTTCTGATTGTTGATCTTGTAGTAAAAGACACCATTGAAGAAAAGAAAATGGGTGTACTTGAACATAAGGAAGACCTTAGAAATACTATTTTAGAATATATTAAAAATTATAAAAAATAAATATATTTTATGCTTGACAAAATAAAACAATATGGTATAATTGAGAGACAAATGGAAGAAAAAACACAAAAAATATATGAAATTATTATAATAGCCAAGAAATATAATAAGGATTTTGGCGATATAAACGGACATATTTATTCCATTAGAGCAGGATATGATGGACATATTAAATTAGAATATCTTGAATCAGGAAGTAAAAAAGCAAAGGTTGAAAATATATCAGTACTTCCAACAAAAATAAAGAATACTGAAAAACTGCTTAAAGTTCAAAAAGACATGCTAAAATATGTCAAATCAATAGAAAAAGACATTAAATATTTAAACAAACAAATAGACGAAATAAGAAATAGTTGATATTTTTTAAAATACTTGTTTAAACTGAAAAATTAGGTATATAATATAAATAGGGAATAGGAAAGTAATGCAAAGTTAAATGTACGAGTGTACAGAATGCAAATTAAACCACATATCCCTAAAATAAAGAAAGAAGGTTAGAGTATTATGCGACAAGGATTTGTAGACAACATCGAGACAGACAAGACCGCACATGTGGCAACAATGAATATAAGGACTGGTAGTCAATTCATTGTATCAGAAGACAGACTCGAGGCAATGAATATTGGTAAGATGGTTACAACACCAGAGGATGTTGTAGACGCAAAAACTGGAAAGACAATAACAGGCCACTCAAAAAAGATTATTATGCGTCTTCTGGCCGCTCAAGCGGAGGACAGTACACGATATGGACTAGAATTATTTGTACACTATATTAAAATAGGGGATACAACACATTCAATTTTATGTCCTACCAAGATGAAAGAAGTGTTCTCTCGTTATGGTATTGAGGTTCCTGCTGAAATTATGGAAGGACGTTGTCCAATTTGTGAGATGTCAGCAGAAAGACTACAACAGGCGTTTACACTAAAGCGAGAAAATCAACCGTATCAGCAACTATTAGACGAGGCCAAGAAGTTACAGAGTTATAGTTATGATGTGGAAACTAAATCACAGAACCCCAAGCAATACCTGTCATGGGTTATAGATGAAAAGGCATCCCAAAAGCAGATTCTTTATTACCTATGGCCATCAGGTCTTTATAGGGAACTTATAGCAAAGTCATCCAAGATTAGTGGGGGATATAATGACTTTGCTGATTATGATTCCTGTTTTGTACTAGGATTTGAACGTACAGGCAAGGGGCCTCTTGATACTAAGTATGTAGGACTGGATTATGATAAGGCAGATACACCAGTGCCAGAAGAATTCCGCAATGTTCCCCGATATACTGATATTCTTGTTTTCAAGACATATGAGGAAATAGCACAGATTATGCAGAATTTTTCAACACCACAAGCTGAATCTCCTGAAAAGGTTGTTGAAAAGAAAGAGGAAGTCATTAATAATATTGATTTTGGTCTTTCTGGCAAACCAACTCCAAGTGCTCTTGAAAAGCTACGTCAGAATGTAGCAGGAATAGCAGGGGGTACTCCAACAAATGTAGAAAATACACCAGGTGAGGATGTCAACCCAGAAGATATTCTCTTTTAATTGAAAAACTTATGAAAATTAAACCAATTAAAAACAAGGTGATTGTGGAAGTAGATGCCCCTGATAGGATTACTAAAGGGGGCATCTATATTCCTAAAAATACCAAGAATCCCCGGTATATGGGTACAGTTATTGCCTGTAATTCAACATATGAAGATGAACATGGCAATACTGTACAATCACTTGTCAAGGATGGGGATAGAGTTATATTCAGGGAATATGCAGCCATTAAGATAAAGGTTGGCATGAACACTGAATATTCAGTATTTGACCAAGAAAACATTTTGGCAGTGATAGGATAAAAGGAGAAATAAATTATGGAAAACGATAAAAAAATAGAAGAACTTAAAAACAGGCTTGGCATAGACTTACAACAATTGCATGTGGAAGCAATGTCACAACCAGTTTATTGTGAACAGGCTGGAATTATTGCAGCAGAGGCAAAGAAGATTGCTAAACAGGCTAAGATACACGTGGATGAGGTAGAGGCTGCTGTCACACTGTCAGTTCGTCAAAATCCAGATGCTTATGGTCTTGACAAGGTTACAGAATCGTCCATTTCTGCCGCTGTCATCAATTCTAAAGAAGTTAAGCTAGCCAAACTACAGCAGGCTAATGCTGATTATGAGGCAGATATTGCTAATGCACTTTATCAAGCGTTTCTTCAAAAGAAGTCAATGATACAGGTGGAAACAGAGCTTTACAAGTCAAATTACTTTAATTGTTCAGATATAAGCAAGTTGAATAATGATAGTTTTGATGATGACAACGAATTGACAAAGGAATAACAAATGTTACTTATTATTTTTATATTGATTGTGGCTGCTCTCTTGATTTATGGAATATGGGAGGGGGACTCGGATATGATTTTGTTTGCAGCATCCGTAGTGTTACTATGTACAAGCCTATCTTGGTTATGGACTGTAACAGCTTTTTCAATAAAGTATGGTGTCGAAAAAAACCAAAATACTTCTGTAACCCAAACAATCAAAACAACACAAATACTGCCATATGATGTTGAACTCCCTTACAAAGAAACAATGAAATACACGCGACTACAAGAGAGACAACAACCGTCGGTATTTTGCCTTATTATAGAACACTATAAACCACAGCCACTATTAAATTTTATCATATGGCCTTGTCATATAGAATCAAGCAGTTCTGAAAAATGGGTTGTCATGTCCAATACTGTTAAATAAAACATAAGGAAAAGATTAAAAATGGGAAGACCTAAAAAAAATAAAGAAGCAGATAGTTCCAATATGGAACAAACTGAAACAGAAATGAATGAAATTAGTGATGATGATGTTGTGGTGGATGAGGATATGGCAGAAAAAACTGAAACAAGCATAATCCCAGAAAAGAAGTCAATTTCGGAATCCCTTTCTACAGAAGGCAGGGAATCAGAGGAAATTACTGGATATCTGAATATAGGAAGCACCCTGCTTAATTTAGGTATTTCAGGCAAATCTAATGGTGGAATACCTTATGGACGTGTTGTTTCATTTCATGGGCAGCCCTCTACTGGTAAGTCCATTATGTGTAAGACCATAATGGGTGACGCTATTCGCAAAGGGGGAACCGCTATTATGTGCGATATTGAAGGTTCTTTTGATTTTGATAGGGCTAGGGCGGTTTTTGGATGCGATGTAGGTAATTATGTTGATGATGCTTTTTTAGCTGATATGGTTAGCAAAGAAAAAGAGGCACAAAATAAGCCCAAAAACAAGTCTACTGCAATCAAAGCAATGATAACATCCAATATAAAGGCTAATTCTACTAATTTTGCCTGTTTTAGTCCAGAAACAGTTGAATCCCTTTGGGATGATTATATTGATACTGTACTTGTGGGTATAGAAAAGGGAGAAATATCAAGTCCTGCTGTAATGTGCGTCGATTCTATTACTGCCATCACATCTGCTGCCGAACTTAAGCGTAAGATGGAAGATGGCACTTTTGGTGGTGAAAAGAACAAAAAGATGTCGGAAGGATTTAGAAAGTATATAAAAAGACTAAACAGTGCCCAGCTTACCATTGTTTTTGTAGACCAGGTTCGTGCAAATCTAAGTGGAATGGGCAAGTCTGTTATAGCAGTTGGAAGCAAGGCCGCAGAATTCATGGCATCTATTCGAGTGAACTTGACATCAGGTGGTAAAGTAAATGTCAAGAATATTTATGGAATAGAGACGTTGGCTGGCATTAAGGTAACAGCTTTTACCGAAAAAAATAAGACATATTCCCCTTGTCAGAGTGTCCCCTATATTTGCCTATGGGACTTCGGTCTTGATGATGTAAGATGTAATATAGAATTTCTGCTAGGAGATGGCCTAAAAGATAAAGAGATTACGCAGTTTTGTGATGCATACAAGCCTATTGTAAGCAAATCAGGTTCTTGGTATAAATGGGGCGAAGAATCAATGGGACAGGGATTAGAGGATGCTGTTGCATATGTTGAGGATAAGAATCTTGAAAATGAGTTAATAGTGGATGTGGAAAGGGTTTGGAATCAGATGCACACTATTAAACAGCGTAAAAAGAGGTTTTAACATTCGCAATTCTTTTAATAAGCTAACAAATCACTTTTTTTTTGTTTAGAAGAATCAGAACCAAACTGAAGTTCCTTTTTCATCTATTCTGCTACTATATGCAAGGATTTTAGTAATAAAATGACACTGCCAAAACCAAAAAAACCAACAAAACGTAAACGTGTAAAAAAGACTATAAAATCCCCCAATACAAAGAAAGTTAAGAAATCAAGACTTGAAAAGAACCGTGAGAATCCATTTTCTATGTATTGGAAGAGGCGTGCATATGAACTTTGGTCAAGAATTGTAAGACAGTTTGATGGCTATAAATGTTGTATTTGTGGCAATGACATAAAGACACAGGCACATCACACATTAGCCAAAGAAGCTTATTATTTGCTATCCTTAGACCCCCGTGTCGGTATCTGCCTATGTAGTAGACATCATAAATTTGGCAAGGATTCTGCACATAAGAATGGCATATTTTTTGCCGAATGGTTAAAAGAAAACAGATTATATCAATATGAATGGTGCGTTAGACATTTAAAAGAGTTTTCAAAAAGTGGTCAAAATAAAGAAAACTGGATGAATTATAAAGAAATTTGTGAAAAACTGGAGGAAATAGAAAAAAAGAACCTAAAACACAGTCAATTAGATTGGGGCAATTGAAAATATTATATTGACAAACTAGAATTATATGATATAATAGTATAAAATAAGTTAGAAAAACCCTCCAATCTTTTCTAACTTATTTCATAGTTTTAGAAAAAAGGAAACACAGGTTATATAAATGCAGACAAAATCAATACTAAACACCACAGATTTTGAAACAAGAACAAAACAGGCTGATACTACTATTACACAAGAGGCACCCACACATAAAGAAAAGTGTGTTGATTGTGGAAAGAACCTTGCGTTCAGGAATGGACTATGTATAGGGTGTTTAGAATACAGATATGGCCCAAGAGTAAAACCAATAAAGAGGGTTTTTAAAAAGGTTGGTAGAAATGATGTTTGTCCCTGTGGTTCTGGAATGAAGTTTAAGAACTGTTGTAAAACAGAGATTAATTTGCTAAAAAAGGCAGAAAGTTTAAAAAATGAATTTAACACTTAAAAAATATGAGCTTATGAAAAAACTAGAAATACCAGTTCTTGAACAAGATATAGATTGGCTTGTATATGATGGCGATGGAACATGGTATGAGCGTGGTAACGTAGAGAATATTATAAATGAATTGGCAGTTGCCGCCATTCTTGAGCGTGCCTGTAGGGAATGGATAGAAAAGAATCATAATGTCTGTATTGAAATTCATGAATCTACTTATGCAATTTATGGAAGAGGCTTTTCTGCCACCAATAACTGGTTTACTTCTTTTGACCAAGCCCAAATAGCAATCTTAGAATATTGTCTAGAACATAAAAAATGCTTAAATCACTTAAAATAGAGAACTTCCAATCCCACCCTGACACCGAAGTTGACCTTGCTGATGGGGTTACAGCCTTTGTAGGTGAATCCACACATGGCAAATCTGCTATTCTTCGTGCCCTTAAATTACTGTGGTATAATAAGCCCAACAATATATCGTATATTAGTCATTGGGCAAAGTTTACCAGAGTAACAATAGAACAGAATGATAGCATAATAGGGCGTTATAGGGATAAAAAGGACAATAACTACACCCTAAATGGTGAAAAGTTGTCTGCTATTGGCACAAATGTACCCGATGAGGTATTAAATGTGACTAACATGGGGGATATTAACTTTCAATCGCAATCGGAAAGTAACTACCTTTTACCAGGTACAATGAGCGGAGGAAAATTAGCATCTGCTATTAATGACCTTACTCAATTGGAACATGCCGAAGAAATGTCCAGAAAGATAGCATCCCAATTAAAGGGATTTAATAGTGAACTTTCTACAATAGATGAACAAATAAAAGAACAGCAGTTGATTGTAAAAGGCCTTTCTTTTCTTGTTGAGTATGAAGAAATATTAAATAGATATAAGCAGAATGTAGAAAAACATGATAAGGGTGTTCAGGAAATAGAAAAACTTGGGGATATCATAAATAAATATGATTCCATTGTTATCCCGAAGTTGTCACTAGATGTAAAAGTATTGCACAATCTTGAAAATAATTTGCATAAATATAATGAAAATATGCAAATTATTAACAAAATACGAACACTTTTACGAGATTTTGAAAATATTACTATTCCTGCCAAAAAAGTTCTTGACTTTGAGCAAATAAGTGGTAGAATAGGCAAATACAAAGATAACATTGCAGAAGTGAATAGAATAAAAAGGATGTTAGGTGCCTATAATTCTATTAATATTCCTACTAGGATTGAATATGATTTTGGCAGCATTACAAAGAAAATAGATGAATATAATCAAAATAAGACTAAATTGATAAAAATGAAGCAGTTGCTTGAAAGTTTTAAAAAACAGCATCTATTGTGTCAGTCACTTGAAAAAGAGGCAATTGAGTCTAAAAATGATTTTGATATAAAGATGAAAGAATTGGGGAAATGTCCCCTTTGTGGTAGATAAATTAATATATGAAAGGATAGTGTTATGGAAGAATCACATAAAAACAACGAGGAACATATAAAAATCACAAGACAAGAATTGGTTGATTTAGTTCAAAAAGCAGGGGAAGATGTTGCTAGATTAGTATCTGCTGATTATGAAAAGCGTATTTCATATTCAAATAGTTCCACATCAGATGATGTTTATTTATATATTGAGAATGCTCTTGGTTATCTGGCAAACAGATTAGATAAATTGGGTAGTTGTATTTATAGACTGTCCAGCAAATTAGGATATGTCTCTAAATTGGATGCCGAAAAAAAAGCACATCCTCATATATTAAAGAAAGAAAAAGATGCACTAATGTCACCAGTTGTGCATGATATTCTAGTCCTTGCTGATGGTGTGGAACAATTGGTATTAGAAGTAGATGATATTACTAATGCTTTAGCAATAAAAGAAATAGGAACAGATAAGGAAAGAACAAACCTCAAATGAACATTTTTCTTGACGGTATAAAGTTTAAAGAAAATGATATAATTGGTATGCGAAAGCACGCTTTAAAAGAAATTTCCAAGCCCTTTAAAAGATGTCCGTGTTGTAAAGATACCAATACATGGTCTGACTATACCAAAAGAATGTTTTGCCCTTGTGGTGCTTACTGGGAATTACCAAAAACCAACGATGTTGCTATAGATTTCTATATAAAATCACACAGCATGTATGAAAGTGGCATTTATGTATATACTCCTCTTGGCAAATGGGGAGAGTATTGATAATGAAGTTCGGAATAATAGGTGACACACACTTTAGAACCGAATCCCCTGTAAACAGAGGGGAACAGGATTTTGGTTCGGTTTGTTTAAAGAAGTTTGAAAATGCTTTAAACATATTCAAACAACAGGGTGTTAATTACATTTTTCAAACGGGTGATTTATTTGACACTATTCATCCTAATTATGCTTTTGTATTTGATATCCTTCAGACCAAGAAAACCATTTTGCCAGATGTTCCTATGTTTTGTATACATGGAAATCATGACCTAAAATACCACAGTATTATCTACAAAGATGTGTCGATTCTATCATTTATTGATAAGCTAAATAACAGCACACACTCCCCCCTGTTTGGGCATGGTATATACCTATCTGTTAAGAATTTTTCAGATATTAATGTAGACCTTTGTTCTTATGGTGAAACACCTAAATGCAATGCTGATATACTTGTTTCACATGATATGGTTGGGGATAAGCCGTTGTTTATCAATCAACAGATATTTGACCCACCACAATATATAGATAAATATAAAGGATATACGCTATATATAGTAGGCCACTATCATTATCCTTATAATTATCAAAAAGATGGGATTACTGTTGTGAATCCAGGTAGTCTTGTTAGGCTTTCTGTTGCAGACAGGGACATGAATAGAATACCTAAAGTGGCAATATATGATACTGATAATAAGTCTTTAGAGTATTTTGAAGTAACTGATAAGAAACCTGAAGATGTGTTTTTGATACAGGAAACCCCTAAAATAGAAATTAAAAGGGATTACAGTGAATTATTAAAGATACTGCAATCGGATAGACAGGTTAAAATATCTTTTCCAGATAATCTGCAAACTTACTGCAAAAAAGATAATGTTCGCAATGAAGTTATTGAGTTTATTAAATACATTGAAACACAACTAAAACAAATTGAAAGGAATTAGTAAAATGAACCCCTCAACGGAAGAAATTGAAAAGATTGAAAAAGATGTAAAATGTTTGATATCCCTCATAGTTATTGATTTTATGAAGGAATTAAAACAAAAACCAAATAGTACTTTAATAACAGTGAGATGTTGCGATGAATTTTTTAGACATGTTAATTATAAAACACAAGAGTTTATTAAAAAACTTGAAAAAACTTTAAAAAATTCAACAACTGTTGGTGTAAGTCGTATTTGCTATAGATTCGAGACAGAGTTTTATAATGAAGAAGATTCCAAATCATTGGGACACGTCTTTGATTTTTATATTGCAAATCAAGAACAACATGAAAATAAAAAAGAATGCGTATCCCCCTATGGTAGCGACAAGCTAAAACTAATGGAGGAGATGCATCGGATAATAGAGGAATCTGATGAGGATGTGGCGGTCAGTTTTTGCCCCTCTGATGGAGGTTTTATTCACGTTACTTCTTGTAATGGCCCCAGTCACATTGATTATAATTCATTTTGATATTTTATAATTTTTAAAAAATAAGTAAACAAATTAGTCAATAAAAGACTATAATAGAATAGGAAGAAAATATGGAAGACGCACTACAAATATTACAAAAAGCTAAAGAAAAGAACGAGCGTGTTGAACGTCAAATTATTGAAGCAACTACCAAAAAGCAGCAGTATGCTGAACAACTTAAAGAAATGGGATTTGCAACAACATCTGATGCACAACAGAATATTGCTAAAATAGAGCAAGATAATATAGCTTTATCAGCAGAAATAGAACAGGATATTAAAAAGCTCAATGCCTATCTTGCAGAATAATCTGATTAAACAGAATAAACAAGAGGAATCCAGATATCTGGATTTTCTTTATACAAAAAAGGCTTCTTTACAAGCTGCCCAGAATAGTTTAAACAGTTTGAGTCAAAGGAGACAAACGACTGAAAGCTCAGTTTTGGTAGCAAAAGAAGCCCTTGACATTGTTAATCATGTTCTTATGTATACACAGACAGAGGTGAAACAGTGCATAGAATCTATTGTATCAACTGCCCTAACGTCTGTATATGGTGAAGAATATGGTTTTGAAATAGATTTTGTGGTAAAACGAAACCAGACTGAAGCTGTTTTTAATTATATCAAAAACGGTATAAAAATGCCCCTTGAGGATTCGACTGGTGGCGGGTTTGAGGATATTGTATCCATGTCACTAAGATTGGCATTTTATGTCCTATCATCTAATAGAACAAGTCCCATAATGATATTGGATGAGCCCACTAAGCAGTTGTCTTCTGGATTGCAACAGGCATTTGGAAGTCTTTTACAGTCTTTATCTAAAGAAATGGGCATTCAGATAATTCTTGTAACCCATTCCAAAGAGATTATAAAGTATTGTGATAAGGCATATCTTGTTACAATGCCCGATAAAATACACAGTGAAGTTAAAGAAATTGACACAAAAGGCAATTTAGCAGAGTTAAAGGATTTAAAATGAAAACGATACCATTATTTAAGAAAACAACAAAGATATATCCAGAACTTTCCTATGGGGATGAATGTGTATATTTAGGTACATATAAGAGGTGCGACTGTTATATTATGGTATATGATGATGCCCCCCAAAGCTCTATTGTATTCATAAGACATGGCAAGAAAGACGAAGATGTCTACCATCAACACATGGAAGAATGTAGCCCCTCTTTTTTAATGCATAAAAATGATTACAAGTTTTATATTATTGTTAAAAAGATTATAGAACTCATGTCTAACGAGATGCTTGTGTACACAACGGTTGATTTGAACAATGTGAGAAACTATCCAAATGTAACAAGAGACGGTTTGGTAGCAACAATAGAAATATAGGAAACAAAATGAAAACAATACCATTATTTAAAAATATAAACAAGCTATATGAACCTCTTACATATGGAAAAGATTTTATTTATTTGGGTTCTTATAAAAAACATGACTGTTATTTAGATGTATACAAGGATACACCAGAAAGTTCAGTTATTTTTATAAAATGGGGGGGAGTCGGATGATGATTCAGACCATACACATCTTGAACAATGTAATCCTTCTTTTATTTTAGAACATGCTAAAGATAAAAGATATGAGATTATATTAGAGATTATGAGGAGACTTTCAAAAAATTATTTATTATATACAACTGTTAGTGTGGATAATATAACTAATTACCCTGCCACAAGTATGCCTGGTGCAGTAATTACAATAAAAATATAGGAAAAGACGTGACAAAAAGAATAAAACGAGATTATCAGCGGTACTACGACGAACTCAATAAGACAGGTGAATACAGTAAAATGTTCCTCTTGTCCCTATCTACTGAACTTATTAAAGAGTTTGGTGAAAAAGCTAATATTCCTATAACTTCTTTTGTCAAATATATTTATAAAAACAGTGCCAAGATTAACAAGATGTTAGATGAGTATCCTAAAGAGGGCATAGAATTTTTTGATAGTGCCACAGTATGTTATCATATTCTTATCAACTACCTTAAAGATAAAAAAAGGGAATCTTATGTAGTAAGAAGTGCTATAGTGCAGTCTAATACACATGATGAGAAAGATGTTAAAAAATCACATAAAAAGTGTAGAAAATTAGACTTTGAATTTTTGGGAATAAAGTAATATGGATGAAACACCCATACCAGATATAGCCCCTATAAATCCAGATGCCTTTGACCCAGATAATAAGCCGGATAGAGATAATTTGGCTGAAAAATATAAAGAAGCATCAGAGTTTGGCATTATTCTTCCTAATAAGACTAAACTTGCTTTGACTAAGAGTAAAAAGCGGGAAGTTCTTTTAAAGGTCATTGAAAAACGATATCCCATAGAGGGAATAGATAAACTAGATAATGTTCTTAATATTCGTGTGGTATATGAGTTTCTTACGAATGGGTTTAACAAGGCCAAGATTGCAAAGAAATTAAACATCGGCATAGGCAAAGTAAATTCTATAATAAGAGGAAGAGTAGAATCGTCTATTATTAATACCAATATAGCTGATATTAAGTATATCAAGAATGAGGCTATAACTAAGCTAAAATCCCTTCAGGATGTGGATATAGCTGATTTTGAAGACTATCTAAGCGGTAAAAAGACACTTAAAGAACTTCGAGCGGAAGGTATTGATACTTCTGTTATAGAATCAGTATCCTCTAGTTTGGATAAATACGGCAATCCAGTTATCAAAATAAAGTTACCATCTGCCACTGTTGTTGCAGACATTTTACATAAGATGTCAAAGATAGACAAGGAAAATGAGAAGGGGGGTATAAATAATAACATAGGAACCATTAATATTATTAGCAATGTTCCCTCTATGAATGTGCCTAAAATAGCAACTGAAACTGATACACAAGAAGTGATAGACGCATCTTTTGAGGAAAATAAGGATGGATGATTATAAAGAATATGTTTTAGGGTTTATGTTTAATTGTTATGGGGATAGATTATTGTTGATTAACAAAAATAGACCCCTATGGCAAAAAGGAAAAATTAATGGAATAGGGGGAAAACTTGAAGCCAATGAACATATTTTAGAAGCTATGATAAGAGAGTTTAAAGAAGAAACAGGCATTTTTAGTACTGATTGGGAACACTGTATCACACTATACTCATCTAAAGAAAAATGGGTTGTTTATGTTTTTAGAGGCAATCTAAATGAAAAAACAGATGTCTATAATTATAAACACATGACTGATGAAACAGTGTTGCTTGCTGATGTTGATGACTTACCAAAAAATTGTATATATAATCTTAAATGGATAATCCCATTATTAAAAGACAAGGTGGGATTTCCACTTATTATCAGGGATGAAAATAACAATCAAGGAGAACAAAAATGAAAAACATACCTATAAGAGTAGCAAAAGAAATTGCTGATAAGTATGACTGGCCAGAAGTGGTTATATTTGCATATGAACCAGACACAAATCACCAACACATAACTACTTATGGTAAAACAATAAAACAGTGTGAGGATGCGGCCATGGCTGGAAACTATTTTAAAGAAAAATTAGGATGGCCTAAAGAATTGTGTAATGCCCTTCCTAGACGTATAAAAAGCAAGGTATCATATAAAACACAGGAAAAGGATGGTTAATTATGGTAATAAAGGGAAAATTTAGGTTTATTTCTTATGCATATTATATAGACGGAAGTATTATGCCCTCTTTTGGCAATGAGATTCTTTTTTTTGAAGATTCTTGGTGTATATCAGAAGAATCAGTTAAAGAACTAGAAAAACAGATAAAAAATAAACTTGAAATAGAACAAGAACTTGATATAATAGAGGTTACTGTTTTAGGAATAAATGGATAAATATGGCAAAAAACAAGAAAGAAATAGAAATAGAACAAAATAAACCGGATAATCAAATTCAACAAAGAAGTGATATTCTTGCGGTAGGCCCCTATGTGGGTGAATTTGGGTGGCTTTGTTTTACATGGCAGCCACTTATTAGGTCTATTTTTTATAAAAACAACTATAAAAGATGTATAGTTTTTGGTTCAAAGGGATATGATGCTCTGTGGAATTTTGCTGAATATAGGGAAATAGATGTTCCCAAACATGAGTCACAGTGTCTTCTTTGGGATAAGTTTGACGGTGGCCTACAAAAGGAGCTTAATGAACTTGGAGCATCTTGTTTTGAAATACTCAAAAAAGAGGGACTTTCTTTTAACACCTTTTGGTATAATAGTTTAAAGATTTTTAATAATAGGATGCTAACAGAGGGGTGTGCAGATAGACTTATATTCACAGACAAAGGCATGAAATTTAATAAAACAGATGTCCCTACAATAACATTATGTCTTAGAGACAGGGAATTGGCTGAACATAGAAATTGGTATTTTGAATATTGGAATGAGCTTACCAGAATTTTATGTGATATGAATTATAATGTTGTAACTATCGGACTTGTCAAGAATAAGACATTTAAGCCGGATAAGAGTGTTAAAAACTTTGTAAACTCCACTTCAATAAATGACTGTATTAACATCCTCTGCAATTCAGACCTTGCAGTAGGGGGTTCATCTGGCACAATGCACCTTGCCAGTAGATGTGGAACAGACCACATTGTGTGGGGCAATAAACAGAACGAAGAGGTATACAACCAGACTAACTGGTTTGGGGCATACTGTAAGATAATTAAGGAAGGATGGAAACCAGATGTTGATGTCGTGGTTAAGCATATTGTTGACTATTTTCAAAATAGATGCACGAAATGAATATAATACTTTAATAAATTTAAAAAAAGTTCAATATAATAAAACCAAAAAGGTAAAAAATGGAAAAAAAAGATAAACCATCCAGTTTAGACAAGACATATGCAGTGGGTATTTCATCAAGGGGCATAGAAAGAATACCTTATATACAAGATATAGTGTGTGCTTTTGAAAATTCTGTTAATAAACCACAATATATTGTGGTTGTGGATAATAATGAAGTCTCTGTATTAGAGGGGAAAATAAAGTCAGATGTTCCTGTACACATTGTTAAATCAGAATATGGTAAAAATGTTCCTTCTGGCAGTCAAACAGCATTAGATATGTTTATCAATGACAATATTGACATAGCATTTAAATGGGATGATAGTAGTGTGCCTCAAGAAGGCTGTATTGACAGGATATTTACCTTAGCATTAGAGGGATATCCAGCCGTAGGAGGGGTGTTCCCGCCACACTTTGAGCAGCGTCTTTGTTACTATATTGATGATAAAGCACTGTTTGTACCCGATTATAATGTAAAACATGTTCAATTTTTTAAATGGAAAGAACCTGTAATATTAGACTCCTCTTTTTTATATTCTAGTTTTGCCTATAATATTAAAAAGGCTCAAGAAATTGGTGGTTTTTTTGTAAACTATTCCGATGCATCATATAGAGATGAAACAGATTTTACTCTACGGTTGTCAAATGGACAGAATGTTCTTAAAATAGATACACAAGCTGTTTCCACAAAGTATCTTGTAACAGAGGAAAGCAAAGAAATAGTGGATGAAAAAAGAAATTTAATGTTAAAGGTTGATGATTATATTTTTAACAAGCGAATGAAAGAACTGGGAATAGAATGGAAATAATTAAACATGAGGATAGTAGGTTTGGATGGATGTCTTGTGAAAATACAGCACCAGAAGAAAATATCCCCACTTGTCTCTACCACAATATTGTTTATGATGATAATGGGATATTAAAAGAGGGGCAGGCATATTATATAGAGGGATTGGGGTGGTATGATGTGAGAGACAAAATTGATTTTAATGGTGTTTCCCCTGTTGTGGCGTGGTATAAAGTGCCTAAATATTCTAAATAAAGATATAAATGCTTAAAAGAAATACAATATATTTTAATAACAGGTATCTAAGTCAGTATGATGATGAGTATATAGATTTTTTACAAGCACTAAAGACCAGGTTTTTTAACGCTTTTGGTGTGGATTCAACCGAATATGACATGGTTTGGGTATTTGCCGATGATATTACAGCATGTGAAATACTGATAAACTCTCTCAAAAACAAAATACGAACATGCTCTTTTACTAGATATGAACCTGCTCCAGACAGGGTTATGCACATTAAAAACAAGTTATTGCAGGAAGAACGATGGGCTGGTTCTCATTATATTATCTATGGTTCCATGTACAACCCCTTTTCTGGGTATGTCAGAGACCCTGACATGATGAAACGAGAGGTTTATGTAGATAAGAATAAGAGCAATGTTGTTAGGTATAAAAATATTTATTTGGATTGTTGTGATAGTTTTCCTTATGTAGATGTACCGGAAAATGTTACCGCATGGGTGGGAACAACTGGCACACTTTTTAAATGCCAGTCCCCTGTTTCTTTTATCGTCTACAAAAAGAACATATTTAAGCAGATTCATCATACATATAAGCCCTATAGCGTTCTTGATTTAGATTCGTTAATTAGATACCAGACAAAGGAATATTTTAAAAATCATGCACAGACTGCTAATCTTTATGGTCTTTTTGAGTTTTATAATACCATAAAGGACTATGATATACAGGGAATGAGAAATAGAATAGATGGAATAAGAAATAGGATTGTAAGTGCTTATCCAGACTTGTTTTGTGGTAGTGGGCCAGTACTTGTGCTTAAAAACAAGTACCTGTTTTCAAGAATTATCGCTGATTTTAACATATATAGGTCTAGAGGAAAGTATTTATTATATCTTTACGAATATGATGATGGGAATCTTCAGCCGTTTTTGGACATCATTGGCAAGGCTGTTAGAGAAATGGAGTCGGATAAATATGCTGAGGATGTTAAATTTAAAAATAAATAGAATTATTGTAGTTTTTTTTATTTTATGCTTGCAATGCGATAAAAATGGTGTATAATATAATAGATAGTGAAAAATAAACGTAAATATAAACAAGGAGAAAAGAACATGAGTGTTGGACAATCGGTGGCAGTTATTTTTGTGGCATTGATTTTTATAGTAGCATGTGTGTTATTTGGCCCCCTTCTTTTGATTTGGGGAATAAATACACTTATTTTGGGATATATTCCCAATGCTGGACAGATTCCCTATGGGTTGTTTACATATCAATGGGCTGCATCGCTTTTGTGTGGGGGAATAGTTGGTGGTGTTTTAAGTGGTTTTGGTAAGGCCAAGAAATAGAAAAAATAGTTTAAAGAAAGAAGGAAAATAAAATGGAAAAAGATGTAGAAATATTGATACAGTTGATAATAGATGATTTTAGTGTTCAGTTAAAGAATAAACCTGACAGCAGTAAAATAATAGTACGATGTTGTGATGAGTTTTTTAACCATATTGATTATAAAACAGATATGTTTGTTAAAAAACTTGAGAATACTTTGAAAGACTGTTCTGATGTTGAAATAGATGATGTGGTCTACAGGTTTGATACTGAAGCCTATTCAGAGGTTTGTCATAAATCATTGGGACATGTTTTTGAAATAAACATCAAAGTTGAATAAAAACAGAAAGAAGGAAAATAAAATGAAATGTAATGATGTGGCTTTACGGATAGAAAGTAGAGATGCTGTGTTTGATTTAATAAAATTAGTAGGTAGTGTTGTTAAGGGCTTTGAGTACGATGATGATACTAAAGTTCTTAAAGTGGCTTATGAACCAAACCCGGCGGAAATGCTTTTGAAGTCCGAAGATTAATTGTTACTAAATTTTAGAGAAAGAAGGAAAATAAAATGAAAAAGATGGTTTTAACTATGGTAATGGCAATGATTGCATGTCTAGGAATGGGTTGCAAGAATGTAGAAATGACTTCAAATGAAGTATCAACAATGGTGGGTTCGGTATCGTGGACTGCTGGATATGGCATAGCATCCACAGCTAGCAACAAGTGGACTGATGCCCAAGTTATTGCAGCTACACAAATTGCAACAGTTGTGGGTGATTTTAGCACAGTTCTTGAACAGATTGGTAGTGGTTCTAATATTGTAAATGCACTTACTACACCTACTAATGGTGTGTCTATTATTGACAAGTATCTTGATGAACGCCTTACTGATGCTGACCTGCGTTCTGTAACTAAAACGCTTATACTGGGTGTTATTGGTTCTGCTGAAGCGTATCTAAGGAGTTATCCAGAGTATCAGGAACAACAGACAATATGGACTGGTATTGTTGGCAATGCTCTGACAAATGCTGCAACAGGGTTCAAAAAGGGACTTCGTGAAGTTATTGCAGAAAAAGAACTTGAACTAACATTAACAGAACGTGGTCTTATAGAATAAAGGAAAAAACAAGGATAAATTATGAAAAACAAACTAATTATTATACCCGAAGATGTTGCTAAAAATAAAGATAAAATAGCAAGGGCCATGATTAGAGACCCCAGTTGTGGGTGTATACAAGCATACCTAGCCATACCATGTGAACAGGGCAGTATGTGTCCTAACTGTATTGTTACCCCCTTAACCGGTGAGCTTTCTGATAAGAAAAAGGCATATGCTAAATGGTTGGGGATAGAATTAAAATATAGAATAGATGGGGTGTGTAAAGCCCAAAGATCTAAATAAATTATTAAAATAAGGATAAATTATGAAAAACAAACTAATTATTATGCTATTTCTATGCACACTATTTTCTGTTCTTGTAACATCTGGGTGTAAAGAGCTTGTTCCAAAAGAGGTTAAGAGTTGTGTTGTTAATATACAGACCGATTCTGAATATAGAATGGAATATGCTAAAAAACTTAAGACCAATGAAAACAACATTTTAGATGCATATACAAAAGACCAATTGTCCCAAATGTTGTATTCACAGGCAGAATACACTTTAAAACTAAATAGACCAATTTTGGACTATATTCGTGGTACTAAGCCTCAGACAACAAATGTGCTTATAGAAAGTACAAATATTTCTAAATAAGGAGAAATAAAATGAGTACAGTGGGTTTAAATATTACACACAAAACAGTTAGAGGAAGTGATGAAAGAATCATTACTATTTGTGTTGATTCGTTAGATGGAACAAAAGAAGAAAAGGAGAAAGCACTACAATTTATAATAGATACAATAAGTAAACTGGAACTTGGTTCAGAACCCGATGTTAGAACTAGGGACATGTCTTAGGATTGTATAATTATGACAATAGCTATAAATATTACGGATGACCAGACGGTTTCTTTAGATTTGGGTGATAGTAATCTTGAGAAATTTATAGACCTTATTAATCCAATTATACCAGCATTGATTAAAATGGGTAAATTACAGGCACAAGTTGTGTTAGACAATCTATTTTCAGATGATATTGATTCAATGTTACAGGCTCAAAAGCTACTGAGAGAAAATAGTAGTGATGAACAATGGATTACAATAGGTAATGCCTTTATAACTAAAGCCAATGAATATAATCAACAGATGTATGAATATGGACAGGCTATTAAAAAGGGATTGATTAGTGCGGCAATTGGTGCAATATTTACGCTGTTAATATAAAATGAGTAATAAATACACAATAACATCTGGTAACTATAAAAAGAATAATTTTGCTTTTTTTAACTTGTGGGTCTATAATACTTTAGAAAATTCAAATCCCCAATCTATTGAGATAATCAATACAGGGGGAGACAAATATGTCACAGATTATAAATGTAATTGGCATAATTATACCCACAACTACGGACATGTTCAAAATCTAAAAGAAAATACTCCTTTTAGTGGGTGGTGGTTGGCATTCATGCACGGGGCACTTTGTGCTTACATGAACGGCACTGATTTCATATATAAAGAGGAGGATTGTTTTTGTTTTGGTAATTGGGTTGATTCGTTGTATAGTGACATAGAGGAAAAACAATGTAAAATGTTGGTGGGGTTTTTTGACCACAATTACAAAATAGAACAGAGTCTGGTTTTTATTCAAAGAGACTATATTTTAAAATTTATTAACATGTACCTTTCTCTATGTGGTAATGAGGGTTATTTATACAATAGACCTGAATTAAAGTTCCTGTCTTTAAAAGAATACAATAAACAAGATATTCAATATATGTCAATGCGAGGGGGGAGAAACAGACCTATACCAATAGGGGACAAATCTTTTTATGTACAGCATTTGACAAGAGATGAATTTATATTGTTAAGTGACAGTGGGTATTTTAAGGGTGTTAACTTTGAATAAGAGTATACTTATAATAGGAAACGGGCCATCAGTATCCGAATTGGATTTAAAAAGAGTTAAAATAGCCTCTTTTGGTATGAACAGTGCATACCGCCATTTTTTATCAATAGGGTGGTTCCCAACATATCATGGGTGTTTTGATGAACTAGTGTGTTCACATCATAATAATAATTTTATAGATTATGTTGAAAAATCTGATGAAAGATTAAAATGTTTTTATGCCCCACGAATAACAAAAAAAGATAAAAAACCATTAAACAAAAAGATAATACAAACTGGATGGACTGAGCCAACTTTTAGATTTAAATTACCACAGGATGGCAAATATTATTTTGAAAATGTGGGCAGTACGGGAGCCAATTGCTGTCAGATAGCCATAGCTCTGGGATATAACAGATTATATTTGATTGGCATTGATTTAAACCATAAACGAGAGAAGGGATTAAAGCGGATAGGGGGTAAAAGGGTGATTGTAGGCAATAACCCTACTAATATTAATTATGGGTTTGAAGGTTATTTACAAAAAGGAGATGTTTTAAATCTTCCAAATTTGGATAAATACCATTTTCCAGCATGGGATAGTCTAAGCAGTTGGTACAAAAATAACGGTATAGAGGTTATTAATTGTTCTGCTGATTCGGCAATAAAAGACTTATTTCCATACATATCTCTGAATGACGCTGATATATACAAATAACTAAAAAAGGTTTAAAAATGTATAATTCAAAAAAAATAGTGGCTTTTTCGCCTGTTCGTTTTAACAGTAAAAGAACACCAAAGAAAAATTTAAAACTATTGGGCGATAAACCATTGTGCAGATACATATTTGAAACACTTCTTGATATAGATTATTTGGATGGTGTTTTTGGTTTTTCTAGTGACCCAGTACTAGAAGACATACTTCCAAAAGGGGCTACTTTTTTGAAACGTCCTGCCTGTCTGGACAACGATAATACACTAGGTATTTCTATTTATAGGGACTTTGTGGACAAGGTAGATGCCGACCTGTATATATTGGCACACACAACATCCCCTTTTTTAAAAAGTAGTTCTATAAAAAACGCAATAGACATGGTGGCAGGGGGTCAATATGATTCAGCTGCTTCTGTTGAGAAACATCAGACATTTATTTGGTTTGATGGAAAGCCTTTAAATTTTACTCCTCTAAATAGACAAAAAACACAGGATTTGAAGCCAATTTACATAGAAACCTCGGGTTTTTATATTTTTACAAAAGAACAGATAGAAAAAGGAAGAAGATTGGGGGACAACCCCTATTTTCAGGTTTTGTCATCTATTGAAAATATAGATATAGATTATCCAGATGATTTTGATTTTGCTGAAAAGATATTAAAAACACTATAGAAAGATAAGATTCAATGATACACTCAAAAAAATCTCATCTCGGGGGTCATGAGAATGTGACTCATCTGGATGAGGGGGCTTTTAGTTATTTATTAGAAACATTTAAACCCCAGACATTTTTAGATATTGGTTGTGGCCCTGGTGGTATGCTAGAAATAGCCAAAAACAATGGTGTTTCTTGTTTGGGAATAGACGGCGACATGTCATTATTTAAAACATGGCAGTCCAAAAATATAGTGGGGGTGTGTAATGATTATTCAGAGTCTGGAATTATTACAGGATTTTTTGACCTCTGTTGGTCTGTAGAGTTTTTCGAACACATTGAAGAACTTTATTTAGTTAATGTATTTAGGACATTAAAGAACTGTAAAGTGATTTGCATGACACACGCACTTCCTGGAAAAAATGGACATCATCATGTTAATTGCAGAACAGAGGATTATTGGATAGATATGTTTAAAAAATATGATTTCTCTCTATGTGAGTATGCCACAAGAGAAGTAAGACAGTGTAGTACAATGAAAAGAGAGTTTATGAGAGAGACTGGAAAGGTTTTTATAAATGAAAATTAAATTGTATTCCTGTGGCTCAGAAAGGCCGGAAAGTGAAATTCCTCTTAGTATTGGCTATCTAATGACCAATGTTAAAAACGCTGATATTTCATTTGAAAAAAACAGAGATAATTTAAAAGATTGTGATTATATAGGCATATCGGCAACAGCACATGGTATAAAAGAGGCAATAGATATATTAAGTACAACTAACATCCCTGTTATAATTGGAGGACAGTCTACACTGTGGGGGGATTTGGAAAAATACCCTTTTAAACACATTGTTAAAGGGGATGGTGAAAAATCACTACAGGACATAATAGACGGAACCGAAAACAGAATATTGGAGTGTTATACTACTGATTTAAATACTTTAAATTTCCCAAAAAGGGGAAGTCTTAGAGAGGCGAAAGTACCTTTGTTTACCTCCAGGGGGTGCCCCTATGACTGTGCTTTTTGTAGTTCAACTGAGTATTGGAAAAAAGTAAGGTATGTTTCAGCAGAATATTTTATTAATGAAGTAGAACACCTATTGATAGAATACGGTTCGAGTGCAAAATGGCTTTATATAATGGATGACCTGTTTATCGGCAATGTTAAAAGATTTTATGAGATATATGAATTATGGATGAAGAGGGGTTATAATAAAAGATTGCAATTATGGTCATTTATCAGAGCAAACATGTTCAATGACGATATATGTATAAAAATGAAAGAAATGGGATTTAAGGGAGTTAGATTTGGTGCAGAAAGTGGATGTGACAGGATACTGAAACTACTTAATAAAAAGAGTACAGTTGAAATCAATCAAAATGCAATAAATATTGCAAATAAGATAGGTCTTCCAGTATATTGTTCCTTTATGTATGATATGCCTACTGAAACACCACAAGAGAAGCAAATGACACTGGATTTTATAAAAAGAAATAGTGGAAAAATGAGAGTAAGTGGTTTTTATAGGTTTTGTTCTTTTCCTGGTACAGTTTTTTATAATAATCAAAACCCTTTAATAGATAATATGTCAGTAAGATGAGATGGGATAAAAATGGAAAAAGACATAAAAGACATAAAAGAAGTAAAATTTAATATAGGTTGCAGTAATAAAAAAATAGATGGGTACATCAATACAGACATTAGACGAGAAGTAAACCCTGATATAGTGTGGGACAGCAGGTATCCCATAGACGACGATAGGTATATAGGGAAAGTAGATTTAATATACGCCAGACACGTCTTAGAACATTTTACAAAGGAGGAGGCGATAAATGTTATTAAAAACTGGTACGATATATTAAAAAAAGGGGGCACACTTCATATAATTGTGCCCAATATAGAATTTCACGCAAAGCAATTGCTGGGCATGTCAAAAAGCAATCTCAACAACCAACCAGAACACGCTATGGCAGGATTTTATGGTTGGGACAGAGAGGAAACTGGAGGCAAATATAGCAGACACCTGTGGGGATATACATTCGGTACACTAAGGGACTTGTTATTTTCTTGTGGTTTTCTGAATATTAAGGAATATAAAGAAGGAAATGATAGTGAGGATTGGCATTTGAACGTAAAGGCCATAAAATAAATGAATATACAAATACAAACAACAACCATATGTAATGCCCGATGCAGTATATGTCCTTATGAGGGGTCGTGGTTTAATAAAAACCCTGTTATAATGGATGACACTATCTTTAGGAATATAGTAAACAATTTAAAAAAAGTAAAGAATATAGAAAGAATATGCTTATATTTAATGAACGAGCCTTTTAGTGATAAAAACATCATAGAAAGAATAAATATAGTAAAAAATGAATTAAAATTTGGCTTTATAGAAATATCTACCAATGCCGAGTTGCTTACAAAGAACAAAATAGATTTATTGGCCGAGACATTTATACATACCCCATATAGATTAATAGTAAGTGTGCAGGGTGCTTCCAGACAGCAGCATAGAAATATGATGAAAATAGACCCTGAAAAGGTTTGGAATAATGTTAATTATATGATTAAGAAAATGGAGTTTAGAATACAAGGATGCGGTATTCCTGAAATAGAGTGCGACACCACTGAAAAATATTATGATGCTGAAGAATTTTACGATTATGTCACAAAAGAGACACACAATAATTTTAAGGCTGAAAATATAAGATTTTTTAAATATAATGATAGGGGTGGCCAGATAGAAAAAGCGTACCACAAGAAAAGAAACCAACCTATATGCAGCAGGTTGTACAATTGGATGCATATTTTATATAATGGGGATATAGTTCTGTGCTGTAATGATTATAATAAAGAATATATAATGGGAAACATATTAGACTATGATAATCCAGAAGATTTTATGAAATCTGATAAATTTATTCAATTTATGGCAAAATATAAAGCACAGGATGATAGTATCTTATGTCGTTATTGTAACATGAAATAGGAAAATAAATAAATAAAATACATCCCTAACTTGGATATAATACAGTAGAGGAAAACATTATGATAAAATTAAAAAACATGTTACTGACCATCATATGTTGTGTATTTATTTCTATATATACAATAGGTTGTGTAGAGAAGGATGCTATAAGGGCGGATGTAAAGGCAGAAGTAGAGGCCAATATTGCGAGTCCCCATTTCAAATCCAGTCTGCAAACTGAGATATCAAAAGAGGTTACAAAACAGCTTTCTCAAAACAGTACCAACAATCTTAATACAGGTGGTTGGGGTATTAATGTAAGTAATCTTGTGGTAGATGGCAGTACACTTGTCATTATTGTACCAATTTTATTTGTAATTGTTATATGTGTAGCAATAGCAATAGTTTATCTATATAAAAAGAAGGGACAGCTATTCAAATTATCTAAAATGCTTGTGGCATACAATGAAAAGAAATTTACTATTGATGATAAATATGCCGTACAAAAAGAGGCGGTTTCAAAGGGTTTGGAGAGTTGTCTTAAAAATATCGTAAAAAAGAAAACATCTAGTTAAATCTTGGTTTTATACATACTCATAAGGGTGTGTATAAATCTTGGTTTTCTGTACACTCATGGGAGAATAATTAATTTTATTTTCCCCTTTTTATCCTTGACTGTATCCTTATCTTATGTATAATAAGATACCTGAATATATTGTGGGGGAATGCCCTACAACTTAATTAACTTAACAATCGTGAAGTATAGCATACTTTTGTTATATTGCAAGAAAAAAATAAAAAAATGGAAGATAATTTTAAAAATAGAGTGTTTTTTGGGGATTGTTTGGCTATTATGCCAAAGATTCAGAGCGAATCCATTGATATGGTATTGTGCGATTTACCTTATGGGATGGTAGCATCATTGTGGGATTGCCCCATTTCTTTAGATATTTTATGGGCACAATATAAGAGGATTATAAAAAATAACGGAAGTATTGTTCTATTTGCATCCCAACCTTTTACTACAAAACTGATAAACAGCAATTTAAAAGATTTTAAATATTGTTGGTATTGGATAAAAAATCAGGGAACAAACTTTTTTCATGCCAAACGAATGCCTATACGAAAAGTAGAAGAAATTTGTGTCTTTTATGGGAACACGTATTTTCCACAAAAGACACAAGGACATGCACCCACAAATTCAGCAATAGGTTCCCATAATGGTGATACATATCATGGAAAAAAGAAAAGAAACTATATAGGGGGAAGTACAGAAAGATATCCCACCAATATTTTAGAATATCCTTGTGTGAATAATTATTCTAAGTTGCACAATGCTCAAAAGCCACTGGAACTTATAGAATATTTAATAAAAACATATAGTAATGAGAATGATGTTGTTCTTGATAATTGTGCGGGTTCATTTACTACTGCTGTGGCCTGTGACAATCTAAAAAGAAACTGGATTTGTATTGAAAAAGAGGAAAAATTCTGCAATATAGGATTAAAACGTGTTAATGATAACAGGGCTTTACTAGAAATACCCCATACAACTATGGTGAATCTTGATGCAAATTTATAAATATGACATCACATTTTCTGAAGTTCCTGATGAAATCTGCCTTACTTTTTCAGTAGCTGGATGCACATTAAACTGTCCAGATTGCTTTTGGAATGACTTTAGAAACAGTGAAACACGAAAACTGACTATAGAACTCTTACGGAATCTTATAAAAAAATATGACAATTTTGTAACCTGTGTCTGCTTTCTTGGTGGTGATTGGGAAAAGGATTTAGTTGAATACCTTAAGGAAGTTCAAAAACTTAATAAAAAAACGGCATTGTATACCGGATTAGAGGATGTAAATGAAGATATTAAACAGCACTTAAACTATTTAAAGACAGGACGTTATGTAAAAGAACTAGGTGGTTTAACATGTAATAAGACGAATCAAAAATTTTATGATTTAAAAAATAATAGGGAAATACGATTTTATGATAAATAATATAAATAATATAAATAAAGACGAGAAGAACATCGAAACAGCTAAAGTACAAGATGAACACAGCAATCTATATATACCTGATGCAAAGACTGATAGGACGAGGAAGAACATTTATAAAGAACTCCTATTCAGGCTTAATGAAGTATACGCAAAACCAGAGTGTACTAATGCCATATTGAAGATACATGGTATGGATGCAAGACGGTTTGATTTTATAAGCAATGTTGAGAATTTTATGCTACAGAAACTTAATGATATTTCTGTGGACGATAATAGTAATAAGAATGATACGACACTGGAAGGTATTTTTCAGGAATCAGTTATACCCATCAGAAAGATAATAGGATATGACATTCTATATAGAGAAATGAAGCATTTATATGGAAAGGAAGAAGCAAAAAGACTTTCTAGGAATTTATATGATTTCTCTCTCGCTCTTCACGACGCATCTAAGACAGACAGAATTTATTGCTTTGCCCTTAATGCTATGCCCATTGTACTAGAAGGACGCAAGTTTGGACAGTTGCATTCTGCACCAAGTAAGCACATTCAGAGCTATATTTCAGCCCTTTGTGAGACACTACATCAACTTTCAAATCATGTGGCTGGTGCTTTGGCAGTAGGAACCTTTTTTATGGATTGTTGCCATGTTCTTCTTAAAGATGGATATGACATAGAATCCCTTAAAAAACCAAAAATAAGAAAACTAATTGAAAATGAGTTTCAGCAGTTTGTTCATTCCCTTAACCATTTAAGTAGAAATGGCAGTGAATGTTTTACAATAGATACAGAAGTACTTACAACAGAGGGATTTAAGAAATATAATGAAGTAAAAGAAGGGGATTTGGTTTATACTTGGAAAGAGGGTGTTTTAGAAATAAAACCTATCGAAAAAGTAAATATATTTGATTATGATGGAGAAATGCATCAATACAGTGGAAGAGACTTATACCAGTGTGTTACTCCAAACCACAGAATATTAGCAAAAAAAAATAACAGTACAGAATACTGGCTAAAGCCCTCCAGCGAACTTATTGATAATAAAACACCACTTACAATTCCAGTTGCCTTTCTGGAGTATAATAAAGAGGATTACAATATATCTGATGATTTGTTGAAATTGTGCACTATTATTTTAACAGATGGCTGCATTGATTCTAATGAAAAAGTAGTGATATGTAAATCAAATAGGAGATTTGGTAAAGAACTTATAGAAGAGCTGTTACAAAAGTTAAATATTAAATACACCCACTCCATACAAGAGAATGTTTTTTCTATAACAACTGATAACTACAAAGATACTAAATATATATGTAATATCTATAATTTATTGATGGGGAAAGAGAAAACACAACTGCTCACACTACTGAATAAGACGAAAAAAGAACTTCCCAAATGGTTTGGTTCTCTTTCAAAAAGGCAGGCAAGAATTGTTTTGGATATTTGGTCTAAGTTTGATGGACATGGTTCTTTTGATAAAGTGGATGAAAAGATAAAATTACAAGCAGATAACTATACCATAGCAAACCAATTACAACAAGTGGCAGTCATTGCTGGATATGGTTCAACAATAACCGAAAGACACATAGGAAAAAATAAAAACTCCACAATATATGTTTATTTAAGGAAAAGAGCCAATAAATCACTCAAAAGCAAGGAAAAAATACAATACAAAGGAAAAGTATGGTGCCCCACCACTAAAAATGGTATTGTTCTATTTAGGGATAAAAATAAAAATACATTTATATCAGGAAATTCCCCTTTTACTAACCTATCCATATTCGATTCACACAAATTGAAAAAAATGGTGGAAGATATGAGTTGGTATTTTGATTCTTTTAATAAGGATAGTGAATATCTAACACAGTATATTATGGAACTTCAGAAGATATTCATTGATTTCTTCGATAAGGGGGACCCCTGTGCGGGAAATTTGCAATTCCGCTTCCCGGTTATTAGCATTAACCTGTCTAAAGATGATAAAACGAAGAAAATAATAGATACAGAATTTTTAGAAGATTTCTGCAATAAATACGATATATATAGATACAATATATTCGTAAGTAGTGGAAGTAAAGTGGCCTCGTGTTGTAGATTGTCTATGTCGCAGGCAGAGATGATGTCTATGGCATCACAAGTTAATAGTTTTGGTGGGGTTGCAATTAGTTTGGGCAGCCATAGGGTTGTTACTGTAAATATGCCCAGAATGGCTCTAATGCCTCTAAATTATAAAGACTTCTATAAAAATCTGTATACTTACATTGAGGACGCTGCTAAGATATTAAAAGCACACAAATCTCTACTTTATAAACTAACTGATGCGGGATTGCAACCATTTATTAAAAATGGCTATCTCCCTCTTGCTAAAACCTTTTCTACTTTTGGTATTATAGGTATTTCCGAGTGTAGAGAGATTCTTGAACATCGTTTTGGAAAAATTGAATCCGATGATGTTATCAGGGATATCCTAGAGTTCTTTAATAAAACTGTTCTTGAAATGGGAAAAAAGTATGATATAGCAGTTAATATAGAACAAATTCCAGGAGAGTCTATGGCAGTCCGATTGGCAGATGCCGACAGACTCCTATTTGGAAAAGAATTGGTTCCCTATAAAATGTATTCTAATCAATTCATTCCTTTGTGGGAAGATTCTACAATATTCGACCGAATTAGGACTTCTGGACTATATGAAAACTTTTTAACGGGCGGGTCAATTACGCACCTTATGGTGGGGGAGGAAGTGTCCCCAATACAAGCCAAAAAATTGATAGAGTACTCCTCTGAGAATGGAATTGAGCACTTCGCTCTTAACATGGTTTATTCCCAGTGCGAAAACAATCATGTGACTCATGGCAAGTTTAAAGACTGTCCTACATGTGATGGAAAGATTGTAGACTACTATACACGGGTGGTTGGCTACATAGTCAGTGTTAAAAATTGGCCAAAAGTTCGCCGAGAGTGGGAATTTGAAAACAGAAAGTTTGTGGACGTTAAAGACATATAAACTATTTATTTGTCATAGTTTATAGTTCCCTACGATACCCCATGAATGAAAATTTGTGGGGTATTTTTATTTTATTGTTGACACTGTTCATTTTTATGCTATACTTTCCCATTAATAAAATGGTGGTAAGCATTAAAAAACTTGATAGTTCCTTATTTGACTGGCAAACATGGCGACAATGTGATTTCGCAGACCTTGCCATAGTATGTAGGTATTATGATATAACTTCTGAAAGAAGCATAAATATATTAAGGAAGTACATTTATGGATATTGTGATGGTGAGAATTTATTATGTAGGCCAAAGATATATAATAAGGCAATAATGTTGTACAAGAATGGTGTGAATTTTTGGTTTCATGTTAGAAATGAAGAATTTGATATAATATTTAAATTATCTGGAAAAAACAATGAGTAACATAAATAAACTAGAGGATATAGGATTTTATACCCTAAGAGATGATAGGGCAAGAAATGCCTCACAATATTCCCCTTTATGGCGAAACGAGGTAATTATAACATCCTTGTGCAATTTTAAATGTCCATATTGTAGAGGAACGGATATAAATGGTGTCCAGGGGCATATGAAATATGTGAATATTTGTAATATACTTGACTTCTTTGCCAAAGAACGCATACAAAATATACGTTTTTCTGGTGGAGAACCAACAATACACCCCAATATAAGGGATATTATCAGATATACCAAGAAGACATGCACCGATATCAAACATATAGCAGTGTCGTCTAATGGCTTTGCTGATAAGGAGTTATATAAGGAACTTACTGAACTTGGTGTAAATGACTGGTCTATATCTTTAGATGCCTGTTGTGCCTCTGTTGGTGATATCATGTCAGGTGGAATAGAGGGGGCATGGAATAAGGTTGTAAATACAATTGAATGTCTTTCAAAATTGACATATGTTACTGTAGGTGTTGTACTTAACGAAAGTAATGCTAAGGATATTGTTAATATAATTGAATTTGCATCAGGACTTGGAGTGGCAGATATTCGTATTATATCAGCAGCCCAGTGGAATAGTTTTGATATATTCAAGGACTTGGTAATAGATGAACGAATATTGAATAAACATCCTATTTTGAAATATAGGCTTAATAATTTCAAAAATGGCAGAAATGTGCGAGGGATTTGTGAAAATGACACCCATAAATGCCCTTTGATACTGGATGATATGATTGTAAAAGGCGATTATCACTATCCTTGTGTAATAAAGATGCGAGAAGGGTGTAATCCAATTGGGAGGATGTCAGAGGGTACTATAAGACGGGATAGATATGAGTATTATAAAAACCATGATACATATTGTGATGGTATATGTAGGCAGAATTGTCTTGATGTGTGTATAGATTACAACAATAAATATGAAGAATTTCATAAAATTATATGTAATTAGTGCTTGACATTGCCTAAAAATGTGGTATACTTCTTATTAAGAATATAGAGTGTATTGTATTAAATGAATTAAACAACAGGAACAAAAATGATAAACAAAATAGAAAATCTGACAAAAGAACAGGAAGCACTTCTTACTACATATAAGGATAGGTGGATGGAAATCGGACTATCTACCGGAAGATGTGATAGGGAAAAAGCCAAAAAATATATTTCCGATGCCTATACTGTGGCAGGTTGGGCAGTCCCACAGAATTGGGTGTATTGTGAGTCGCCTCTCTCGGCGGGTATTGTTTTTCATATATTTAAAAACAAAACACAATTGGGGGCTTCGGTATGGGCTTCGGTAAGGGCTTCGGTAAGGGATTCGGTATGGGCTTCGGTATGGGCTTCGGTAAGGGCTTCGGTAAGGGCTTCGGTAAGGGCTTCGGTAAGGGATTCGGTATGGGATTCGGTATGGGATTCGGTATGGGCTTCGGTAAGGGCTTCGGTATGGGCTTCGGTAAGGGCTTCGGTATGGGATTCGGTATGGGATTCGGGATATGGAAATCACGACGCATACTGGCTAGGTTTTTATAATTATTTTTTAGAAGTTTTTAAATTGAATTGCTGTGAAAAACTACTTCCTCTAATGGAACTAGCTAAATATTGTGGTTGGTGGATGCCTTATGAAAATATTTGTATTATTCAGGATAAGCCTAAAACATTAAATATGCAGGATGGTGTTATCCATTGTGACAGTGCCCCCGCTATTGAATATTTTGATGGATTTTCAGTTTGGGCTATAAAAGGTGTTAGAGTTGATGAGCAGATAGTAAAAAATCCTGAAACACAGACAATAGAACAGATAAAAAAAGAACAAAATGAAGAAATTAGACGAATTAGAATAGAACGCTATGGGTGGAATAGATATCTTAAAGAAAACAACGCCACAAGGCTTGATTATAGAAGAAATGATATTGAAAATACGCTAGAAGCACTTTTTAGGTGTGATAATATGACTATTTTGGTAAGTCATTGTACGAGTACACCACGAGTGTACTCTCTTGAAGTACCTGCTGAAATAAAAAAATGTGAACAGGCACAAAATTGGTTGCATAGTGGCAGTAATATTGAAAAACTAATACAGACCCCCCGTGTAATCGGAAGGTCATAAACCCCTTTTAATTGGAGAAATTAAAATGAACACAACTGTAAAGACAAAAAAGACGAAAAAAGTAGTAGATTTGCACAAAACTGATGATATTATTGCAGAAGTTCAGCAAAATGCTGAAAAAATTGCAAATGATGGCGACCACTGCCCCTCAATGGAAGTGTATGATGAATGGCGACAGGGTGACGTTAGAATTATACGCCTTCCTGACAATTTTGTAAAAGAACATGCCAACGACTTGAAAGAAGTCCTTTTTAATGTACAAGTTGCACCAGGAACAACACGAGGTTCAAGGCATGAAATTAACACAATTGGTGGTGTTAAAATGTATAAATTGGCAAACGGAAATGCAGTGGATGGCCCAATTATTGAAGCCGATGATTCTGTTACAATAACACATCCTGAACACGGTAATGTTTGTAATCTTCCGGCAGGATGTTACGCATTTCCAGGTCAGCGTACTTTTGCCGAAGAACTGAAAAGGACAAGAGACTAAGAACCATTTTATATGACCAAACCTATTTACATTATATCAGACTTGCATATAGGTAATCACGGGAAACGTGACAATTTTAATGCAGATTCAACTAGATGGGACAAATTAATGAGTTTTTTGTCATTTGTCAAGAAAAACAAAGGAAAACTTTATATTTTGGGCGATTTATTTGATTTATGGCAACATAATATCAGTGAAGTCCTTTGCCATCCAAAAAACAGGCAAATTATAAAGAAGTTGGGTTCTATGGACTGTACATACATTCTTGGCAATCATGACACAGATTTGTACAATTTTATTAAAAGTACATCCTATTTCTCCCGTTGCAAGCTGTTTAAAAATATGACATCTGTTCCAATTGAAACAAATGTTCAGATGAATAAATTTGTATTCAATGTGCTTTTACAGCATGGACATGAGTATGATAAGCTCAACTCCAGAACCTATCCAGGATTTGCCAGGATTGCCTGTATTGGGGCAGGCATACTAGAGGATAGGTATGGTATATCTGTTTTTGGAAAGCAAACTGAGGGTGTTATACTGGCCATTGCGGAGTGGATTAAACATCCTATAAATTCAATATTTGGCGCAATAACAAGAAAACTAATAAAAACACCTAGAACCAGTTTAGGAAGAGCAAAAAAGATACTTAAAAAGGCATCTGAATCCCTTTTGAGCCATGATATTGTTGTAATAGGCCACACCCATACTCCAGGCATGATTTCAAATGGGGATAGTATTTTTGTAAATTCCGGTTCATGGGCGGATATGGAAAATAATGTGGTGTGTATTGAGGAAACTGGCATTCATGTTCATAATTGGAATGGAAAAGAACTTGTTGCTACTGTAAACAGGCTTGAAAAATTAAAAATATAAGTTATTATATACAAATTAGTTATATATTTAAAAATTCCTTATACAAAATTGAGGAATTTTTTATTTTATGCTTGATTTTTTAGAAAAAGGTGTTATACTCAAATAGTAGAAATGGAGAAGTGTTTTATGAAAACTGAACAATATTTAAAAGGTTTTACAGTTTGTACAAAAGATGGTGAATACGGGACACTAGTCCTTGCATCAAATCGCAATAAGGCCAAAGCATATTGTGAAAAAACAGAGGATGTGGGATATGCTACATATAGTGGATTATTGGTACAAAGATGTAAAAGTATCGACCTACATGCTAAATTATTTGGAGCAGGGATTCTTAAATATAATCTAACCCCTTATATTGCAAATATATATAGAAATCTGATGTGGGATGAGATAGATGAAAAAGGATTTCCCACAAGAAAATGTAGAATTTGTGGAAAAAATGAGTATATTCTTGTACCCCGTAGTAAACTTAATTCAAATGGTGTTTGTGGGTTTTGTAAGGGAAGGGGTAAATAAAGATGTTTAAAGAATTATTTGAGATTCATAACCAAATTGGTATACTTAGGTATATTATAAACCGATTTTTTAACAAATATCATGTTATTGAACTTAAACAGTTTAGAGGGTGTTGGATGGATTTTGATACCAAGATTCTTTTTACATGTTTTCAGGAACTTTGTAATGTTGTAGAAAAGGAACAAATACTTGAGGTAACGGATTGGGGGCAAGAATCTAAAGAAGAATATGCAAGATTGAGAAGGGAAATATCGGACAAGTCTCAACTTGCAGATGCGTTGAAAGACCAAAGGGCGTACTACAGAAAGAGGAGAAAGGTTGCCAAAGAAATCAGATTTCTGTATGATTGGTGGAAAAAGAGAGAAAAAGAGTGGTTTTCAGATGATGTTGATTTTTCCGATGAGAGGTGTAGGATGCAGACCGACACATATATGTTGATAAGGCTTGTTAAAATAAGAAGTTATCTTTGGACATAAAGGAAGTATGAATGAATACTAAAAATTATAAACTAAAATCATGTCCTTTCTGTGGTTCAGATGGATATATTAAGATAGAGAGCGACCATTATGGGGAGTATTTTGATCTAGGGTGTTCTAATCAAGATTGTCCAGCACACTTCCTTTTTATGGACGACCCTGGTGATGCTGATGAACAGACCATTGAAAATGCTGTAAAGTATTGGAATACAAGAAAGTAAAATGCTTAAACTTATCAATAAATATTGTGTTTTTGAATATGATTCTAAAAATATTTCTATTTTTGTTAGAAATAGGGTTGACATTGATAATGAACCATGTATAATAAATAAAAATAGAATAAGAATCAAAGTTCTTGCCAGTGATGTTGTTGAAATATGGGGCAAGAACACAAAGTTTGATGAGATAAGAGAAAAGATTGAACAACATGGAATAAAGATTATAGAGTTTAACGCAAATGATAGAAACGATACAAATAAATAAGGATGTATGATAGCATGCCAAAAGTAATTGTTAATAATGGTGAAATGCATGAGGAAGTACCAATAACGCCTGATAATTGGTTTAAACTGTTGAAGCATGTTAGGGACAATGATTTTATATCAGATGCCTCTTTAGATGTATCCATGTATCGTGTGTGCAATAAAAGGGTTGTGGAAAAACAACACCAAATAGTCAATACACATGATGAACTTGAGGATGCACTTACTGAGTTTATAGAACGTGTAAAGGATAAATAATATGCGAATGCCAGTAGAAAAAATACCAGCATTTAGAGATGAATTTGGGTTTCTTTCCAATATGTATCTACTAAAGAATAAAGTAGACTATAATGGCATTTGGTTCCCATCTACTGAACATGCCTTTGTTGCGTCAAAGACAGACGATACCAACATACATATGTATATTTCTACCATATATAGGCCAAGTGAGTCCAAACATTATGGAAAAACACTAAAATTAAGGGATAATTGGCACGATTTGCAAACAGATATAATGATGGAATTGGTGTATAAGAAATTCTTATATAATTCAGATATTGCTGTAAAGCTGTTGGAAATAGAGGGCGAAATAGTCGAAAGAAACTACTGGAAAGATACTTTTTGGGGTGTTTGCAACGGAGTTGGCGAAAACTGGTTGGGCAGAATACTAATGGGTGTGCGTGGTACACTAAAACAGGAACAAAATACGGATAAATAACATGAAGCTGAAAACAAATAAGACACATAGAGGGTTTGATAATATAGAATTTACAGACTATTATGGTGAAAAATGTTCTATTCAAAAAAGTTCTATTGGGGATAAGGATGCTATATGGATGGGTGTTGATGATGCTAATCCTCGAATAATGGCAAGTAAGGTTGTGAAAAATGGTACGGGGTGGGTAAAGTACCCCATTTCAGATGATGTGCTACTAACTACTAGAATGCACCTTACAAAAAAACAGGTTGAACAGTTACTACCTATTTTAATTAAGTTTATTGAAACTGGTGAAATTGTTTAATAGGAATAAATAATATGCAAAATTATGAGAAAATAAAAGAAGATTTTGATAAATATGCTGAAAAGTATGAAATGACTATAAACATGGATTCAGGTGTTCATAGGAATATTTTGTTTAAGATGCCCGATACACGAGAGGGTTTCTTTTATCTAACTACTTGGCCTGATTATCTTTGTATTTCTGGTGACTATGGAACATATGTTTTTGAAAGAGCCCATGATATGTTTAATTTCTTTGGAACAGGTTCTATAAATCCAGGATATTGGGCAGAAAAACTAGAGGGCGTTGACAGATGTGATGGGTACAAAAAGTTTGATTTTGATGCTTTCTGTAAGTGTGTGGATGAGTACATAGAGGACTATTGGGAGTATGAAAGTGACGAAGAAAAGATTGGGGTTAAAGAGGATGTTGATTTTCATATTAAATCCGAGGACATAAAAAGCATTGATGTGGCTGCCCAAAAGATTTGGGACTATAAGTCACCACATGGACACACTTTTGAGAATTTTGGCGAATGTTTTGGAGGCGGTGGCACGGAAGACTACACATATAGGTACATCTGGTGTCTGTTTGCAATAGTTTATGGTATAAAAAGATATAGGGAATCAAAAGAACAACAGGTATAATTTTATTTATATGTACTGAAAGAAAATACTTGACTTTTTATAGATACCAGATATACTATGTAAAACAAGTAGTTTTTTATTACATATGAAAGGAATTAATTTGGAAATTAAGTTGAAAGATATCAAACGCATCAAAACCCCAAAATATATCAAACGTAGATATGGTAGAGTGGTTAATGGATTTAAACTCTTAGAAAGAGTGGGTGTGCGAAAAGGAACTGCTTCCTCTGTGTGGAAGGCTATATGTCCCTCTTGCAAAAAAGAAAAAATACTTACATATGACCATATTAGCTGTAAAGGTATGAAAAGTTGTGGATGTGGCTACAAAAGCAAAATGGGATTGGCAAAAACAAAGATATACCATGCTTGGACAGATATAAAGGAAGGGTGTTATAATAAGAATTCATATGAATACGCCTATTATGGTAGCAAGGGTATACATATGTGCAGGGCTTGGATGGATTTTGAAAAGTTTGTTAGATGGGCTATGGAAAATGGATATAGAGACCACACCACACTTACCAGAAAAGACAGGAGCAAGAACTTTACCCCTTCTAACTGTTATTGGAGGGAGCATAAGAAACTTGCTGTAGGGGGGAGAGTAAAATATGTGTCAGAATGGGTTGAACAATATAATTTGTCAAGACGTGTATTAAAATATAGAGTATTTAAAGAATGGTCAAGTTCTAGGATGCTTTCTCCAGTTAGAACACAGGCAAAAATGTCTAAGAGAGAACAGGATATCAAAAAAATTAAGCGTGTGCTTATGGAAATGAATAGAACTGTTTAAATGGTAAATAATTTTTATTAAAAGGAAAATAAAATGGATGTAGAACTTACGTTTAGTGGAAAAGTTCTTTTATTCTTACTTATTGTACTCATTATAAGTATGTGGGTGGGAAGTATATCAGAGGCAATAGAAAAGGGCAATTCTAAAAAAGAAAAGATAGTTTACATTTATGTAGACAGGGATGCTAATTTGCCAAAAGGAACATTAAAAGGGGCATCAAAATGAAAAAAGAACTATTAAATATATTGCCCATGAGTACATATAGTATTTGGTGCTCCTATCCAGAGTATCCTTCTACCTTTTATGCCAAGACAAGGGGACAGGCAAAAATGGAATATTATAGAGAGTATGGGGATTGTGGTATTGACTATCTTGATATACGATGTCAAATACTACAAAAGGGCATTAGAATACCACATGAAAATGCCAAAAGAATACAAGAGGTTGCAAGCAAAAGGGAGCTTCCTTTTGTTTTTGCAGGAATGCGTGTAAAATGTGGCAAAAACTATGGAACTCTTGTAAATGGCAATGATAGTCAAAATTTTGATATTTTATTTGATAATGGTGAAAATTCTAATTGCCATCCGACATGGGATATGGTATACTATGACAGAAAAGGAAATGTGTTAGCAGAGTATAAAGGAACATTAAAATGAAAAGAACGACAAGAAAAGGTGTTTTTGAAACAAATTCAAGTAGTACGCACAGCATATGTATTGCTTCTGATTTTGATATGTCAAATGTAGAAACCCCTAAGAAAATATATTTTAAGTTTGGGGAATTTGGATGGGAAGTACGCAAACTTGACACCCCACAAGAAAAAGCATCATACCTATATACGGCACTTTTGGAACTAAATCTTCTAGAGGAATACACTCAACAGATTAAACATTATTTGGAATCAAACAATGTAAAATGTGACTTTCAGGAAAAACCCCAAGAAGGGGAATATGGGGGATATGATTATTACATTGAACACAATGTTGAAGAATTGGTCGATTATGTGGAAACTGTTTGTAATTCGGAGGATACTTTATTGAGCTACCTCTTTTCGAACAGGAGCTTTATATTAACTGGCAATGACAATGATGATAAGGATGTTGATATTAATGTTGATTATCCTCATTTGGAATTTTATAAAGGAAATTAAAATAACATGGAAAATAACACAGATATTGTAGAATTTGCAAAAGAAATTGCAACAAAAGCCCACGAGGGGCAGTATAGGCGACCTAATAGGTTTGGTATAAAAGAACCCTATATCAAGCATCCTGAACGTGTTGTAGGTCTTGTATCCAAGTATACACAAGATAGTGATGCTATTGCTGCCGCATGGTTGCATGACGTACTTGAGGACACAAAATGCACTGAAATGTCTTTAAAGGACAGTGGCATTCCTGATACAGTTTTATATTTTGTGAGACATTTGACCAAAAATAAAGAAATAAAATATGAGAATTATATTGAAGAACTTACAAAGTGTGATATAATGGTAAGAATGATAAAAACGGCTGACATATTGGACAATCTAACAGACAGCCCCTCAAATAGTCAGATAGAAAAATACAAAAAAGCGTTAATGCTATTGGCATTATGAAAGGAAAATTGATATGAAAGAATATTTTATACCCATTGGAAAAGATGAGGAATTATCTAAAAAAGTCCAAGAGGCATTGTTTAGTGCTGGATTCGCATGGCACATTCCACATGCCGGAACATATTTACGAGACGATATAAAATTTATATGGCTTAATTCGTGTAGTTTGCGTGGTGGTATGGTTTTTAAAATATGGGATGGAAGCGCAGAAAATTGCTATGTGGTTTCCCCATATTGGGTACTAGAACACGCACATGAACTTGATGGTGCCTCTCCAAAACCTGACCCCATAAAAGAAATGACTGTTAATGAAATAAGTAAAGAATTGGGATATAAAGTAAAAATAGTAGGAAAGGAAAATTGATATAACTATGGATACACTAAAGGTTTATAAATTGCTTGGGGGTATAGAAACACCCAAAATAGCCACACAGGGTTCAGCATGTTTTGATATTCCTGTTAATTTTAACACCAATTCGGAAATAAAGGGAAGGGGATTAATACATTTGAAAAATGGAAAATATATTTTCAGCCTCCCTCCTCAGTCTATTTGTCTTATACCAACTGGATATATTTTTGATATTCCAAAGGGATATCATGTAAAAATGTATGTACGCAGTAGCACGCCTCTAAAGACAGGACTTATTTTGGCCAATTCTGTGGGTATAATTGATAGTGATTATGTACATGAGGTGATTGTCCAGATGTATAATACTACTGATAGATTTATTGAAATTGAATCAGGAACCCGTTTGTGTCAGGGGGGGCTTGTTAAAAACAATGAAATAACCATAGAAACTATATCCGAAAAACCAGTTCAAAAGACGGACAGAAAAGGGGGTTTTGGGAGTACAGGAAAATGAAACATCTGTTAATACTTCTAGGAATGATGATTTTATTATATGGTGCTGCTATGCAGTGTGGATGGTGTCTTTTCTGGGTTTGTTGGCGACAAGTGTGAGTGCAATATATATAACCTTTTGTATTATTATAAGGATTTAATCTAAAGATGTTGTATAGTTCAATAAAATATCTAAAAAATGGCACAATGGTACACGTGCATGAAAAACTAGATAGTGGTTACATAGTCAGCTATGTACAGTTTGCCAAAGAACATGAACTCAATTATATTATAGAAAAATATAGATTTTTTGTAAAAGATGTGTATGATAGTTATGAAAAATGTAAATAATTTATAAAATGTACTTGCTTTTTAAAAATATTGTGGTATATTATGACATGGTTGGGGTAGTTTAAATCGGAAAAATACCTACAACAAGTGGGAGATGTGGGTTCGATTCCCGCCCCTAGCTTTATAATTAAAAGGAAACAAAAATGGAAGCAGCAATAGAATATGAAAACTGTAGTCATAATGGCCACAAAGAAGTAGTATCATTTCAAACATCACTTTTACGGGCAATGGGAAGAACAAAGAGGGAAGAACCTCTACTAAAGACTGCCTTAAAAAATTGTCCATTTTGTGGTTCTGTGGTTGTTTTATGCAAAAATAAAAATGGGGATTACGCCTCCTATTTTTGTTCCAGTCCCATGTGTAAGGAAAAAGGATATATAAAAAATTCAAAGAAAAAGGAAACAAAAATGACAAAAAACAATGTTAATGGCATCACGGCAAGTTCTTGTGAGGAATCAACAAAAGAGATTACAAATGCTACCACAAAGGAAAACTTTGTGGAACTGTTAAACAATGTTCTTACGTTGGACAAGAAAAGTAGGGAACTTATTGAATTTGGGTTTGATATGGGTAGTCATGTAGTTCGTAATATAGAACTGTCATCCGATATTATTTGTGAGACAATATGTAATCTTTATGGTATAGATATTGAATTTTTTGTAGAATGGTTCTATTCTGACAAGAAAAAGGTATCAAAACGCAGTGGAAAAACCAGATACATATTAATAGACACCCCAGAACGTTTTTATGCTTTTGCTATGGCAAACGGACCTACACTTATGGAATATGAGATAGTAAAATGAATAACATACCAGTGGCGAGTTCACTAGATATAGAAGTAAAAGCAGGTAAAATGCAACCCCGTGGGTATAGAATATGGATTCCTCCCAATGGAAATCCTTTTTGGGTACATGGAGGGGGGGGCAAATATTATGGCAAAAGATAATTTAACACAGAACGAAATAGACTATTTTCTAAAGTAGCTTATATTTATAAGTTAATCTAAACTTGTATGGTTTATGGAAACATGAAAAACATATAATGAGTGAACTTCGTACATGGATTGTAAAACAAGTTGAAAGAAAAGAAATAGAATCTTTTATTGAAAAGAATCATTACTCTGGCTCAATAAATGGTTGTATAACTGATTATTGTTATGGACTTTATGATAGAGATGTATTAAAGGGGGCTTTGTTTTTTGGTAGGCTTGCTATGGCAAATCAGTGGAAGAAATATACTGATAATCCAGAAAACATAATAGAGCTTCGTAGACTTTGTTGTATAAATGATACGCCTAAGAACACAGAAAGCTATTTTATAGGTAAAGCTCTACGAATGCTAAAAAAGGACTGGAAATCTGATGGAATTGTTGTGTCATATGCTGATATGGAGTATGGACACGAGGGTACCATATATAAAGCCAGTAATTTTAAGTGTTTGGGTACAATAAAAGGTGCAAAAGTTATTATACACAATGGCAAAAGATACCATGATAAAGCCATTAGAACCTTTTATAAGGGTAAACTAAAACCATATGCCATTAGATTGAGAGACGCATTGGCAACTGGTGAAGCATACTATAAAGAAACTGCTGGAAAAGTGGTATATATTTACAATCTATGAGAATATTTTATTTGACATTTCCAAAATAATATGATATACTTGTTTGTCTTATGATAAAGATAAACAAAAACATCGTGAATAAGGCAATAGAAACAGCAGTAACATCCAATGTACGACGGGGAAAGGTTGCTGCTGTTATTTATACAGACAGGGGTGAAATTCTTGCAACAGCTTGTAATACAAGGTTTTATAGAAACACGAATTCAGGTAAATTTACTATTCATGCCGAGGAAGTGGTTATATCAAAGGCATATAAAATGTGCTTGAACCGCAGGTATAATAATCTTAATATGTTTGTACTGCGTTATAAGAAAGAAACAAAGACTATTGCGATAGCAAAACCTTGTATAAAATGTCAGATATTGCTTAAAAATTGGGATTTTCCAGTATATTATACTACCGAATATGGTATAGAAAGGCTGAAATAAAATGAGATATAATGTAAAGGATTCTACTAATACCACCACACTTCTAATGGGGGGTACACTTAGGAATTCTAAACAAATCTGGAATATTAATGATGCAAAGATATCTAAAATATTTTATTCTTTCTTGATTCCAAAGGGTGTTCTCAGTACAAAGATAAATATTTACCCACATTGTTTTTCCGTGTTTGGTTTTGCAAAATGGGGACTAAAAAATAAAAATCCAAAACACTATGCAAAAGGAGTTGGAGGTATAAGTTATGATGATGGTGGTGCTGAGTTTAAAAGTTGCTTTTCAAATGCAATGGGGGCATTTTTTGGAAATGATACAAATATAGAAAGGCTTTTGTGTAAAGAGGATGAATATTGGGGCAAAGAGGATACCAATACACCTTCTGTGAGTCTTTTTGCCAAATCAAATGTAGAAGATCCCCAAAAAGGGGTTTTGACATGCTGCTCCAGACTGTCGCTGGATACCTTTGTTACAAAAGAAACTGCATCAGAGTATAAATGGATTGGCAATGGATATAATATTGAAGTAAAAGAAACAATTAGAAATTATACAACATCATTAGGAGAACTTCGCACTTTTTTTGAGAACATGAAAAAGACCATTATGGGCACATTAAAAAAAGAATTGGAACATACTACTGAATATGGTACAGAAAGGCTGAAATAATGCACGAAATAGTAGAAGCATTTAAAAGCAATCCAATAGCTTTGTCATTGATAAGCCTATATGGTGCAGGTGTTTTGACATTCCTATTAAGAAATGTGCCCACCAAGATATATAATCTATTTCTTCGTTATTTTACCACAACTCTTACATTGACCAGCCAGAATGATATATACCATCTGGCATTAAAGTGGTTTGAAAATGAGTTTAGAAACAAAAATTACAGAACCATAAAACTAACTAATGGACGTTGGGGCAGGGATAGCAAAACAACTAAATCTTTCGGATACGGTGTACATTTTATTGTATATCATAGAACAATATTATTAGTAGCATTGTCAAAAGATGCACAGAGTATAGCGGAATATGATAAAGAAACTCTGGCAATAAAGAAACTAGGTAGAAGCCATAAAATATTTGATAATCTTATGAAGGAATTTATTGTATCTGAAAAGAAAAACAGTAAGATTCTTCAGATAAATAAGGGAAACAGTGGGGATTGGTACTACGTTAGAGACATCAATAAAAGGGATTTTAATACCATTTTTCTGGAAAAAGAAAAAAGGAACAGTATTGTAAGCAGAATAGATTCTTTTGTAAAAAATGAGAAATGGTATACCGATAAGGGCATCCCCTATCAACTTGGTATACTATTGTATGGGGAACCCGGAACAGGAAAGACAAGCCTTATAAAAGCAATTGCATCTTATCTTGACTATGCCATATACTATCTTGATTGTGACAGTCTTTATAAAATAGGAGGATTAGTGTCCAGATTGCCAGACAAGTCTATACTGGTCATAGAAGATATAGATGGTAATAAAATAACTCATAAAAGAAAAGAAAAACGATTAACAACACCAGAAAACCCACATATAGTCAAAGAGGTTTATAATACCGAACAAGAGGATAGGACTGGATTTGTGGATAGCCTTTTAAATATATCTAGTATATTGAACTCCCTTGATGGGTTGTTTTCATCACATGGCAGGATACTAATTGCTACCACAAATCATATAGATAAACTTGACCCTGCTTTGCTCAGGCCAGGCAGAATAGACTTAAAGGTGCATGTTTCATATGTAACTTTTGAAATTTTTAAACAGTTTGCCAAATCCTTCTTTACAAATGAAAAATATGGTAAGTTTGAGATAAAAAAACAAACAACTGTAGCAGAATTGCAGAATATGGTGCTTGAAAATAAAAAACTTTGTGATATAATAGAATTTTTAAAAGGATAAAAAATGAAAGACAAAAAATACATAGGCAAGGATGCACATCATTATTTTGCAGGCAGACACCTTATTATAGAACTATGGGATGCAAAGAATCTTAATAATGTTGAACATGTGGAATTGGTATTAAAACAGGCAATTAAAGATGCTGATGCAACATTGCTACACATTCATACACATCATTTTGGAGAAGATTCCGGACTAACCAGTGTAGGTATACTAAGCGAATCCCATATTAGTATACATACGTGGCCTGAAATAAATTATGCGGCATTGGATGTATTTTTGTGTGGAACAAAGAACCCATATGATGTTATTCCGGCTATTAAAAATGGATTTGGGGGCAAAATGCAGATAATCGAACATAAAAGAGGTATTTTGGAATGATTAAAGATAAAATAATTATTGGAATTAATGGTAAAATGGGCAGTGGAAAGAGCACTTTGTGCAAAAAACTGTCTGCATTTGACTCTGTACTGCACATAGATTGTGATAGTATTGCCAAGAAGTATACAAAAGATATGCATGAAGTTGGGGAAATAAAGGGGTATCTGCAAAGATATCCTAATATATTTAAAGAAACTCTTGCAATAGAAACACAAGAACTTATTAATAAAGTACTTAGCAAAATAAAGACCTCCATGTTTTCCGAGATATTTACTCTAGTAACCGAAACCAAGCGCAACTATATTCTAATAGAATGTGCCAATATTCATCAGGATATCAGATTACAAAATCTTTGTACTGATATTTTTACGATAGTTGGCGAGATACAGAAACCTTACAAGCATTCTGACAATTTTGTAGCCAATATGTTGGAACTTCAGAAGGATTTCCCTGTTTATAATCAGGTGACTACCAAAACGGCATTTGCCACATTTCCCTTGTTATTTGCAGAATATACCAGAAACAAAGCACTGGTTGATAATGCTTATCACAACATAATACACCCTATGAAAATGTTGTCAAAAATGTCATCATTGGACATAGCATTGGTACATGCCATTATTTATCATGATATATGCTATGCCAAACGAGTGTATGGGGCTTCCCATGAAGATTATGCGACAAATGTTGTTAAATCAAAGTATGGTGGGTGTCCAGAAGTAGATGATATGGTTAATTTAATTATGTCCACTAAGGGAATCCCTGATTTTAATAATATGAACCAAATTCAGGCACTTGACTGGCATGTGTTTCTTGAGGAAAATGATGAACAACTGTATAAATATGAGAGAAACATATTTACAGAATTTTCCAAATGTCATTTGGATGTTTATAAAAAAGAAAGAATTAAATTTTTAGAATCGGTTTTGAAGGCTGCTGAAAATAGGCCAATTATTTGTGAAAATGTGCAAAAGTTGGTTGCTTATATTAACAACAGACGATACAAAATTGGTATGTTTGTAGGAAGTTTTAATCCATTTCATATAGGGCATTATGATATTTTGACACAGGCAGAGCAGGATTTTGATAAAGTAATAGTAAGCAGGGGGTGTAATGATGCAAAACAAACACCATCATATCCTATACCAGATATTGTTATAAATAGTTATGAGTATACAACATATAGTGGTATGTTGGTTGATTATCTTGCTACTTTGCCCTATGATGTTACTATTATACGAGGCATAAGAAATGTTAAAGATTATGAATATGAAAAGGATTTTGCCAAGTATTGCAAAGATATCCTTCCAAATATCAAATTTGCCTATTATTTTTCAAAGCCAGAATATGAACATATATCATCATCAGGCATAAGGGAAATAGAAAAACATGATAAAAGATATGCTGAAAAATACTTGACTTTCTAATGAAAGAGGAGTATACTTATTTATTATGATAGTAGATGACGATAAAATTAAAACAGAACTTGAATTCTTTCTAGGTAGAGAACCCACCAGTAGGGAAATTACTTTTGTTTCCCATGCTCTAAGATATGGAAATTGTTTTATTGAAGTTATGGTAGATAGTATATATGAAGCAGAGGTACTTATAAACCTTTGCGAAACATTTAAGACTGGTAAAAAATGAGCAGAAACCTTACAAAAGTTGACGAACCTATATATTTTACTTCTGATACACACTTTTATCACAGAAGGATACTTGATTTCTGTCCTAATAGGGTGTTTGAAGATGAGTATGAAATGAATACCGAACTTGTTGACATATGGAATGCCAAAGTTCCTGAAAATGCTCTTGTAGTCTTTTTGGGTGATTTTTGTTGGCTTAATGATAACAAAAAGGAAATGGCTAGAGAACTAATTCATTCCCTTAATGGCAGAATTCATTTTATTGAGGGCAACCATGATGATATTATGTATAGTCTTAGAAATGAATTTATAAGCTATTCTCAGATACGAACTTTCAAAATAAAGGACGAAAGTTTTAAAAGTGGATGGAAAAGTATAGAATGTTGCCATTATTGTCTTGATACCTGGAATAAGATGCATTATGGTACATGGCATGTGTTTGGGCACTCGCACGGCAAGCATATTACACCAAAAAACAGACTATCTATGGAAGTTGGCATAGATTGTCATAAAAATATGGAACCTTTTTCCTATGATGAGATTAAGCAGCACATGCTGAATAATAAGAATGTGGATATAGAAACTGGACAATTGTTGCCAATAATGAAAAGAATTGGCAATTGGTTTAACAATTATTGAGGAAAAAATTATGATTGAGATTAAAAAGTCACCTACAGCGGATACAAGAACATGTGATTGGAATAAAGTGGAGAAAGAGACACTTGAAAACAGTTCTATATCCCATATCAAAGATGTTCAAAAGGGTATGGAATTCTTTAAAAAGATGCTGCATGATGCCGGACAATCGCATGATTTTGATAAACTTTCAGAAATTGACAGGTTCTTGAAGGATTTTCAAACAGGCTTTAAAGAAACTAGATGGTGGGACAACCACAGGAAAGTCAATAGGCATCACATTTTACAAGAAGACGGTATTAGGGATGATGTAAATCTTGTTGATGTACTTGAACTTATTGTGGATTGCGTAATGGCTGGAATGGCAAGAGCTAGCAATGTGTACCCTTTAGAAATCAAACCCGAATTGCTTATGAAAGCATTTGAAAATACCGTTAAACTTATTAAACAGAATGTCAAAGTAGTGGAATAAATTACATGAAACTACTTAAAAATCTACAAAATGAAAATAAGATACATCCTCCAAAGTTCCTTGTGGATAACGTGCATTATGCCACAATAATGGGCAGTATGGCATATGGCTGTAATACAGAGGAATCAGACTATGATAGTAAGTCTTCCTCGGAACATGTTTTATATTTTAATAAATTGTTCTTAAAATAGTTCCACGGTTGCTTATATCCAGAAATATCTTTAAATTTTTTAAAGTCCTTGTCATTTTGTATAAAAATTGCAAAGTATTCCTCATGTCTTTTTATTGCTTTATCCCTTTGCACCCCTCCCCCTTTTAGTCCCATACTCCTTAGTTGTTCCATACTCACCGGTTTGGCGTTGGGTCTTTTTATTCCCAAAATCCACCCATTTTTTAGATATTCTTCTACTTGTTCTTTTAATACCCTTTTTATGATTATTTTATTATTTTCTTCCTTGTACATGGTTCTGCGGGGGTGTTCCGCTTTATATTTTTTCATTTTTTCTATTCTTTCTCTCTTCTTTTCTTCGGGCATGTTTTTATGCCATTCTTTTAAAGTTTTGCTCCTTTTTTCACTTATCTCTTTTTTTCTTTCATCTGTTATGTTTTCATATGCTTTTTTACATATCAATTTAAATTCCTGCTTTTGCTTCTCTGTTTTTTTGGCCTCCAACTTCTTCCCTATTTCTTTCATCTTTAGAGAATGTATCTCTCTTTTTCCATCCCTATCCCATGCTTCTTGTTTTTTTCTTTTTGTTTTTAAAAGGTCTTCTTCTGTCAGTAACCCCCTCCGTTTTTTTCTTTTTTCATCAATTTCCTTTTTAATCTGCATTCTTTTTTCAGGATTCATATTTTTCCATGCATTTATGGTTCTTTCTGAACGCTCTCTTCTTATCTTTTCTTTCTCTTCTTCTGACAAGTTTTCCCATTTTCTTCTATTATCTCTAGCTTTTTTTATCCAATGTTCTTTATCATAGGAGGTGACAACCCCATTGGATTTGTTTAAAAAGTCTTCTCTGTTCTTGGCATCTATCCGATGAAGAACAGTTCTTTCCCACTTCATGGCTTTTTTTGCGGTAGTGAATGTTTTTCTTATTTTTATTATATCGGGGTGCCCATATGTCCTTATATAGTTTTTAACCTCTTTGGAGGATGTAAAATAAGTTACCCATAAATCATCAGGATGGCATCCAGATGAATAGATACATTTAGTTCTCTTAGAGTACCTAACACCATAGTACCATTTATTCATCGTAGACCACCCAATAAAATAGGTGTAGGGGGTATATTTTTTGTCCGCGTTTTTATTTATATTGTCCATATCTTGCATATCATCTCCTTAATATATTATATACTAAGTAGATATAAAAATAATAAATTTTTTATTCTATTTTAAAGTATTTATCTTGACTTATTAAAATTTTATGATAATATAGGGACTTATGATAGAATGCCTTGAAATGCAGTATGGCAATCTATCTAACGTAATAAGGTGTGAATATCGAGAAAATGAGGATACTGTTCTTTTAAATAAAATTAGGCAACTTTTATCTTGACATTGCTAATTATTTGTGGTAATATGCTTGTATTATGAATATAGAGAACTTGGAAAATTTGGGAATTTTTATCGAAGAGATGTCGGTATACAATATACTCGCCCTAATGAATGCCAATAGGTTTATATTTGAGGACAAGGAGTATGCAAATACTGAAATGGTTGCTGGTGTCGAATCTCGTGTAATAGAACGTATGATGGTACATGATATTCCCAACAGGCCCCTTTATTTTATGGAAAAAGACAATAAATGGGAATGCATTAGCGTATATGCATCACACGTTCTGCCCGCCATTAAGCATTTTATTGTGGACAAGTCTCTAAAATTGACTGATTTAGACTACCTAAAAGATTTTACCACAATGGGTTATGATGATTTGCATCCTAAATATCAGAGAAAAATAAAGGACAGTAGGATGTTTATTCATATTATACAGGAAAGTACTCCTGATAAAATAAAAGAAATTATTCTTAATAGAATTAATTTGGATGAGATTTGAGGAATAATATGAATAAAACACTAAATAAAGGTGATTATGTTTTGGCAACAAAATACCCTGATGGCGACCCTCAAGACCAATGGTGTGTGGGATTCTACGAGGGAATGGAAAATGATAGACACATTGTGCTAGACGATGATGGGGAGAGATTTAGATATAGTGGGTTTAGACGTGTTAAAAAGATATCTAAAGAACGTGGATTATTCCTTTTATTACATAAAGATGACATACAATGGAGTTCTAAAAGTCTTTGGTGGTGGGCGAGATGCAGCATGAAAACCATAGAGGGTGTCCTCAGACAGGATGTTGACTGGAAATCCCTATGCAACAGTCTCTATACTGTACTTGATGGACTATTGGATGGTCTTGATGCCAATAGAGACGGATATCATGGACACGAAGGTGTTGGAATATCCGAAAAAGAATGGCAAAAAAGAATATATGTGGCAAATAAAGCAGTAGAAAATTATTATAAAATAGGAGATTAAAAATGATAGAAAATCCTGTTATATTTTGGTTGATTATTTACTTGATTTGGCTTCCAGTTTCATATATACTTATGAAAAACTGGATTAAATGCTTGTCAGAACAATGGACATCGGGGGACAGGGTTATGGTAATTTTAAGTTCTCTTTTGGTACTCCCCATGTTTATTTTGGCAATAATGATAGGCATAACATGGATTGTGGCAATGAAATTGTCAAATGGATGGCAGGATGATGCTAACTGGTAGGATGTATTATGAGGCCAAGAACACTTAAAAATCTGCATAGACTTAAAACAAAAAGACTGGATTTAAAAACCAGAGTGGTTCCAGTTTGGAAAAAAGATGCTAAAAAGAGTAGAAAAAGGTTTAAAAATGATGCTAATAAGGAAATAGAATAAGTGTTAAAACTTTCTGAAAATAATTGCACATTTCTACCTCACAGAAAAAGCATCCCATTGCCAGCAAACTCCACAAGTGCATTGGTGCTGTGTGACAGGTGCGGCAAGGAAATGGTATCTTTCCCGTCCATAAGTTATATACAAATAGGTGGACACACCTATACATTTGTTTATTGTCCCTCATGTGGTATGGAGGGAATTAGGTTGTGAGTTTATTATATAAAAAGGAAAACAAAAATGATTAAAAAGAAGAGTGGGTTTACAGTTAGAGAAACGGCGATTCTTATTTGCCTAATGGCAATGATATGTTGTATATGGTTATTCCCAACGGATGATAGCAAACCAAATGGAAAATATGGTGTTGCCCTTAATACAAAAGATATAACAATGTCTTATTCAGATAAAACAGCTTCTTATTTGCTTTCAAACATATCTTGTACAAAGCAAACCGTATCCCTTTATAGGGGAAAAGAATGCCTTGTTTACACAATTGACACTAATTCAAGTTACTATATTCCTGCAAATGTGGTGTTTGACAGAATAGAATCCGAGCCCATTAAAATTTCTGATTATGTTACCCCATTTGGCACAAAAGTGGTTAAATAATGCTAATTCCACTAAATAAACTATTTCCAACTATTATCATGGCACTGATGCTATGCAGTGGTATATTTTATGTTGCAACTGATTGGCGAAGGTCTGTTTATTGGTTTGCGGCATCTATAATAAGCTATGTTGTAACATATTGAGGAATATAAAGTTATGAAAAGAGGTGCATTATAAAATGAAAATAACAATGGACAGTAAAGTAGTAAGGAAGGCTGCCTTTGAAGCTCTAAAATATTGGTATCGCAAAAGAAAAGCCAAAAGAATGGAATATTTTAATAAAAGGAAATGGTACTGGATTTGTTTTAAAAAGACATTTCCTTTCTTCTATTTTGAGACTCCATATAAATCACTCAATGAAATGCTTGCCGATATTAGAGACAACGGTGCAGTATATGAGGGAATAAATATGATGTGGTATTGGAATACAATAGGGACTATAGAGGATATATACCTATTATCTAGACGTGCCTTAACTATTAGACTGGATGAAACAGATTATGGATATATTAGGAAGTGGGTAAAATGAATATAGGCATAGTAGGTGGCAGGGATTTCAATAATTATGACATTCTTGTATCAACTTTTGCCAATCTTGTGGAAGAAAATAAGTGGGACTGTAAAGGTCTTACTATTGTCTCAGGGGGTGCAAAGGGTGCTGATAGCCTTGCAGAACAGTTGGCAAATGATATTGGAACCAAAACACTTATTTTTAAAGCCAATTGGGATAAATATGGTAAGTCAGCAGGATATAGAAGAAATGTGGCTATTGTTGAAAACAGTGATATAATTATAGCATTTTGGAATGGAATATCTAAAGGAACTAGACATACAATAGACATAGCAAAAGTGTCTAAGAAGTGTCTATTTGTCTATGATTATTCTGGTAAAAAGGTGTTTGTGGAATAGTTAATATTTTTTAATTATTCCATAATTTTTATAGAATTTTTATAGAATTTTTACAGAATTTGACTTGGTTTGGTGTATAATGTATTATGGAAAAGACAAATAAAAACAAAAACGCACCCCAGGATATTAAATTAGAATATGTGCCTACTGAAAAGCAAATGGAACTGCATACATGTAATTCGCCATTTATTCTATTTGGCGGGTCCATCGCCGGGGGCAAAGGCAGCAAACTAGACACACCAATTATTACGCCACATGGGTTTAGAACACTAGGTGATATTGAAGCGGGTGACTTTGTGTTCGACACAGAGGGCATGCTAGTACAGGTATTAACATGTACTGACCACATGTATAACCATAAGTGCTATGAAGTAACATTTGATACAGGGGAAACAATTACAGTAGATGCTGAACATCTTTGGGCAGTTTATTCATATAAGGATAGAATAAAATTAGCTAAGCGGTCTGAGGAATATAGAGCCAAAAGACGTGCTAACAGGCCCAGTAGGGGCACAGGGGCAAAGCCGTTTCTAGCAAAAATGAATAGTGAAAGGGAATATACATACCTTGATAAACCAGAATTGCGGGTACTAACCACCGAAGAATTATTTAAAACTAAACTTGTATTTAGACCAAAGTATTCCCCCATAGTCAATTATACTATTCCTGTTACAAAGCCTCTACAATTTACAGAAAAGAAGTACAAGGTATCTCCATATGCTCTTGGGGTTTTTCTTGGTAATGGGTCTATGGATACTAATTATATTGCTTGTGATTACCCAGATGTTCAAACAATAAAGGATGTGGCAAAGGAGGAGAACCTTCCCTGGAGACAGATGAACCAGCCATATGTATTTTCTATAGATGGAATTAAACCAAGATTAAAAGAAATAGGTGTTTTGAATAATAAACATGTACCTACAGAATATTTATTTGGTTCTTACGAACAAAGATTGGCACTAATTCAAGGATTGATGGACACAGATGGAACTGTAAGCAAGGAAGGAAAGGCAGAATTTACATCATCTTTGCCAAATCTTACTGAATCTTTGGTTTTTCTGCTTCAGTCTATTGGCGTAAAATGTGGTGTAAATAGGAATAAATCTACACTTTATGGCAAAAGATGCAAAGACAGATATAGAACTACATTTAGGACAACACTCCCCATTTTCCGACTTAAACGCAAACTAGACAGACTTCCTAAAAAAGTGGGGGAAACTTGCAAATATCATTACATTACTGACATAAAAGAAGTCGAGTCAGTTCCTGTAAAGTGTATTGCAGTAGATTCCCCTACAAAGACGTATCTTGCTACCAAATCCCTTATACCTACTCATAATTCTGTGGCCGGTGTTAATGATATGTTACAGAGAGCTTTGGAATACAATAACAATGTTGTAGGTATATATCGTTGGGAGAATCAGGCATTTGAAAAATCAACTATGCAGACTGTGGAAGAATGGATTCTAAACAATGATGCCGCAAGCAAGCTAATTCTAAACCATAATAAATCAAAAAAAGTTATAACCCTTGTAAATGGGAGTCAAATCTTCTATGGTGGACTTAAACCCTCTTCAAATGCCGACCTTTGTTCTATTATCAAGTCATTTGAACGTACAGCCATGTTTGTGGATGAAGTTACTGATATGCCTGAACATGTTTTTAAGTTCCTTTGTGCCCGTATAGGACGTAAACACGCAATAGACCCATCTACCGGAACTTCAGTCATTCCACCACAACGGCTAATTTGTTCATGTAATCCCCATCCAGGATGGGTTAAAAAGACATGGATAGATAACCCGACTCCGTTGCATAAGTTTATTAAATCAACTTCTTATGATAATCCTCATATAGGCAAAGACTATATTGATAATCTAAAAATAATTCAAACTAAAGAATTCATAGATATAATGATTAATGGTAACTGGGATAGTGATGCAGTTATTGATAATCTTTATTCGGAGATGCTTGTATCAAGAGCCGTTGCAGCAAACATAGTTCCATCCAAAGACTGTAATGTCTTTATGGGCGTAGACCCTGCTTTTTATGGTGATGACAGAGCAGTTATAGTACTTGCAAGGGGGGATTCAGAGGGCGTTAAGGCAGAAATCATTTTTGAATCCAAGAAACTAGACCCAATGGAACTCGCTGATGTGGTAGAGGAACTATATAAACAGTATGAACCTCTGGAAATTCGCATAGATGCAGTAGGAAATAATATAGATTCTATATTATTGGATAGAGGTCTCCCCATACAATCTATTATAGGAGGGGCACTCAAGGATGGATTTTTAAATAGAAGAGCCGAACTTTATTGGAATTTGTATGAGCTTTTAAGGGATGGTAAAATACAACTTCCTGATTGCCAAGAACTTGTAGATGAGATGCTTGAAATAAAGTTTATGCGGAATGCCTCAGAAAACAAGTTTACAATAGAGGCAAAAAAAGATTTTAAAAAACGTAGGGGAGGTAAAGAAAAATCACCTGACTACCTTGATGCCCTTGTTTATGCCTGTGGTGAGATAGCAGATAGCTATATAATAGGGGGTCTGGTATGAAATCTGAAAAAATTGATGAATTTGTGATAAAAAATAAAAATATTCACTTGCAAAATATAAAAAAGTATGCTATACTTGGGCTTAGTAAGACAAAAGATGTTGAAATAGTAGAAATATTTGAAAATATATTAAAGGAAATAAAATAGAAAGGTGGATTTATAATGGGTTGCGACATACATGCATATATAGAATACAAAGAAAAAGAAGGTGAAGAATGGCGTTCCTTTGGGCATGAGTATTTTTATCTATGTCGTGATTATGACATGTTTGCAGTCATGGCAGGGGTAAGAAATTACAAGGAATATGAACCTGTATCAGAACCAAAGGGACTTCCAGAAGATATTGCATGGCAAGCCAAACAGGGAAACACTCTATATATTGTGTATAAAGACGAGTGTGATGACGAGGGATATGTTACTGAGGAAACCGCAAACGATTGGATATCAAGGGGGTACAGCAAAATGGTAGGCGATAGGCGAGTTACGCACCCAGATTGGCATACCCACTCTTGGCTGACTTTGAATGAACTTAGAGAGTGTTTTAAACGAGTTGAAAAGATTGTTATAGGACAAGAGCATCCCCGCTGTTTCGATGTTTCCCATGACTGCCTTATGGCCTGCATGGAAGCAATTGAAAAAAGAGGATATACGTCAAGATTGGTGTTTTGGTTTGATAATTAAAAAAGGAAATAAAATAATGTTGAACGGCATAATATTTTTAGTGGGCTTTGTAGTAGTGTGGGCAGTTTTCGGCTATTTTTTTGGTTACAGACCCGAAAAGAAAAGATTTAACAATGGCATTTGTCTGTGTTGTGGTGGAAAATTAAGTTGTTTTGATATGGACAGTCAAGGAGGAAGATTATATGATTGTGATGGGTGTGAATATTGGACATCAGTTAGTTACCCTAGAATAGATAAAAATTATAATTAAGAAAAGGAAAATAAAATGAAAACAATAGAAATACAAATGAAAGCAAAGGATATTCCCAATAAGTCCACAGTAAGGAAAGTAACCGGAAAGAAGCATTATTATCTTACTAATGAGCTTATTATAACTGATTATAAGTGCAAGAATGCCATTGATTCATATGCACCCGTAGAACAAGGAAGCAAGTTCCTCTTTTCTGATTCAAACTATGTGGCAATGGTGAATGGGGATGCTGAATTGGTGTGGATTAAGGATGTTGAAGAAAACCAGAAGAAAGGTGTTCAACAGACTGAAACACTTAGGGATCTTGAAAATAAGGAGCAAAAGACATATACATATTATGTATCTTTTATGGTGTGTTCTCTTGATGGGCAGAGGGTGGCAAGCAGGCATACCACATTGTCCTTTAAACTGGGCAGTATCAAGAGTATTGAAGCAATGAAAAACTATTTATATACTTGTGGCTATGATAGAAATATTCACTTAATTAATATAATCTCTTGGAACGAAATAGAAAACTAAGAAAGACATTATGAAAGTAATCACAGAAAAACAAGATAAGCCTGTTCAAAATATTGAAGTTTTTACAGTATGTTCATATACTCCGCTTGTATTCCGATGGCTTTCTTCACTTGAAAGTACAGGATTTGATGCTAAAAACCATGCACATATTCTTCTGACCAACGATGTGCCAGAAAAGATACTGGCAAATATAAAGTCACGAGTTAAAACGCTTCTTATAGAAGAAATGACATGGCATAAAGACTTTAGAGAAAATTCAAAGTATGGTGTATTACATGGAAATAAGCAAAAAGGAATACAACTCTTTATAGAATATGGACTTAAAGAAATATCTGGTTTTGATTTAAACACAGTGTTGTTCTATTCAGATGCTTTTGATACAGTGTTCTACAAGAATCCTGCTCAATATGAGTATAAACATGCCATATTTTGTGCAGACGATTGCCTACCCATATCACAGCATCCACAGTATTCTCAAATTATTGACAAGAATTATTCAATGCTGCTCCTTCTTAATAGTGGTGTTTACTGCATGAAAGTACGAGACCATATTTATTTTAATGGTTATTGCTTGCACAATCAGGGCAAAACCACTTCAGAAAAAGGCGAGTTTAATACATGGATATATAGTGGCAATCACGATTTTGGTGATTTTGGACAGATACTAAACCATGAAAAAGGCGCAACACATGTTAAGAACAAAGATGGAAAGTTACATAAGTTAGGGTACACTAGTGAGATATGTGTTTTACATGCTAATGGCAATAGCAAAAATATATTAGAAAACTACATGACACAAGTAGCTTGTGTAAATATTCACAATATGATTGAGAACAGTTAAAATGGAATACAAAATAGGCAAAACATATAAATTAGATAATTGTGAACTAAAAATTAAAGTGGGTATTGATCTTCTAAAGCATCACCATGAACAAAATATATATCTAACCTATATGAAAATAGTAGGGCAAAACAGTTCGGATTATATTGATGTTGAAATGGGAAACTGTGTATTTAGTTTTGTAGCCACACTACCGAAGATAGAGGTGGATAATATTATTTTGACAGGAAATCATAAAGAGGAATAAAATGGATTTAGCTTTAGAAAAATATGAATTAATGAATCAATTAGGAATTGATTGTGGTTTAAGTCGAAAAATGCTTGGCAATGCTATCTGTTGGTACCATTTAAAAATAGGGCACAGTGTTTGTGATGAGATTGTTGATGCCATCCTTGAACGGGCCTGTCGTGAATGGCTGGACTCCAATATATGCCCAATATCATTTGAAAGTATGGGTGGTGGATTGTATCTGGTACACGGGATTGAAGCTGATGATAAAACATTTGACTCTTTTGGTGTTGCCCAGTTAGAGGTGTTGAAATATTGTTTAAAGGAAAATAAAAATGATTAAAAGAAATAGAAATTGGTGGGGATTACAAAGTCTTTCCACAAAGAAAATTATGGATGTGTTTCCCACACGGGACATAGCAAGAGAATGGAAAGAAGAGTATGAGATTGATACAAACGACACATGCAAAGTAGTCCCCCTTGATGTCAAAGTAAAGGAACATTAAAAAATGAAAAAGAATAAAAATTGGTGGGCCATTGTTGATAAAGAAACAATGGAAATAAAAGATGTTTTTAAAACAAGAGAAGTGGCAAGAGACCACCTTTGGTATTATAATTTATTTGTAAAATCATACAAAATAGAACCCATTTTTATTGCAAGAAATGAAAATGGTTGGTTGTCTTTTAAATAGGAGCTCCATTGTATTTTATTGGTGATATACACGGCGGATTTAATACCTATGAATACATGATTGCCAAAATGCCTTTAAAGAAGGGAATTGTTGGCATGGACTGTTCAATTCAGCTCGGTGACATGGGCATTGGTTTTCCACATGGCAAACGTGGATTGAAGTCCTGTTCCCCCGATTTGGGAAGCAACCACACATTTCTTAGGGGCAATCATGATAGTCCCAGAGATTGTGAAGAACATCCCAGATATTTGGGGGACTTTGGATACAACGAAAATACTAAAATTTTTCATATATCTGGTGCTTTTTCTATTGACAAAATATATAGAAAACCTTATATTAGTTGGTGGCCAGATGAAGAATTTAACTATAATCAACAAAAAGAATGTATTGAACTTTATCAAAGGATTAAGCCAAGATATGTGTGTTCGCATGATTGTCCCAGAGATTGTTATAAGTATGTTTGTACAAATGGTTTAAAATATGAAGGTACTTCTAGTACTACCAAATTTCTATCCAATCTTTTGGAAATACACAGTCCAGAGTATTGGATACACGGACATCATCATAATTATGTAGAATATGATGTTAAAAATACGCATTTTGTTAGTCTGTCGGAGGTAATATACGGGCCTCTTGCACAGTGTTATTATAATATACCTGAGATAAAAGTAGAAAAGGAAAGCAGTAATGGAAGTACTAACGCACAATAATAATACATTTAATTTGATTCAAGGTGACTGCATAGAAAAGATGCGGGAAATGCATGACAAGAGCATAGACCTGCTTTTGACAGACCCCCCTTATGGTGTTAATTACAAGTATAATATGTATGACGACACCAAGGAACATCTTAAATCTCTTGTAGACTCTTTTATGCCAGTTGCAATGAGAGTGGCTAAAAGAATAGCAGTAACATGTGGGAATGGAAATCAACATTTATACCCCCCCAGATTGGACAATGGCTTGGGTCATTACAGCAGGGGCAGGACAGAACAAGTGGGGATTTACATGTTGGCAGCCCATTTTAGTATATGGCAAATGCCCATTTAGAGCCAATAGAATGGGGGCTAGACCTGACATTCTATGTAGTAATGAGAGAAGCGAAAAAAAAGGACATGCGTGTCCCAAACCCATCGGATTATGGACTAAACTATTGGAAAGATGTTCTGTAAAAGAAACAGATATTGTTTTAGACCCATTTATGGGAAGTGGAACAACTGGTGTTGCGTGTCTTAATACAAACCGTAATTTTATAGGTATTGAACTTGATGAAACTTATTTTAATATATCTAAACAAAGAATAGAAAATGCTATTAAGGAAAAGGAAAACAAAAATGAACTTAGCATGTGAAGATTGCAAATCAGAAATAAAGCCTAATGATAATTATTGGCATGACAAAAAGGGATATTTTTTATGTGAATCCTGCTTTATTGCAGCACTTTCTCAAAATATTGAGGATGGTATTCAGGACCTTGATGATTTGGATGCCGATGATGTTGACGATATTGACGATATTGACAATATTTGTTGAATTTTTTATCTTGACTCCCCTCGTGTTTGTGATATAATGTGGTTTGTGTTGAAGGACTTAACTATATTTTAACAACCCATTAGGAGATTTAAAATGAATACTGCAAGTGGTCAGACATGCAAGGAACTCAGGGAATACAAGAACATCAAAAAGTATTTCAAAATACAGGCTGCAAAAGGCAATTACCTTCCAAAAAGAAAGAATGTACAAAATGACAAATAATTTAGGTGGGTTTGATGAAACAGAAGAACCGGAAGATTTTGATGAACGGGATGATTTTGGAGATATTAATGATAATGATTTTGATGCCATGAGTATGATGAATGAACTGTTTGATAAGGACAACTTTGGAGAATCATATGGTTTGGCCAAGAACCTACCAAATAAGCAAAACAAACCAAAAAATCTCAAAAAGCCTGATATAAGCGTTCCTTTTGAGAATATTAATATAGGTGATATCATTACTGTTGTAGCGGCACCTATGTATGAAATACCCATTGGGTTAGATGGATTTACCATGAAAGAGGATACGTTACTTCATAATAACATAATGCTTGTTACAGCATTGGAATTGCCTTTTATTGGGATCACAAATTTTTCAAGGAATTATACAGATGTTGGGTATGAAAAACTTGTTTTCAATGGATATTCGGAATATAAGTTTTTTAAATTGTCCGATAGATTTGTAAAAGCATCCATGTATTCTACCAGATATAAAGACCTTGATAAGTTAAGAAAAGAGGTTATTAAAAATGCAGGAAAATAAAGACAAATTTAGTAGAGAACGTAAGAGAATAGAACAGTTTTTTGAGATAACAAAACACCTTTGTTCCAAAAACAACATAAAAGACTCCGAAAAGATTAAGGAAATAAATTATAAACTATCTTCTATGGTGGACAAGTTTGTACATAATAAAGTGGATATAAAGGACATTTATAGAGAATTTTATAGGGCGATTAAAGAATGAACACAAATTATGAAAAAACACAGCATAACATAGAAACCCTTGATATGTTCCGTTTGGCAAACTTTAATGATATGAAAGAGGACACCATATTATATACATGGTGTTATTTCGATGCAACAGTCTATAAAACAACAGTAGAATCCATTATAAACGATACCACATTTTTGGCAGACGATGGTTGTGCATATGATATTAATGACGAATTTTATATCCTTAAATCAAATTCGGAACTTGTTGATGAAGTAGAAAGACTTAAGACAGTATTGAAAAACATTAAAGAGTGCATGGGAGCAGTGGAAGTATGAACTATATGATCGGTATAATTACTATTCTAGTACTATTAATAGCATTTTTTGTAGGATACGCCGTTAAAAGCAAATTAATCAAAACAAGTGAAACAAATAAGATATCAAAAAGTATGGTTATATTTGATGATACTGATATTAAATTGGAAAAGACTAATGGAACATTGTTTATAATAAATAAAACACCGTGTACTAAAATATTAAAAATAAGTACATATTATAAAAAGAAACAATATATTTTACAATATATTTTAAAACCAAACAAGAAATATAATGTTGATATTTATGTTAAAGTATCAAAGATTTGGGTTGATGACATTAAAACAACTATTCCAGAATATCTGGAAATATAACAGGAAAGGAAAATATATTATGCTTATTTTTATCGGTGTGGTTATTTGGATATTGTGTGGTGTTTTGTCATACATAATCAACAAGGCATCGGATATAAATGGGGGACTTGGTTGGACTGTAGCAGACAGAAGAAATGGTGTTGCTTTTTCCCTGTTTGGACCAGTTGCATTGTTGGCAAGTATTGTAGTTTATCTTGTTTATGATAAGAGCGATAAACCCGCTAAATGGTAAAAAATTATGTTAAAAACAATTAAATACAAAGTTCAATCCCAAATTCTAAGCATTTTTGGGGATATCAAGATATTTCCGTGGCCTGCTTGGATTCTATACCAACCTGAGACATATCTTGTCAAGGGCATTCAGAAGCGACATGCTATGAAAATTCTGAAAACAGGTGATATAGTTATGCGAAAATATGTCAGGTATCTAGACGGATATTTCATTCAAGGGGCTTACAGCCATAGTGGAATCTATATAGGCAGCGGTAAAGTAATACATGCTATTGCCGAGGGTGTTCAGATTATAGACATACTGGACTTTCTTGAATGTGATGCTTTTTGTATAGTACGCCCCAACAAAGGTGCAAGGCGTGCAGTAAGTTTTGCAAAACATCAGTTAAACAAACCGTATGACTTTAATTTTGATACGGATGACACCCGTTTTTATTGCCATGAGCTTACGGCAAAGGCATATGAGTTTCTTAATCCAAAACTGGAAAATATTAAAATATTTGGACATCCTACAAAGAAATGGGCATATACCTGCAATTCATTTCTTAACAATGAAAATATGGAAGTTATTTACGAATATTCAATAAATTCTGCCAAAAATGACAAAAATGTAAGAAAAGAAGTACAAAAGTCATTTAAAAAATCAATAAGACGGGCGAGGGAAATTAAAAATAATTTTGTTAAAGTATTGGATAATCAAAAGGAATAGTATTTTGGAAAATAGAACCACTCCCTTTTTAGATAGCAACCGTATAATATGTGTATCAGAAAAATTTGACTATGCTTTGTATAAATATACTATTGAAAGGTTGTTTAGCTGTGATAAAAATAGACTGGATGAAAATAAGATATGTAGGGACATTCTAGTTTATATTGATTCATATGGGGGAGACCTGTCTAAATTTTTAGGGTTGCATGATATTATGCATAATATACTTTATTCTGATGTGGCAACAATTTGTACATCATGGGCAACAAGTGCGGCAGGATTGTTGCTTTTATCTGGAACAAAAGGAAAGAGATTTTGTACTCCAAATGCTACAATAATGTTACATTCTTCTACAGGGGAAACAAGAGGGAATATAAAGGAAGTGGACAATTATGTTGAAAATATGTGGAAACGAGAAGAAAAACGAATGGTAGATATTATTTTAAAACGTACCAAAATAACAAAAAAACAGTTAAAAGATATCATGTCAAAAGACACTTGGCTTTCTGCTGAAGAATGTTTAAAACTAGGAATAATAGACCACATTATTAAAAAACCTAACGATTTATATTCCAAAATAAATATTTAAAAATAGTACTTGACAAAATAAAAGAATGTGGTAAACTACTTGATATGAAAACGAAAAATGAAATTATAATGGAAGCATTCACTGCAAACAGTGAGGATTTTCTCACTTTTCAAAGTAAAGCAACGGAAAGACTAAGCAGCCCTATTGAGGATACATGTGGAACATACAATAAAATATGTACCAACTGTCTTGAACGGAACGGACATCCCTTGAATTATTATTACCAATGTGGGCAACCTATGGTGAAGTATGATAGAAATGTACATGGCAGTATAACAAACAGGGAATGGATAGAAAGAAGTGCAACATCCTGTTCGGCAATGAGCGAGAGAATTAAGGATGTGTTGATAAGACAGATATTAGATGATTAGTGGTATAAATATTGGAATCTTTATTTGGATGTAAATGGGATATTAGATGAAAAACAAAGAAATTCTTATAAATACTCAACACTTATAGCATTATACAGAATGGTGACTAAATGAAATTACTTCTATTGCTCTTTATATGGTTATTATTTTACATCATATCTGCCAAGCGTGATCAAATAATTAGACAAAAGACCTGTGGTTCTTTTGAAGGGCATGATTATGTTCCTTTTGAACAAACTCATAAGTACGTTTCTATGGGTAACAATTGGAACACATATTTGGTGACATCATATAGATGTTCTTTCTGTGGAAGAGAGACAAAAACGTATGAAATGTATGAATAATTATTATGAATCCCCCGTGTATTTCACTTCGGATACACATTTCTTTCATAAAAACATTCTAAAGTATTGTGCAAACAGAACTTATGAATCTTTAGACAAGATGCACAGTGCTATTATAAAAAATTGGAATAAAACTGTGCCAGACGATGCTAATATCTTCTTTTTAGGTGATTTTTGTTTTGATTTTAAACAAAACCAGTCCAAAGTTCTTGATATAATTGACGCTCTGCACGGTAAGATTCATTTTATTAGTGGAAATCACGATAGTTACATGAAAAAGATGGCAAGTAGGTTTGTTTCTTTTCATAGCAGCACAAAAAAGGGTGTATATATTGATGTGGAAGATGCCGAACAGGAAAAAGGATGCTCAACGGTGTATCTAAGGCATATATTTGACCCAGGATGGCAAAATGGTATTGCAGACATGCACTTCTACGGTCATGCACATGGAACGCCCTACAGGGGTAATTATGCACTTGATGTGGGTATAGACAACCATTCGGAATTCAGACCATTTGAATACAATGAGATTAAAAATATTTTTAAAAATTTTGAAAATATAGAAAGTATCTGGGAGATATAATATGAAGTATACAAAAGGAACTTGGAAACCAAGAACATCCTTTGAATATGTGGATAAGGGTATAAAAGTTGTGGCAGAAATAACCATAGATTGTTCTGGTGATAGGGGACGGCAGGAAATTGCTATAATAAAGTCCCAAATTCCAGATAATCTTGTTTTAAGCCCCGTTTCGAAAAGACTTAATAACACGAGGGTTTTCCACGAAGAATCAGTTGGGAACGTTGCATTGATGGTCAACTCCCCTATTATGTTTGAATATATTAAGGGTTTGGCAGAAAAAGGGGATATAGGGGCTGCAAATATTCTTAAAAATTTTGAAAATTTGGATTGACATATTAAAAACAGTGTGATAATATATGGAGTTATTATGATACCTATAAAAAATCTTAGTGGTGGTGTAACACAATGCCCATCTCAATGGACATTTCAGACATTTGAGGATAGATGGGTGTATGTAAGGTATCGTCACGGATGCCTTACTATATCAGTGGGTACTTCTGACCATGTAGTGACAGCTGTAGATGGTGTTCTTATTTTTGAACAAATGTTATCAGACAATCCCTATGATGGTTATATTGAATGGCCAAATGTGTTAAAAATACTTAAAAACATAACTAAAAAAGAAATAGATAGAAAATTAAGGCAAAGAAGTTTAGAATAATCCATGATAGATAGACCTATACATCCAGATGCACAAGTAGTGTTAGATAAAACAAGCGTAACAATAGACCATAATAGGGTTATTGAATATGCTAATAAAATTATGGAATATGAAGAAAAATATTGGGCAAGGTTTGACCCCCAGTATACAAAAATTCCATGTGCTGATGTAATTACAAAAAGTTCTATACACCTCGCTGTGTCTTTTATTAAAAAGGACAGCAAAAGACCTTGTTATTTGTGTAATATACTGCCCTCTTCTACAAATACCCCCTATATTTTTGCGTATCTGGATGCATTAGAGATATTTGACTGCATTTCCCCTGAATATAGGGAACTTGTAGAAAAGTGTCAAAAAATGTGGCAAACTTTATTGCCAGAAACTAAAGCAACTGTGGAGAAATATTTATATGCTGGACATGAAAACATATTACACAAGTCTGCCAAATATTTTAACGACAATAAACTTGGCATTGTAAGTGTTAGAAAAATACATAGCATTCTAAAAACAATAACAGATGCAAGGGATTTGAATAGCAAATACCGTACTAATGAACAACAGCCAAAAATATGTTGGCTACTAGAGAGAAGGAAAAGGAATTATAGGCAAAGAGTGCGAAGAGCAATAGAAAAATGCAACAGCAATAAGGAAATACAATGAAGCTACTTGGAAAATATATTAATGGCAACTATACTGTAACTTTGTTTGACGATGGTACAAAGATAAGGGAAACCGAAGCAGACTTCTTTGATGCAGAATTTCCTGAAAACATTGACTGTAAGATAACTGACTTTTGCGACAGAAATTGTCCGATGTGTCACGAGAACTCGTCAATAAATGGCAAACATGCCAACATTCTTGGACTAAAGTTTATAGACACCCTCATGCCACATACCGAAATTGCGATTGGAGGAGGAAGCCCCACAGACCATCCTGATTTTAAAGAATTTCTTATAAAACTTAAAAATAAGCAAATTGTTGCCAATATTACTGTAAATCAGGTACATTTTGAACGAGATTTTGACTACATTAAATCCCTTTGCGAAGAGAATCTCTTCAAAGGTATTGGTGTATCTATAGTAGAAGCCACACCAGAATTTTTAGAAAAAGTAAAACGGTTCGAACATGCTGTAATACATACTATAAATGGCGTACATAGTATGAAAGACTACCAAAGCATTGCCAATAATGGACTTAAAGTTCTTATTCTTGGATACAAGAACATCCGAAAGGGCGAAACATATCTAAAAAACATGAAGAATATTGTTGACTTTAATCAAAAAGGATTGTACAATGTACTCCCTGATATGCTTTCACTTAAATGGTTTAAGGTGGTGTGTTTTGACAATCTTGCTATTAAACAACTAGATGTAAAGAGATTGCTGTCAGAATATGAATGGAACGAGTTTTATATGGGCGACGATGGGCGGCACACCATGTACATAGATGCAGTTAGGAAAGAATATGCAGTGAGTTCCACTGATTTAAATAGATACAAAATATCTGATAACATTGTAGAAATGTTTGATAATGTTAAAAAGACTAGTAAAGAACAAGAAATTATAAAAAACAGACGGGAAATTATTAAAAAAATAGAATTGGCAAACAAGGCTGCCAAAGACAGTGGGTTGGTGTTTAAAGAAACATTATAAGGAAAATAAAAATGAAAAAATACTGTCCAAAATGTGGTGGGGATATGGTTGTAGATTATGGGTGTGTTGGACTCCCCGACCGATATATCTGTATTGAACCGGACTGTGACGGGGAGATAGAGTCAAGAAAAAGAATTAAAGATAGTAGGAGTACTGAATTAAGGGATTCGAATGTCCCTGACGATTCAAATGAATATAATGAATATAATGAATATGATGAATATAACGGTTATGGAGACCCATATGATTTAGATGACCTAGATGATTGGATAGTAAATTAAAAAGGAAATAAACCCCATGTTATGTTACAAAGATAGAACATTTTGTGAGTTTTTAGCGTGTCACAATACTGACTGTGATAGACGACTTACACCAGAAATATATAAAAAAGCGGAAGAGTTTGGGCTTCCTATTTGCAAGTTTATAGAAAAGCCCGACTGCTTTAGTCTACTGACTGATGATGGTAGACCGGTAGAATAATTTTATATTTTTATATTAGATAACGATACAACATTATCAGCACAATACCACTGTGACAAACATATAGTAAAAATGCCGCTGGAAGCCACACAAATGCTGTGTAATGCCATAAAATATATAGATTCAAGTGCTTACGTTCCTTATAAAACAGTGCATGTTAACCATCCTTGTTCTAAATGGACAAAAGCATCTAGGCAGAACTGGCTTTGGTTATATGATTTTGCTATAAAGCTTTGTCAGGAATATACTTATAGATATGAAAAGATTTCTGAAACACAAAGAGCTCTTGAAATGCTTTCGTGTCCTGGCATTCCCGACACCGGCTTAACCCCCTTCGCCATTTGCATGAAAGAATATCCTATACTAGACACCCCTGTCGCTTCTTATCGCAATTACTATATAGGGGACAAGCACGGGTTTGCACAGTGGACTAAAAGAGATGTACCGAGTTGGTATAGGGATGCTTTTCCAAATCGCCCGGTCTCCACGTTGATTAGAAACAAACGGCTTGTCAGTTACATAAATTTTAAATAATTTAATTGAGCATTTTTCAATTTTGGTGTTGACTTTCCTTAATACATATGGTAAACTGTTTTATATTATGAGTGAAATAAAAAACTATTGTATAGTATCAACAGCAGTTTTGATATTTATATTATTGTACCTTAGTTTACTTAAGGGATGTATGTAAATAGTGTTGTGGGCTACAATAGCATGAAACAAGGTGTATATAGTATATTTATCTGTATTCTAGGAATAGTTTTGTGTTCAGCACATTTACTACATCTATATTATATAAAGGACGAACTGTGTATAAGATACGTTGTTTTTGCATGTCTTGATGTGGTATTTATAGGAGTTTTTTGTATAAAAATCTTATGTGTTGTATTTCTACTTATTAAAAATATAAAAAAGCATTGACAATCTTGGAATATTGTGGTATGATGTATCAAAATACTGAATACAAAAACAGTAAGAGGAGAAATAAAATGAGGATATATGAACAGGATAGCAAGGGCAATTTAGTAACTGACCCTGAATGGTTAGTTGGACAAAAATACCTTCAAGCCCAGATAGACAACATGCTGAACACACAGAAAGAAATATTAAATATTTTACACAATCTTGCAAAGGAACATTAAAACTATGTTTATTTTTATACTGCTGTTGATGCTTTTTTGTATAATTTTGATAGGGATTTTCTCAAATATCGCCATATACAGTACAAATATTATTATTAAACGCACATTGCTTTTTTTATGGTTTTGTTATTTTATATTAGTTTTTTACCTTGTAATTGAGTTTATATATGAGATAATATTAGCAATTTTTTAATTAGGATACTTATATGTCTACAAAGTTCACAGAAATAATAACATCATATGTTGGGAAAAATATAGTTGCATCCCTCGATTGTTTTTTTGCCTATCATATTACAGACAAAACGGGAAACTGTATTGGCAACATTATTGTAACAGGAAAAGGAATAGTAGTGAAGAACCATGTTAAAAACAAAATTGAACATAGTTGTGAATCTTTTGAAGAAGCCTGCAAAATGCTGGAACAGGAGTTTGATAAAAATGATGTGTAAATCCTCAATACTACCCTTGTGTATAATTCTTTTTGTTGTAGTAGTTTATATGTGTGATGGAAGTACGAAAGCAAAAAGAATGTACAATAAACCTATTAGTGAGATAACCAGTAAAGCGTATAAAAACCTTAATATTGATGAAAATAATGCGTATTGGAACAAAAAAGCACCACAGACATCTCCTTTTAAACAAGCAATATTGCTTTTGGCCGAAAACAACAGAGGGGTTCCCAAAAGAAAACTACCCAAAATAATAGGCTATAAAGAGATAACATATATAGAGGATGCTTTTATGGCAAAATTCTTTCATGTACTTCATCTTAAAGAGAACAGACAGAATACAAAAGAACCCGGTTCATATGGGGAACTCGGCCCTTATCAGATACAAAAGGTATTTTGGATAGATGGGTGTGAACAACTTGGAGTAGATATAAATAGTCCAGAATGGTGCTATGATATAAATGTCTGGATTGATGTCAAGTGTAGGGCTGTTATAAAAGCATATTTTGAAAAATATAAGGTTCCCTTTACTATAGATGACATGTGCGGAGCTTTTAATAGTGGAAATAGATGGGCAAAAAATGGCATTTGACTAAGAACTATAGAAAAGAATTTAAAAAAATCTGGTTTGAGGAATATGGAGAAAAAATTGAATAATTCTAAAAAATGGCTTGAAATTGGCGTTACATGTGTTATACTAGGCTTCGTTGGTTTGGTTAGTTTAATTAGTTTGGGCTGTAGTAGCAGCAAACAATCGAAGATTGTTGAAAGAGATTTGAACGCATGTTTTGATAATCAGGCTTTGATATCAAAAACACAAATTGAAATAAAGGAAAACCTGAATAAAATAGTCGAAAGGCTAAATAAATTGGAGAAAAATCATGGCAACTAACTGGAAAAAGAAATATGAGGAAGCTGCGGCGGCCTTATGGGATATGACTGAAACTGCAAAAATATTTGAACAGGCTGCTACATCATGGAGGGGAAAATACTCTGCTCTCAAAGGACAGCTTACCCGCTGCAAAAAGAAACTTGTGGCAGAGCAGGCCAAGAATGCCGAAGTCAAAGAGCTTGCGGACTTGACGGGGTTGCGCGTTGATGTATTTCAGGAATCAGATTGCAGTTGGTGGTTTGATACGGGAGAGCATGCAGACCTTATGTATATCTCTTACGTTATCGACCGTGCCGGAGTTTGGGTAAAGTTTAAAACTGCTATTAAAATCAATCGCCCCGTCTCCTACACCGGCAGGTGGCAGGATAGCAAGGTAACTGCAACGCCGAACCATATTGCTGACTCGCGCAAAAAGGCAGGTGAATGATGAGCGACAATATGGGATATATTGGAACATACACAACCTTTTTTTGGATTACAGTCAACGGTGTAACCTATGAAGAACATTGCAAGCTTGATGAGGCCGCTAAAGCACTCAAACAAATGGCTGCCTCTAACTGAAATACCGCCTGCAATACATGGGCGATGATTAACAACTAACCCCTGCGTGCAGGGAAAGGAATGGAAAAATGAAAACCAAAATATCAAGTTTTAAACAACGTCGAGTTGAGCATGGCTGGCGGTCAAAGCATAATATCGGCAAGGAAATTTATTATGATGGTAATGTACACACTCCCTATGGTCTATTTTGCTATACAACCTACATCTATTATACCCACATATATTTTATTTGTGGAGGTAGGCAGTATATGTGGACGAGCGATTGTTACATGACGCAACTACAAATCTCTCGTCAGGTCGGAAAACTTTGCAAGATATATTTTTGAAAGGTGGTAACGAAAATGACTGAACGTAGAGAATTTATTACGGCTGAAATACTCAAGGCTGAATGGGATATTTTTGCCGACCACTGGAAGCTGAACTGTCGGACAGAATTTGACAGTGAGATTTTTATCGAGATGTGCCGCGAGGATTTACCGCGTGAACCAAAGGTTGGCAATAAGATTAAAATCCGCGTGCCTCGCGTGATAGGTTTCGCATAGTGATTCTCGACGGCAAGAATACCACGAATACCCGCAATGGGTGAAAGGATTTACCGATGGAAAAGATTGAAGGCGAATACGAAGTCCTGCCGGAACATGATGGACAGAGATGGTTACACAAGGGCTCAACACCAATAGGGATTTTCACCGATATTGACGGCGAGGTATACTACAAGCACCATCCTAGTATGGTTATGACCGCCCAGACCGCCCGCTTTATAGCTGATTATATAGAAAAGGAGATGAAAAAATGAATGTTTTGTTAAAAAAGGATATTGATTTAGCATGGAAGCACGCAATCAGAGCATATAACAATTGCGAAAATTTTGGGTTTACCGATTCGCAGAGTGGTCTGAAAAATATTGTGGTCAAGCTATCTCAAGAGAAAGAATATATTGATTCGATGTGTGATAACGGAGAAACCAAATGAATAACACCTTACGCAAATACGAGCTTATGAAAGAGCTTAATATACCCATCGGGCAATATAACATTAATGCTCTGTCTTATGATAATCGCTATAAAGCATGGTTCTTCTCCACGCATAATATCAGTGATTATGAAGCTGCTGCCATCTTCGAGCGAGCATGCCGTGAATGGCTGGAGAAAAAGGGCTTTGAAATACAAATATATTTTGTGGACGGTAGAGTGATGGGGTATGAAGTAATAAGACAAACCCCCGAATTAGAAAATATATGCTGTGGAGGGCATTGCTGTGAAAATCAATCCACTGCATGTATTGCACAAGATATAAACTCTTTCGACGCAGCCCAGATAGCGGCACTGAAAGAGTGTTTGAAAGAAAAGGATATAAAATAATGCTACGGTATTCTTTAATTCTTTCCCTACTTTTTATTTTAATTTTATGGAAGGCTTATCAGGGACATCACAATCCAAAAATGCCTTTAAGTGGAAAGAATGTTTCTAACACATATCTTGAAATACAGAATCTAGCCAAAACAAACCATATAAAGATACTGACAAGGGCTTTAAACTCTTATAATAAAAGGGCTTACAGGTGTACTTTTATAAAGCAAGAGAAAATAAATGGCAGTCTTGGCAAAGAACAGGAAATAGAGGTATCTTTTAAAGAAACCCCTTTTAGCCTTAAAATGGTGTGGACAAAAAACATACCTTTTGCAAGTAAAATTATATATGTTGGCAACAAGAATTATAATAAAGATAGTGTCCCCCAGATGCTCATTTTCCCCAAAAGCAAGTTTATATCTCTTTTTACAGGAAAAACCATTAAAAAACTGCCAAATGATTCTGATGTTATGAAAAACACTTTAAATCCCTGCACAGGATTTGGATTTAAAAACACCCTTCAAAATCTTATTAGTGTATATACTTCAGCCAAGTCTAGGGGGGATTGCCAAATAGATTCCGGGGGTATTGTTAATATAGATGGCAGAGACTGTATAATTCTTATAAGATACTTGACATACAACACGGAGTACCCTGCTATGAAAACAATAATATATCTATCAATAGAAGACGGACTTCCAATAGAAATATATGGGTATGATTGGAATAAACAACTTGTTTGTCATTATGCTTACAAAAATATACAGTTTTTGAATGATATTGATGACAAAGAATTTGAATAATCAGGGAAAACAAACAAAAAAACATGGACTATTTTATTATATTGGCTCATATGTTAATGTGCAAGATATTAACAAGACCTGTATGTAAAATATAATAAAAACTAACAGAAATCTTGGATTTCCACATACTCATATGCATGTATAAATCTTGGATTTGTGTGTACTCATAGCCAACTGTGCATGTCCATTACTTCTTATCCTGTCATTCAAGTGGACGTACCAGTATCGTATATACACCATATATAGAATATACAGGATATACAGTACACAATATATACAGTACACAATATATAGTATACTCCCAACATAAATAAACATAAACCACGAAGCATTTTATATGTCTTTGTGGTTCTTTATTTTATGTGTATTGTTTTGCATCGTAAATAATAAATCAGAAAGCATATTATCATGCTTATTATAATCTGTCAAGGAAAATAAAAATACTTTTTTCTGTTTTTTAGCATTGACATAACAAATTTATATGATAGAATACATCTTCAAATAACAAGTTAATAGATTGATATGGGAATGTAGCTCAATGGTTAGAGCAACCGCCCTTTAAGCGGTAGGTTAAGGGTTCGAGTCCTTTCATTCCCAGTTTTGTATTCATTGATGGTGCACTCCTTCGTTTCAGGCAGGTGGTAACTGTCTGTTTCCGAGCCAAAAAAGAGCTGTTATCTGTATTTAATTCAAAAACGCACCTAAAAAAGCATTGAAGGTTTTTGAATTATCAAAGAACAGAAGGCATTATAGGACAGGTTTCAGATGTTCCATAGTGCAAATAACCAAAAATTTTAAATATTTTTGTCAAATATCAGAAAATATAATTGACTTTTACAAATATTGTGCTACACTTACTGATAGAAAAGGAAAATAAAATGAAAAACAATGAAAACAAAATGAATAGAAATACACAAAATAAGCCAAAGTATGTGTATAAAACAACTGTTTTGACCTATGAACAGATTAGTAAAGATTTCTATGATGGCAAGAACATTAAAAACTAATTAAAAGGATTATTTAATATGAAAAGTTATGAAGAAAGACAACAAGAATGGATAAAGAAGCACAATCTAGTACCAGGTGACTCTGTAAGGGTATTTCGCAAAGCGGAAAGCAAGGAGAGTGGTTGGGGCAACAGTTGGGTAGATGATATGGATGCTCTTGTAGGGCATACTTTTGAGTTTGGGGGGACCTTTAGCATCTTTGGCATTTGGGGAGAGAACTCTGACTACTTTTTTCCTTTTTTTGTACTAAAGCCCCGTAAAACGAACAATGTACAATGGAAACCCAAAAATGGCGAAAGGGTCTGGTGTATTTGTATGACTGATTCAGTAATATACTATAGCGATATCTATTCCGAAGCCCATGCAACAATGTTTGGAAATGGGCTTATTCGCAGAACAAGAGAAGAGGCTCGCAAGATTGTTAGGGAAATAAAAAATATACTATAAGGACAATAAAATGAAAAAAGCAATTTTCACAAAAAGAAACAAGACGAAGAAAAATAATATGCAAGATATCCCTTTTGACAAAGGAATATGCCCAACTATTGAAACAATAGATGGTGTACAGTTCTATAGAGGACGTTTTATTCCAGAAAACCTCATTAGTCCAGAGGTGTCCAACCTGCTTACATGGATATATCCAGATGACGAGTGCAATGTCCATACAGATGTAACAAAAGACTGTGGCAAGAGAAACAGAGAGGAATGTCTAAACTGTATTGTCAGAAAAGAAAACAGACAGGTTTTTGCAAATTACAGACAGGATATTATGTGGAAACCCAAGATTGGGGATTCTGTGTGGAAAATAAAATACAATGTGGATATAAAAAGATGGAAATGTTTCAAAAGTCCCTGCAATGAATTTAATGTAATTGCAAGTAGATATTCAACTATGTTCAGAACACGGGAACAGGCTAGAAAAGCATGTTCCAGACTTCACGCTATTATGCAAACGCCCAATGGAAAACTGCTGGTCAACGCTCTATGACAAAAAAAGAATTTATAACCCTTTGTGATACTGCTACTTATGTTGATTTTCTTTTTGTAGAAAAGGAGGATAAATATGTTGTATATCTGGCCGGTAAGTGGAAAGAACCTGGTTTAGTTTTCTATAAAGAGATTCAAAAATTCAATAAAAAATCGGAGGCAGACGAGCTTATTGAAAAATATAAAAAAATAGTTAAAGAACATAAAAAGTACACAGACCGTCTTACACTGTCTAAAATGAAATGATAATAGTATGAAAAATATAAAGAAAACTGTTAAAATATTAGATAAAACTTGCCTGTATTATGAAAAATATGGTACAATAGAAACAGTGGACATTAAAAACAAGCTATATGGTGTACAGGTAGAAAAGCACCCCCATTTATTGTGGTTTAATGAAAAGGAAATAGAGATATTGTATAATGGAAATATTGATATCTGCCGGTATATTTATCTTAATTGTTATAGAAATAGGAATCGTGATTCTGATTGGGATGAGGTATAAAAAATGATTGACTTTTGCTATTTAGTGTGGTATACTTTCTTTTAAAGGAAAAATAATATGAATAAAACTATAAAATTAGAGTGTGAGTGCCCTTCATGCAAGGGATCTGGTGTGTATGCCGGAATGGGCGAACGTGCTGGGCTTGGTATAGAATGCCATACATGCAAAGGAACTGGCAAAAGCTATGTAACGTACACCCCATTTACAGCAAAAAAGAAGTGTGATAATATTACCCATGTAATAAAGCACAACATAGGGTATTGTCTCAATCCAGAACTTACAAAGGAATATAATCTTCCATATAATGACTGGTTTAGTGGAGGAGTACTTCCAAACAAAGAAGATAGGGAAAGAAGTTGTCCATGTTGGTGGTATCAGTCAGTAGACTACACCAAAAAGCCTGAATGGAAAGAATGTAGTTGGGGTTCGTTTACAGATTGTAAACACTTTTGTAATAAAGCAGCATGTTGGGCAAGATGGGATAAGGAATTTGGAAATAAATAAAACAATTCTAAAGATATTGTCCTGTTATTTGAAAAAACATGGGCTTTTGGTTGTTGAGGGGGAAGAACTGAATGCACTTGAAAATGACTATAGGAATCTTCAGAAATACTTTAAAGATTTATCTGCCTTTGGCATTAGAAAATGTAAAAGATATTAGGAAAATAAAATGAAAAATAAAACAAAATCAAAAAAAGAAACAACACCTCCTGTACGCCCCATAGGAAATATGATGCTGTTAAAAAGACACGAAACATCAAATACTACTGATGGTGGTATTATTTTGCCAGAAAATGCAAGAGAAAAATCACAAAAATGCACAGTTATTGAAACTGGAGAAGGATTTCTTACTGAAGTGGGTACAAGAACCCCACTTCAGGTTAAAAAAGGTGATGTGGTTTTTATTCCCAAGCATGAGGGCATGGTTGTAACAGTAGGAGGCGTGGAGCAAATACTTATAGAGGAGAAAGACATTCTGGCAGTCGAGGAATAGTTATTCATAATGTTTGATACACAACCAGATATATTGTCACAACCACATGTCCCTAAGCCCCTACATGGACTAAACCCTAGAACAATACTAGGGCAATCGTGGTGGGACATAGTAAGAGAAAGGGCGTATCAAAGCACTGACTATCACTGTCTTGCTTGTGGTGTACATAAATCTGAAGCAAAACAACATAAATGGCTTGAAGCCCATGAGTTATGGAATATTGATTATACTACTGGTATATGTACAGTTAATGATATTGTTCCTTTGTGCCATTATTGCCATAATTTTATACACAGAGGAAGATTGTACATGATTATGGGGAAAGAAAAGTCCATTGAAAATGTTAAAGATATTCTTGGTAACGGGCTTAAAATACTGGCAGATAATAAGTTAAAGGCATTCTATTTCACAATAGATTTTGCTAAATCACTTGGCATATCAACATACGGGATTAAAAAATGGAAACCTAAAGAAAATCCAAAACTATTGTGGAATGATTATAAATTAATATTGGACGGCAAAGAATATACATCTAGATTTCTTGATGAGAAGAAACACCGTGATTTTTATTTAAAAAATGATTGACATTTCCAACAATTTGTGTATAATGTTTTTTAAATGGGAAATATATAATGAAGATAACAAAAACGCCTAAACAAGTACAAGTTATACACGAAACAATCACAGCATACAGTTCTGTTTATGTATGCCCGACTTGCAATGTAGAATAATGTGGCTACAATATTGAACCCCATGTTATAAAGTTTAAATGCCCGTGTGGGCAGATACTAATAGCACAACATACGGGTCGAAAACCATAAGAAACAAAATATATGTCAACACTAATTATAATTAGAGGTCTGCCTGGTAGTGGCAAAACAACATTTGCCAAAAAACTGGCAAATACATTAAATGCCTCACATTTTGAGGCAGACATGTATTTCACCGACGATAAAGGGAACTACAATTTTGATAGTGCCAAGATTAAAGATGCCCATGAGTGGTGTTTTAAATCAGTTCAGGATGCCCTTGAATCAAATAAAGTTGTGATTGTATCCAACACCTTTACACAAAAGTGGGAATATGCAAAATATTTAACATACTGTGCTGCATTTAATCACGAATACCATATAGTGACCATGTTAAATTTCTTTGATAACATACACAATGTTCCCCAAAAAACTTATGATTCTATGAAAAAGAGATTTGAATTTGGGAAAAACGATATTCTTGTGGATATTGTTAATGAGAATAGAATTGTTCAGCATTTTTGCACGTGGTTTAAAAATAAATATTCTCTTGACACCCCTAAACAATATGATATAATGTAAGAAAACAAGGAAAAATTATGCAAACACTTGAAAATACTAAAATTATGTCGCTAGATTCAGCAAGGGAACTTCTTGAACAAAGCCCCCTTAAAGCTGATAAGGTAAAGGCAGATGCTGTATCCCTAGATAGACAGGGAGTAGTCTATTCCTTTAAGGTGGGGGATAATACCTTTGAAATAGGTGAAAGTGCTGATAAAGATATCTTAAGTGTGCTGGGTGTAAGCCTGAAGTCACTTAAAGAATATCAAGATGACTCTAATTTACTTAGAACCTGTATACAGCATTCTCTTACCAAACGCAGAAACAAGGAAATAACCGTAGTCACATCTGGTAAAAGACTTCAAAATATATTTGAAGGACACCGTTCATGGATTGACCCCCGAAAAGTGTTTGATTCTTGTACCAATGTGCTTGGCGATAGGTGTATTGGTGTAGATGGAAGATATGGTGTTCGTAATGAAAATGGTGAAAGTGGATTCAGATTTATTACAGAACAACAGTTTCATCCTGAAAACGATGTAAATGACATAACCCATGCAGGCATATCAATAAGCCTTAATGGAGATGTCACTATATCAGCGTTTGCCTATCGGTTGGCTTGTACTAATGGAATGCTATCAAAAGATGTAATATCGTCTTATAGTCTTGTAATGGATGAAAGTACAGAATTTGTTAAACGTCTGCATTCTACGCTCGATTCTGCCTATGAAATGACAAATAGCTTTATGAGTTTGGCTAATGTAAGGGAAGCAAATCCAGCAGGATTCCTTGCAGGACTGGCACATAGTACAAAACTGCCTAACAATCGGGCAAGGCAGCTACTTGAAACAGTAGAAGAATTGCCCATCAATCCCTCAAGATATGATATTGTTAATCATATCACAAGTAGGGGGGTTAAGCACAATGATAGGCGATTTGAATATTTGGGTTCTGAAGCAGTTGGTATGTACACCGATAACTACCGTTGGCAGCGTGTGAAGTGTTAAAAATTTCTCAAAAACTAACATAAAGTGTTTGACAAATCCGGAATGTTGTGGTATTATATAAGCATCATAAAGTAAAAAGGAAACAGATTATGGAAAATGTGGCAAAAATTGAGATTGGTGATACGGTTATATTGAAGGATGGTTCATATAGTCTGGGAATTGTAGATGATTGTAACAACTTATGTTTTATTGGGAACTACTATAATGCTCCTGGAACTAGCAAAGTAATTGCAACAGATTTGCATGTTGTTGCAGATAATAGGGCATATCCATGCGGGAATCCTGATGAACCTTGTGATATTTGCATAAAGAATGGGAACAATATTATTTTCACACACTCCAGACATGTGAAACTTGTTAATTATCTTAATGCTGGTAAAAATCTAAATAAAAAGAAAGAAGGTTCAAATAAAATGAAAACATACTGTATATTTGTTGGCGGAGGAAATGATGTGGTATCCGAGCAAGTACAAAAGGCACTTTTTGACGCAGGATTTCACTGGTGTTATGGAAATATAATACAATATACTAAATTACCAATGATATTTGTAAACTTTATTGGGAAAGGACTCCTTTCTTATCAAGCTAATGATGACTTTAATTTCACAGAATCATGGGATGTCACATATATTTCCGCACAATATGCTATAGACCATGCACATGGGCTTGAGGGGGCAATAAATCCCAAAAGAACCATAGTTATTGATAACAAGATAATTGAAATATCTGAAGAAAGCTACCAAGCTTTTAAAAAGCAGTTTAAAGACCAATAAAATATAAAGATAATGTTCTATATCTTTTATACTGAAGCTGTCTAGAACGATTTGGGGAACCGCAGGCCCCCAACCAGAATAACAAAACGCCTGCACAAAATTAAAAGTAAAGAGAGATAAAAAACGCCAATCGGTGGGATGCACCGTGACTGAATGTGTCATATAAGGCGAGACACTATCTTTCTTACTGTATTTTATTAAAGGGATGAAAATGTTTAAAACGTATGACAATCAGACGACAAAGAGTGGAACAAGAAAAGTTGCAGATGCACAAATACCGTGTATGAATCCAGAACACAAGCCACCATCGCATTGTGTTTTTGAACCAGGAACTTATGAACACACTTGTCCCTCTTGTGGTAAAATAACTATATTTACCGTACCATTGATTTATAGTTAAATAGCCTGCTGTGGTGGAATTAGCCACACAATTACTGGAATAAAGAGGCAAGGATTAACCAATTTCCTTTTAGTTTTATCAAATTGATAAAACAGCCGACCTTGTCGTGCAAGTAACCAATCTTGCCAACAGGCATTGTTTAAAAGTAAAAGAGTGTGTCTGTTATACCAGTTTCAACATCTTAGCGGATGGGTTCTATATTTATGGTGGGATTAACATCAACTCGGCATGATACCCCATACATAAAATAGCTAAATATTATATGTCGGATGTTTAGAAACAGACACGCTCTTACGATATTTTACAACTAAAATAATGAAATTTGAGGAAACAGCACGAGCAGATAAGGTTCGTCCCTATGGATTGGTGTTACTGTTTCGACACGTGGTGAACAATAGTAACGTTTTGAGTTCACGCCTTAGAAATTAGTATTCAAAAAAAGAGCCAAAGACGGGTATCATGATTGCAACATGAGACTAGGAATCCTAGCCTGTTTCCTCTATAATATTTGATAGATGCGGGGTTGAAATCGTGCAAACCCGGTAGATACGCAATATCTATGAACGAGTCCAACAGGAAGTTACGTCCTGTCATCTATCAACATGTAAACCCGCGAGCCTCTCTTCGTGTTAAGCCCCGTGCCTCCCGAATGACGCTCATAAAGGTGACCTGGATTTACAGGTATCAACCGGAAAGCGCGCCGGGAATGGGTAACGTGGGATAACCACCGTTGACAGGCAGAACGTTATGCTGTCGCCGGAATTCTGTAACCGGCACAATATTTTGTATGGGTGATGAAAATGGAGTATTCCGTGTATACCAGAATCAGACGCTAAGGATATTCAGCCGTATCCTAGTTGTTGACTGTGGTTGAAATAAGTTCCTATGGCAAAAGAACTTAGGTGCATCTCGCTACACGAGACATAAAGGTTCAAATCCTTTCCCATACATAAAAAAGTCAATCTTATTTAAAATAGGGTTGACTTTTTTTAATTCTATGATAATATATTAAAAAACAAATAAAAGGACTTCATATAATGAAACCAACTAAAGAGACATGTAATTGGATTTTTTTAAAAGCAGCGGAACTTTTTATTAAATATGGTCTTGTGGAACAGGGATGGAACTTTAAAATCAATTATAGAAAGAAAAGGTCACTAGGTACCTGTTATGTTAGCAAAAAAATAATAACGCTGTCAAATTGGTTTATATTTCACAAAGAATCCACTGAAAGCGACATAATTGACACACTATTGCACGAAATAGCACACGCAATATGTCCCAATGATGGGCATGGAAAAGAATGGCGTAAAATAGCTTTGTCTATGGGATGTACTGGGGAAGTGAGGGGTAATTTTGAGATAGAGGGGGTTTCCAAGTATATTGCAATCTGTTCAAAATGTGGTGAAAAGCACGGACTTAATAGACTTGGAAAGGCATTAAAAATGGATTTGACAACAGACAAAACTGTATACAGATGCCTTTGTGGAAATCCAATTAAATTTCAAATTAATGAAAATATTTCTTGACTTTTAAATAAAAGCATGGTATTCTTAATATGAAAGGAAACAAACTATGAATACATATATTACAATGGGACTTCCAGGCAGCGGTAAAACAACAATATCTAAAAATCTTGTCGAAATACACAATGAAAATCTTGTACATATTGAACTTGATACAATAAAAAATGCTGACACTTTACGAAAAAAGGAGGGGGAAGGGAAAAATGTTATTTTCGATGGACTTTTTTTAAATACAACGGACATCATAACCTTTCTTCATAAAATAAGAAGAATTTATGGAAATTTGTTTATACTCTATTTTAAACCAGATAAAGCAAGATGTTTAAAAAACGATACCTTGAGGGGGAGAAATATAAAAGCCGAAGCCTCAATAAAATACAATGACTTGGAATATCCAAATATGGAGATGCTAGACAAAGAAACGCACATGACTATTACTATAATTGAACAGGAGATATATAATTCTGATTATAATACTCCCCCAGAAATACAAAAGATGCCCCCCAAAACCATAAAGACGTCTATAGGAACAATAGAAAGTGAAAGTTGGTGCCTTGGAGGAACCGTTGGAAGTTGTTGGGATTCCGAATTATCTTCTGTTTCTGGTGAAAGCCCTGTTAATTTTATTGAATTTGATGAATACCTGGAGGAGATTTCCCCAAACATAACATTTCTCCAGTACAGAAAACTTTTTGATGCTTGTGTGCGTATTGAAGAGTATGGCGGAGGCGACTATTATGGTGGTGGTGTAGATTATGCCAAATACATATGCAATATGGAGAATCTACATACTAAAATGAAAGAAATGGGCATTATTCAATAATATTTAAAAATGAATATTGACTTTTGATTAATTTATGGTAGAGTGTATATAAATAAAAAGGATAATGAAAATGAAAAAGAATATAACTGAAAAAGACATTGTAGATGCAATATACCTGTTGGCACATTTTATGGAACGGGCAGTAGATGCCGCACATGAAATGGAAACTCTTCGTCAACTGAAGCCTTTTGGTATTGTGGATGTTGGAGACTATACAAATATAAATGGCTTTAATTGTATGCAAAGTTGTGGGGGAATACCTCACAGTATACCACAAATAGTTAAATGGGAGGATGGTTACTACATTGAAATGGCAAATATAGAGGATAGTAATGATAAAAGGGGGTATAGCTGTGACGAAGATTATAGCGAACCTGTCACATCTCTTACTAATGTACAAACATGGTGGTTGCCGCTATCTTATCTCACGCTAGACAAAAAAGAAAGAAAAAGCTGGAGGGACACCAAATATACTAGGGCAAAAGACCGAGAAATGGCACATTTCGCAGCAATAGAGAAACAAAAAGCAGATAATGAAAAAAAGGATTTAGCCTTATTTAAGGAACTTCAAAAAAAGTATGGTTGGAAGTAGGGAAGATACCCACTAATATTTAAAAATGAATATTGACTTTTAATGAATGTATGGTAAACTGATTATTATGAATAACAATGTTAAATACTTTGTGAAAAAACACCCTGTAGTACAAGAAGCACGCCAAATAAGAAAGACGTTTCGCAAATTGGGTGTACATTCATGGTATACCCCCGAATATGTTAATAATAAAACAAGTAAAGCAAAAGAATTGCTTTTTGTATTTAAATACCTTTGCAATAAGGAGTTATAAAAACTATGACAAGAACTGGTGACATAATAATGGGAATACTAATAGGATTTATCTTGACATTCATTGCAATAATGACTATAAGGTCCCACAGTAACAAATCCTTATTACAGAATTGGGATACGGAACCTTTCCCATATTCGTACAAACCGGAGAAACCAAAATGAATGCCTCAGGACTTTCTAAAAATAATATCAAGACTCGTGTTCTAAGTTATGTAGTACACCCATCTGATAAACCTGTATTCGATGAAAGTGCAACAGTTGTTAAAATAGAAGACGAAGGGGCGGGGGAGTTTATTGAAATCTCCCAATGTCCTGACGAAGGTTCACAGTCCATTCGTATAAATCCTGAAGAATGGAATGATATTAAAAAGGCTGTTGAAGATTTATTGAACGATATTGCAAAAATTAAGTAAAAAGAGGCAAAGAATATGAAAGTAACAGAAAAATCCACATTTTGTCTGCACGTAACAGAAAAAGAATTAACGCTGGTGTATAAAGCCCTTGCCTATTCCCATTGTTCTAAAACTGATGAAATGATGAGCGAACGCACAAAAAAGAACTAGAACCTCTTATTAGCAAAATTCAAGAAAAGATATATGGGTGTTAAAAGGAAATAAAACCATGACCGAAGAAGACGTAAAAAATAAAATAGAACAGCATAATCTGATAGAAAGTCTTACAGAACAAGCACTTCCAGCAATACATGCGATTCTTTTGCCCTATACAGGCAAAACCATTCGTAGCAATGAGGATGGTGGATTTATTCCAGAACTTGAAACACAGTTTAAAAATCTATGGAAAAAACTATGCAAGGAACATCTGCATCTGACTATGGGTGTATCTTTTAAAAGAAGCACATTAAAAACTGAACTGTGGTTTACCATATCAAGGGGTTTGTTTGAATATGATAAACTATTTCTTGTAGCTGTACAAAAAGACTGGTCTGTTTTTATAATGGACTTTCCTGAAGTTGCTTGTATTGGGTATAAGCCAAATTATCTCGATTTTGACGAAATTTGGACAAAAGTACAGGAGTACGAGAGAGAAAAAGCACAATTTGAACAAATTTTTAAAGAATATGAAGAAAAAATGAAAGTTCTTGGAAAAGGCATTGATGGCAGAAATGGTTTTGTTGCCCCATATGATGAAATATACGAAAATGGTATCTGGTGAGTTTAAAAACCATGTAAAATAGGGTGAAAATGCCAAAGATTGTATAGACAAAACAAAACTGAATTTAAAAGTATTCGATAGATTGTTTACAAGCAAGCTGTTGGTTCCTTTCAGACAACAGCAAACCGTCTTCTTTCTGTGTCTGTGGCGGTGAACGGCATTCTGATGGATAGAACAGGATGTTACAAGATAGAGAACCATTTCATTTATGACCCCACATAGGATTGTCCAGAATACTGTGTGGGGTTTCTCTATTTAATAAAAGGCGTATGCCCCATATTTCTTCCATATTTGCCCCAGGATTGATTTAGATAGTAAAAACGGGGCAAACCAAAGGCGCATACAGATAATCGTTTTAGGCGGGATTTAAATCGCTTTTAGGGGGCGGTAGGAATAAGAAAGATATAGCTTAAAAAGGGTTTAAATATTCCTATTGTTTGATTAGATTACACCCATATCTACACCGCATCTCCGTGCCATTTTATAGTATCTTGATGTACCTCGGTGCAAGCACACGAGGATTCCTGTTTCTCCGACCTGCTGTTGCTCAATCTCCACAGGCTTTAATTCCCGGGCATCCCCCGGTATAACTTTATAATCAAGCTATCTGCTTTAATCCTTCTTGTAATATATTTATACTAGCATTTAAGTCCCTTTCATGAACCGTTAAGCATGATGGGCATTTCCATTCCCTTACTGCTAAATTCTTAACCTCTGGATTCTGGTACCCACATTCCGAACATATCTGACTACTGGCATAAAAAGCAGCAACCTTAATTAATGTCCTTCCATACCATTTAGCTTTATACTCCAATTGTCTAACAAATTCCCCCCAAGAGGCATCTAAAATAGATTTTGCCAGTTTGTGGTTTCTTACCATATTATTTACCTTTAGGGTTTCAACAATTATAACTTGATTTTCGTTTATAAGTGTTGTTGTAAGTTTATGCAAAAAATCTTTTCTCTGGTTGCTTGTTTTTTCATGCAATTTTGCCACTTTAACCCTGGCTTTATTCCTGTTATTACTCCCTTTAGTTTTCTTTGCCAGTCTCTTTTGCAATTTAGCAAGCTTCTTTTCCGCCTTACGGTAAAATTTAGGACTATCCACTTCTTGTCTATTCGTATCTTTATAGTAAGTTTTAAGTCCTAAATCTAGCCCTATCTGGTTGTTACTCTCAGGGAGTGCTTCAGCTTCAGTTTCTACGAGTATTGACGCGAAATACTTGCCTGATGGATTTCTACTTACTGTAGCAGATTTGATTTTACCCACAGTTTGCTTTGATATTTTAGCTCTTACTTTTCCTAGTTTGGGTATTTGTATGTTCTTTGTAAGAACTTTAATATTCTGTGGTGTTCCATCTGGATTGTAATTACATGTTGTTGTATATGACTGATAATTGTCATGTTTGCTTTTAAACTTAGGAAATCCAGCATGTTCTCTGAAAAACTTTTGGTATGCGGCATCTAAATGATAAATAGAGTTAGTCAATGAAAACTTATCAACTTCCTTTAGCCATGCCTTAGATAATTTTAAATCCCTATTACAGTCGTTATTGCATTCAATTTTAGATAATGAGTTTTTTGTTTCCTCATATGATTTAATCTTCTTATCAAGGTAATAGTTGTATACAAACCTACAACAACCAAAGGTTTTATCTATTTGAATTTCTTGTTCCTTATTAGGATATATTCTGTATTTATAAGCTTTGTTTATTTGCATTCTATCACTTCCTATATTAACTGTATCATTATTTATATATTTTATCTACTTAAACTTTTGATTTTTTATATAGTTTTTATATCAATAGGCGAAGAATATATGCCCGCCTAACATATTATATACATCCCAAAACAAAAAAGATTAAAAAAATAAAAATTTTTATTTTTATCTTGATTTGTTGTAAAATGTGTTGTATACTGATGCTGTAATGTAATAGAAATTTGATAAAAATTAAGGAAAACAAAAATGTTTAAAATAGGCGAATCGGTTAAAATAGTGAGCAGAAATAAGTTTGTTACCAAATGCGCCCCACTATATATTGTGGGGGAAATAGGTGTAATAGTAGGTAGAACCGAAACAGGTGCTAACGTCCGCATCAAAGATGGCAGCACCTGGTATGTTGATAAGACAGATATTGAACATGTTTCTACAAAAACAAGCAACTTTTCCCCAAAAATAGGGGATAAAGTTTGGTATGTGGCATTATACAGTAATCAACACTATGCTATTACATGGCAGAATGATAAAGAAAACAAAAAACAACTTAAAAGAGGTCTTGTCAAGCCCACACGTCAGGCAGCAAGAGATAGACACAAGGAAATTATGGAATTTCTTGAAAGAACTAAGTAAAACATACTTGACTTTACAAACTTTTATGGTAGGATTATACTTATGAAACACAAAGTAAATAATGAAAACTATGCGGCAAGAGTTGTCAAAATAGACAGTATTGTAAATCTGCCTAATTGTGACAATGTTGTACATGCAATTATATCAGGCAATCGAGTAATTGTATCAAAAGATACAAAGGTTGGGGATATTGGACTGTTCTTTCCATTGGAAACACAGCTTTCCAAGGAATTCCTGCACAATAACAACCTGTACAGGCATGAAAATCTTAACAAAGATATCACTAAAAAGGGATATTTTGAGGAAAATGGCAGAATTCGTTGCGTAAAGTTCAGAAATAACGTCAGCGAAGGTCTTTTCATGCCCCTTTCCTCTGTTGAATTTACTGGCATTGACGCACATAAGCTGGAATTGGGTGATTGTTTTGATGGCCTTAATGAAATACCGATTTGCTGCAAGTATGTAGTTGTTCAGAGAACACCCGGACAGCCTAATAACAAGAAGAGTAAGAAAGAAAAAAGCAGACTTATTGAAAATCAATTCAGATTTCATAAGGATACCTGCCAACTTTATAACAATGTTCATAATTTTAAAACAGGTGATGTTGTTTGTATTACTCCAAAATATCATGGAACTAGTGCAATTTTCTCTAACGTATTATGCCAAAAGAAATTAGGAATAGTTGAACGTATTGCAAAGTTCTTTGGAATGAATGTTAAAACAACTGAATATTCAGACCTGTATTCGACAAGGCGTGTTGTTAAAAACGACATAATATCTATTTCCGAAGGATTTTACAAACATGACGTGTGGTATGATACTTGGATAAAAATCAAAGACCTTATTTCAAAGGGAATGACATTATATGGTGAAATAGTTGGATATGTGGGCGAAGAATCTGGAAACAAGTTTATTCAAAAAGACTATGACTATGGTTGCGAACCCGGTACAAATAAATTTTTGGTATATCGAATTACTGTTACCAACGAGGATGGTATTGTTTTTGAATTAAATCCACAGCATGTTACTGACTGGTGTAAATCAGTTGGGCTTGAAACAGTTTTTGAAAAAGCAGAATATCTTATCATAACAGACAACATGAATATACTGGAATATGTCAAGAACATGCCATATATGGAAAAGGATTGCCCATTTTGCGTAAATAAAGTACCATTCGAGGGCTACGTTGTACGAAAGATGTGCCTTGATTTGGAAGCATATAAGGTAAAAGCCAATGCCTTTTATGAACGTGAAACCAAGCTACTTGACAAGGGCGAGGTAGATATGGAAGAGGCAAATTAAATTTCAAATTTGTCTTGAATCTTGCCAATTTTGTGATATACTCTGTGTAACAACTTAGGAGAAACTAGAAATGAAAAAATTTGTAATAGCAGTACATGGTGGTTTTGATACGTTTGACGTGGATATCATAGAAGCAAATTCATGGCAGGATGTTGTCAAAAAACATCCTCGATTGGCAGGATTTGCCGATGATGATAAAACACTTGAACGGGAATATTGTAACTACTACTTAGAAGCAGTCAAAGGAACTTATGAAGAGTTCATTTCTGCTTGCCATGATACCGACATGGATGTTAGAATAGTAGAAATAGCACATGGGAACTATATGCCAACTGGTTGTAACTGCAAAGCGATGTCTGATTTAGCAGAGAAACACTGGGAATGTCCTTTTCATGGAATCAGATATTCACCCAGTTTTCTTTTTTGGACCCTTGACTCCATAGAAGACACGGGACAGCCTCTGTCATATGTAGCACTAGGGGAGCTAATGCGAAGAGGATGGGTTATTCAAGATGGGCTTGGTAGATTTTCATTATCCACATATGGCATGAATAATTATAAAAATATTAGTAAGCAACCCGAAGTTTCAAATTTAGCAAAATTTCAAGAAAAGTATCCTCTGGGTCTTTAATACTAAGTGGTATATATGCCACTTTTACATACAATCAGAAGTGACAGACCAAAATCCTGTAAGGGTGATAAGTATATCCGCCTGAGAAACGTCATTCCCGCATTGACCAGCTGCCTGATATACGCTGAAGGCTGGCGAGGTGTAAAACCTCTAATGGTCAGGACACCATCAAGAGACTTGTTGTCAAATGATGGTGCCCTTTCTTCTTTTATATTTAAAATAATTTAAAAATTGTTCTTGCAATATGGCGTAAATATGATAGAATGCTGGTAAGAATAAAGGAAAAATAAAATGATTATTGAATCCCAAATAGACAGAGAGGCCATTGCTATATTAAATAAGCTTATAAACGCCAGAGCAATATTAAAGCTGGTATGGGCTAAGAATGAGGAAATAATGCCACGCAAGGGCATGTGGAAAGAGAATATCAATGACTTTGTACAGAAACATGGTACAGAGTACAAGACAATTGGCATAAACTATTATGATGAAATAGAGAATGGCAAAACACAACATATGCTTTATTTCATAGTGGATAGGATATAAGTAACATGTTCTACGCTGCTAGAAACCTTCGTGTGTTTATTGTGATGATATAACTACTTTATATGTCTTTGATACGGAGGAAGATAGAGATAATTGGGTTAATATGGAAGTAAATAGGAAGTCCCCGTCAAAGTATAGTTATGATGAGGATTTTATAAATCAATATCCCATATCTAAAGAAGATTTTGATAGAATACAGAATGAGGAACCCATTGAATATCAGGGCACTTTCTTTTTGAACAAGAGCGAAGGACATATTTTATTCCATCTAGGTGTAGAATATTTTTACATAGGGGATGACATATACTGTTCTAGAATAGATAATCTAATATCCAACAATCCAGAAGTTGGAATAAGATACAGGAATGCAGCAAGATTCTATTGTACCAAGGCATCTTGGCCATTCTCGCCGGCTGCAAAAAAGGATGTAACATGTATGATATACTTATTTAAATTGTGTTGACAAATACTATCATATGGTATAGAATGAGTAGCATGAAACTAAGTGAGTATGCAAAACGTAACTCAATAACGTACACTACCGCCCTGAGGATGATCAAGTCTGGTCAGTTACATCATAGGCGGCTACCTACCGGCACTATAGTTGTATTAGACGACGAGGCAACTGTGGCAGCTGGGTATACCGTGGTGTACGCGAGAGTAAGTTCCAGCGAAAACAGAGACAATCTAGAGACTCAAGCATCCAGGGTAGGTCAATTCTGCTCAGCCAAAGGGTGGATAATAAGTCAGGTAATAAAAGAGTGTGGAAGTGGACTCAACGACACTCGCCCCAAGTTGATGAAGTTATTGATGGATAAGAGTGTAACCCGGATAGTCGTTGAGCACAGGGATAGGCTTACAAGGTTTGGCTTCAACTACCTAAAAACGCTATATCCTGGTGAGATTGTGGTTATAAACGAAGCTGCCAACGATAAACATGATCTCATGCAGGATTTCGTTAGCCTGGTCACTAGCTTCTGTGCCCGTCTATACGGGCAGAGGCGTACGAAGAGAAACACAGAAAGACTAATAAGTCAATTGAATGATTAGGAAATCAACAATTAAAATATCCTATGCTAACTGCGGTAAACTATCGCTGTTGACCGAGGTCTTCGACGAGGCTATAGTTGTAGTAAATAAGTTCATTGCCCAAATCTGGAGCACCAGGGATTTCAACAGTAAGTTCGTAGCCTTTAAGGTCGATACGTGGTTATCTGCCCGCCTGCAACAATGCCTAGGTAAGCAGGCCTTGGAAATAGTTAAGTCCCAGAGGAAGAAACTAAAAAGGACTATGCCAGTATTCTCCAAGCGTACCATAAACTTGGATAGTAGATTCATAGACGTTCAACCCGGGGAAGGCCTATTTGACTTGTGGATCAGACTAACGTCGTTAGGTCGTAAGTTATCTCTAAAATTACCGGGACGTAAGCATAAGCACTTCAATGAACTGACTACTACAGGATGGGTGTTAAAGCAATCTGCCAGACTCCGTAAGGTAGATGATGAGTACTATATCGACTTCTATTTTGATAAACATGAGCCCGAGAAGAAGCTGACGGGTAAATCTCTGGGTGTCGACATAGGTTATAAGAAGCTGTTAGTTGATTCCTCTGGTATAGTATATGACGAGGGCCTAGAGACCGTTTACGAAAAGATATCACGTAAACGCCAGGGTTCAAGGGCATTTAGTAGGTCGTTGACGGAACGAGATAATCTTATCAACCGTACCGTTAATCGTATAAACCTCTCTGACGTTAATGTCCTGATAGCCGAGGATCTCAAGAACGTCAAAAAGGATACCAGAAAGAAGCATAGGATTACAAAGAAGTTTAGTAATAAACTACAGAGATGGTCATATCCAAAGGTTTTGGACAAACTATCTCGTGTCTGCGAGATAATGGGGATTACTTTTATAAAAGTTAATCCGGCTTACACCTCACAGACATGCAGTTTATGTGGTCACGTGGACAAGGAATCTCGCTCCAGCGAGCACTTCAAGTGTACGAGATGTAATAATACGATGGATGCAGATTACAACGCAGCTATCAACGTGTTACACAGGGGAGTTTATAGTCCTCCTGCCTTAGCCTGAGTGCATTTGTATGCATTTTAAGGAACTATTCCATACTAACCAGAGAACTTATTAAAGAATTTGGTATCAAGGGGAAACAATTTAAGGTAGATATGCTCTATACTAAAGAGATAGGGGGATTTATAAAGAAAATAGATGAAGCTCAAAGGGCCGCTAGGAACAGCAAGTTGAAATTCAAGTAAACCAAATATATCTTGGATTTCCACGTACTCATGTGTCCATATAAATCCTGGTTTTCTGTGTACTCATACGGACATTAATGTTCCTGTACACCCTTTACCCTACCTCTATATAGGGTATATCCTGTACATCCTTGTAAAGTATTTACCCTACACGTCATTCAGGTAAATACTTTACACAAAATATATATATATATATTGCCTTACATCACCATAAGTACATAAAATGTACACACTTATGCAAAAAGATTGCATGTGTTCATTATAAATACTTATTCTATTTTGTAGTATCATATCATAAAAAATTAATTCGTCAACATAATAAATATTTTTATTTTTAGTATTGACATCGCTTTATTCCCGTGTTATATTATGTTCATACTTAATTAAATCAGGAGTAGACAAGTATGTCAACAACATTAGATAATCAATTAAACAAATACAATCTATCGCAGGCAGCTAAGGCAGATATCACCGAGGCAGTGAATGCCATGCAGAACTATGTTAAACTGCCTTTGGCCACAATAGACAGCTTACAGGGCATTTGTGACGTTTTTAACGTCATTCTGCACTTTCAGCACTGTAAACAGAACAGGCACTATTTCATACTTTGTGGTATAACCAAGCCATATCAGATGTCAAGCTATCTATTTCCTGACGGGAAAATAAATGAATCGCAGAAATGGCTTAAAAAGTGCAAAAACAAGTACATGCTTTTACCCGGCGCAGATAGTATTTTAACACCAGAGGAATAAAAATCCTTGACGTTATAGAAAATTGTGATACAATCTGTTTATTAAATCAGGAGTAAAAACAATGGACATTGCAACCGTAGTAAAAACAACCGTCGAAGTTCAATTGAATCTGTCGCCCTATATGCCAACTCTGCCTCCAATGGAAATTAAACGGGCAGTTGACAGGGCTATAAACGATATGGCGAATTATGAATATTTCGCTTGCCGGATAGTCGAAGAGGACATAAAAGAATGTTCATATATTATAGAACTTCCTTATGAGCCTCTTCATGTTTTTGAAGACAGATTGAAAAATCTTTTGGATGCTGCGGTTTGTGACAAATACTGACAAATATTGACAAGTATTAAGAAATATTTATTGACTTTCCGATATAATGTGATACAATCTGTTTATTAAATCAGGAGTTTAAAACATGAAAGCAGAAAAAATGTATATTGTTTGGGGTTTAGCAAAGGGCGAAACCGAAGACTGGAAGGAACAACCATTAATATTTATCCCAAAGAACTACAAAGATGCAAATGCCGTGATTCAACAGGCCACAAAAGACGGCTGGCAGAATTGCAGACTTGCGTTAGAAAATGGTGGAATACCTAACTTTACCAAAACACTAAACCTTTAAAATCAGGAGTCCATAAGATGATTATCATTAAAAATGCAAAAAACAAAACAAGCAATGATTTTTTCATGGGTATGAAAACGGTATGTCGTTTTACGTCCAGAACACAAACAAAATATTCGATACATCATGTATATGTGACTAATGGCTTTGCGGTTGCTACTGACGGGCATAGATTGGCAGAATACAAATTGCCAAAACTTGCCGATGATATGGGCATTGTTGACGGTTTTTATACTGTAAAATCCTGTACATCTGCAAAGATTGAACTGGAACGTGTGGAAAATGTAGGAAGTTTTCCAAAATATCAGGACGTTCTTATAAAAGACGAATGTAATTCTATAATAATTGACAATTATTATAACCACTTTTTTGATGATTATGGTTTTTCGTATGAAATGAATGAGATTATCAAGAAAGTCTGTGATATTTCTGTAAATGTTCAATTTCTTGAGGAAATTCCGTTCAATACGGACAATCTTTCAACATTCAAACTGAAGTGGACTGATAATAAACACCCGATTGAACTGCAATCGGATACCCTGCGAATCGTTTTAATGCCTGTTGAACCTGAAAAATGTTTTACAGTTCGAGAAAATTGATATTGACATTAGATAAAATTGTGGTATACTTCTAGTATAAGAATAAAGAACTAATTTTTAATCAGGAGAAAAACATGGCAAGCTATACATTTATGAAAAAAGAAAACCGTGATGCAAAGGCAAGGGAATTGAAAAATCAGGGTATAAATTTCAGAAAACGCAGTTGGAGCAATCAGCAGCTTCATCCGCAGTATGTCAATGATTATCCGTATGAACTGGCAAAAGAAGATTGTGGCTTTGGCAATACAGCGTATAAAACAGTATTTTCCAAAATATACACAATAGAAGTTATATAAAACTCCTGTAAAAAATCGTATAAGTGAACGGTTTTCCCTCCAGAAACATATCAAAAGACTGGAGGGTTTTTATTTAATAATTTTTAAAATTGATATTGACATTATAGAAAATTGTGATATAATTCTATTATAAGAATGAGAAATCAGTTTTAACACTATCAGGAGTAAACAAAATGCAACGTATTGAATCTATGGAAATATACAAACCTTCTTATGGTGATTGCTCAAACAATGGAATACCATCGAGGTTTGACAAAATTCGAATTGTTGAAAACGTAACAGAATCAGATATTCAGGACCTTCAGGAAAACGATTGTGTTATGATTGAAGCTGTTTGCTGCGGAAAAAGACGTGTAAGATGTATTCCTGCAATACCGTATCTCAAAAAGACATGGACAATGTTTGGTGGATGTTTTGTATATTCTTGTAACGGTTTGAATCCCTGGCATGATGAAGCAATAAAATTACATGATAGAATTGAATAAAAAGTTCTTGACAAACACAAAAAATACGATATAATGGAAGCAAGGTCAAACAAGTCGGTGTTTCCCCAACACCGCAAACCCTTCAAGTCTCCCCCGTCTTGGAGGGTTTCTTTTTTTTAAAAAGGTTATTGACATTATATATTTTTATGGTATACTTTGATTATAACAATAGGAGCAAACTAAAATGGAAATAACCAAAGACGGAAAAGACCTTTTAAAAGTGTATTCGGATACAAAAAAGGTACTTAAATATGCTGAAAAGATAGCAATTTTTGAAAAACATGACATGATTGAACTGCCCGATATTGCAGAGGCAGGGTATTATGCCAATAATTGTGATACAAACGTGACCTTGCACAGTTTTACACGTTTTTTTGATAGTGAATTGGCAATCATAGAACGTAAACAAAAGATAGGAATTCCAATTGACATGCATTTTTATCTTCTTTTGCAGGGTATCCGGTCTATACTGGAAAAAATGGATAATGAAAGCAGCAGACTTCTTAGAGAAGTCCTTTGTTGCTATGGGTTTACAGACACAACCGGAAAAATACAGTTGAATATGCTCCACAAGATACATTATATTTTAAGCACAATACTAGAAGAAAAGATCGATACTACTGTTATAGCACCATACCTTATAAAACTCATGGAAATCGCATGATTTATTGGTTTTTACTATTGCATTTTCAATAAAACATGCTATAATACGTTCATAATAAAAACAGGAGATTATTATGAAAACAAATACGTTAAACAATTCGGCGAATAACATCGAAACCCCATATTATGATACATTTATTGAATTGAAATATGGTACAGAATTTCCTGTTATTGCAACCGGAAGTATTCCAAATGGGTATTTTGGTGAACGTCTTGACGTAGAATTTATATTCTGCGAACAAACCGGACATACCTATATACAGCACTCAACAGGGCATTGTGAATCCCTTGTGAACAAATGTGTTGATATACAAGAAGCACAATGGCAATTGCAGAATCATCCCCTTTGTAGACAATATTATAAAAATATTATGATAATTGAGCAAAAATAAACAAAAAAGGCTTGACTTTGTTTCAAATTATGATATTCTATTATTATAAGAAATTTTTAACAACGGGAGTAAATTATTATGAAAAGCGTACTTTATTCATTATCACAATATGATACCGACAAGGGTGGATACTCAATCCTTGTTGATGATAATGGAAACGAATTCGAGCAAATGTGTACTGTAAATCCAGATGAAACTTTGGTTTTGTCTAATGGTAGTAAATATCTTGGACAAAGACCGGATACACTAGAAAAACTCTATGAAGTTTTTGACAAAAACACCCTAAGTATTGGGTCTGGTGTATGTCCTTTGCGTGAGTGTGGACAAGATGTTATTGACGGATGGATATTTCACGGCAATTTTAATGAAATATCACACAATTTTAACATCTGGACAAGGGATAGAGAGGTTATTGACATGATGTTTGGGCTGATGCTAATACAAAAAGATACAGCAGAAAGGACATTTAATCATGCCAAAGTATGACGAAATAACCAAAGCAATAACAGATGTCTGCAAAAGACGTACCAAGAGAGGAGCAAAGCAAAAGGATATTCTAAAACTTTTAGCGGAATACAAAGAGTACTGGAAGCTGGATGATAAAATATGCAAATTTATTGATATACTTATGTTAGAGTACGCATAAAAATAGCTTGACATTTGACTATTTTATGATATAATACATATAACAATACAGGAGAAAACAAAAATGGACGAAAAAGAAAAAATACAAAAATGTAATGAATTTATAGGATGGTGTGAGGAAATGAAAGCACTTTTTAGGGGACAGCCTCAATCCATTGGATATGGTTTTACATTAATCCCCCGATTAGATGCAATAATCAGTGAAGTAAACTCTGCAAAAAAACTCATGTATTGATTAAGGAACTTTAAAATGAAGTCGGCAGACGATACAATATTGATAACGACAAATACGTCCATGAAAAGGGGCGACATATGGCAAATGATAGAAGGAATGGCAGTTATTGGAGAAAGGCATTTAAAGCTTATTGATAGAATTAAAGCATTTGAGAACGATGAAAAATTCCAAACTGTATACAATGACATTTCAACTCTTGCCAGAAATGCAATAAAAGACAAGCTAAAAACGTATATAATGGAAGAATTTAGATTAAAATATGGTGAGTCCAATTCCATCATAATTTTGATGGATATGTCAAATGCTTTTTATTCATCGGAACGTTTTAATAAATGGAAAAAAGAAATATCTGAGTATCTTAATGAACTATAAGGAGTTATGAAAATGGACCATTTTACTATATTATCAAAATTGTACCGTGGAAACTGTGATGATTTTCAAAACATTTTTAAAATATCCCTTAGAAGTTTTTGGGATATATATACTGGTTTTGACATAATTGGTTTTGATAGTTTTATTGGAACCCCTGACGGCAAAAGCACAAAACAGCACGTTTTGGATAATTATGGACAAAAAGGAATAGACCTGATTATGCGATTGATTTCCCCTTCAGAATGTGATAAGTCGATGATAAAAGAATCAAAATAATTTAAAAAACAGATTGACTTTGAATGATTTTGTGATATACTTTCATTATAAGAATTGAAAACAGTTTTTAATAATTAGGAGTAAAACTATGGAAAATAAAGAATACATTTGTGAATATCTTTGTCCTGGTTGTAGCGCTAATTGTAATGAGATGTCCAGATATGAGGCCGACAAGGAACTTCCGAATAATCTTGCTTGTAGTAATCATTCTGCGGGTACTTTTGGCAGCTATATCGGCAGAATTCTTTTGGGATTCCCAAACGGTTTTTGTCGATATGGATTTTTTGATAAAATGCCGGTATCTATTTTTGCAAAAGAACACGTAGCTAACAGAATCACAATATTTGACACAATTTTTAATATTCCGGTCTGGAAGTATGTGGACAGGACTTTTGATAAAAATGGTGTTACTTTCGTCAGGTGGATATCCCCACGTACCAACGCATCATGTATAGACGTGTACCTGTGTGATATGGTTGATAAAATAGGTGGTATTCTGCTAACAAAAGAACAAATTGATGAAATGGATTAAAGAACAGCTTGACTTTATGAACCCGAACCAGACTTGTATCTAGTGAATGACGATGTGGTGAATGAGTCTAATATAAGTTGTGAAACTCCTTTTGGTTTGTCTTTTCCTGATAACAGGTTGAAATAAGGAATATAATATGAACTGGATATCTATTGAGAATAAAAAACCTGTAGGAAAATGTTTAGTTTGTTTAGAGGATGATTATTTTGGTATGAGAATACATACAGCACATTATATGAATAAGTTGGCTCTTATAGCAGGGCATTTTGGTTTTGATCTACCAAAAGTTGTATATTGGATGCCATTACCAGAACCCCCTGTTGAGGCGATATAAAATGATTTTAAAAAATGCAATAAGTTGTGTGATAATACTACTCACTTTCTCCGTTTTGATGTACGAATGGAGTACTACTCTACCTAACGGAATAGGCGGGGGTATATATCTCTTTTTTATCGGAATATCAGTTGCATTAATATCCCTATCAGAGGATTAATTTCCCCGATTATCCCTAATTTTTTACAAATATGATTTAAAAATGCAGAACTACATGCCATATAATAACATACAACACCGTGTTTTGTAAATATGCAACTTTCAACTATGTATGTTTTCTAATTAACATACATAACTATACTTTGTATGGTAAATAGAATACACGACATTGTGAATAACTCAAATTGAACTCATTTAAACAATATGATGTGGAAGCCATTGATAACCTCAATAACCTTGATATTCTTCTGGAATCAAATATCAGTATACGGGGAATCAAGATACATGAATACCGTATTCCAATGTATAAGGATGATCCTGAATATAAAGAAAAGGCTGTCAATGTAAAAAGATATGCTAAAATGGTTAAAATGGGTATACCATTATTTAATAAAAACAAAGAATAGCCCTTGACATTATAGAAAACTGTGATATAATCATACATATGAAAATGAAAAGTTAATTTAAATCTGAATATTAATAAACTGATTATGGTGGGAGTTGGACTCCTTAATAAACCACAAAGATGAACGATTAGAGGATTGCACAGTGGAATAAAAGACTATGGCAGAGTATAGAATGTATAAATTATATTCTATACGTAGAAGCCCAAATGCTTAAAAACCACCTACGACATGCTAGTTAAGTAATTGAGATAGAATACCATAATCAGTTTATTAATATTCAGATTTAATATAACTCATATAGGGTGTTTAAAGAATAAATTAATTATCTATTCAATAGAAAACTACTATTTATTCTATTTATTCTATTTATTCTATTTATTCTAAAATAATGGTTTTATAAGAAAATAATGGGTATTGAAACAGTCTTATATATTTATCAACTCACCTCGCAGTCTATTTTTGCGAATATTTATGATATTTTTATAAATTCCTATCAAAACATGTTCAAAAATACCTTAAAAAGATGTTCCACGTGGAACAATTAAGTTTATTTTTAACATATCCCCAGTATTATCAATACTTTATAAAAATATTACCTAATTTCATAAATAAACTATTGACAAATCTTTATCCGTGTGCTATACTTATCCTATAACTTACACGAACTACAAACAAGGAGATATAAAATGCGTATAGAACAAAAGACATGGATAGGAAACTACAAAACATTGGCATGTATTCCCGTAGATAAGCTGGAAAGGGATGTAAATAATCAGTTAAGTACGGATACATTTGCCAAAATTAAATACCCCCAAGCATCCTTTGGGGACATATCTGTAGCCATAAAGGAAGGAAAAGGGGAAATAATAGTATATCTTTCCCCACAGGAAGTGCTTATAATGGCTGAACAGCTTACAAAGAGTGGGTTTACTATAGGGAAGCGGAATCCCTGATTTTCTTCAAAAGGTATATGAATACTACCTTAAAAGGTGTATAAAGGTATATAGATACCCATAGGCAAAACAAAACTATTTTAAAATAAACTATTGACAAACTAAAATAAAGTAGTATACTTATAGCGTAACATACAGGAGAATATCATGAAAGAACGTACTGAATACAAGATTATACACAGGCCTATAACAGATTGTGGCACATATCGCCAAAAGTATGAGCAAATGATTAATGATGGATGGCGGGTCAATGCCCGTAGTTTTGACACTTTATTTATGTCCCGTGTAAGCAAATAAACCCCTTTTAGGAGTATTATCATGGAAAACAGCGACAGAACATTAGTTATTTTTCGCCGAGGAAAACGCAATCCTAAGTCAGTTATAGCGATATTTCCTCTTGAAATAGGGAACGATTCGCCAGCTCTTTGCAGTAGCTATGAACACGATGGACAGCATGGTGCATGTGACCCTGGTATTATAGAAGATACTATTGCAGCAAAAATACAGGAAACAGATGTAATAGAATTATATCATGAGCTCCTATCTATAGGCTATCGCCTAAAAATTGGCAAGCGAATTCCTGACAATGCTATTGAGATAAGGCGAGGGAAATTGAGGGAAATTGAGGGAAATTGAGGGAAATTGAGGGAAATTGAGGGAA